GCAAAACTTTCAGTTGTTTCGAAATAACTCTAACTTTACTAGGTGGTGACTTATGGAACGCGATACAGAACAAACCCCGGTTATTTTCCGGGTCTTTAAAGACGGTGGGGACGTGGTCGCTTTGTTTCCTGAATTCGTTAACTATCCAGACGGTTGCGTTGAATCTTATCAGCGCATGGGTCAACACGGTGCCGCTAATTATTCTCATTGCATGAAGGTATCACGCCCCGCAACGGCTAACGAATCGGCGGCGCTAAAACGTGAGCTTGAATCAATCGGCTACAACTTGAAAGTTCAAACGCGTTCAAAATTCGTGCCGGGAAGGGCCTAAGCCATGACGACTCAAAACAAGAATCTCGAAACGGCACTAGAGCGAAACTCCGGCTATAACCCGGAGCGCGCTGCGGATCATGGCGACTATCACTTATCAGCGGATCGCAAAACGCTAATGATAGGTGACCACGCTTTCAGTCTGACAGACGCAACGTCGATGCTTGACTATGTTACCCGTTACCCGCGACGTTTTGGCCTAACAGTCGGCAACCGTTTTTATATTGAAGACGAAATTTAACTTTAACAAAGGATTAGGAAATGAAACCGCTTAATAAAATACAGAATCCAGAACGGAACGAACTTCTAGACCTTGTGCGCGCTGACTTCGTGAATACTTCGCGAGCCGAACTCGCTAAACTTCTAGACGTTCACTTGGATAACATGACCTTAACTTTCGGTGACGAAAGGGTTTTGGAATACCTCAAGGCAAAATTCAACCTTGAGGCTGTACCAGCCCCGTCCCCTTTATTTAGACGCGTGGCCTAATAGTGTTTTTCGAGAAGTATTTTTCACATAGGAGTTAACCAAATGGACTACGGTAAAGCGAAAGCCGCGAAACGAAAGGCCCGAAAATGAAACGCAAAATCGAACCGACTAATGGTGAATGGAGCGCAGGTGTTTACAATACGACTGAGACCATGGTGGAGCGCTTGAAGCACAAGCCTCAGTCCTGCGTCTGTGTTGTCGAGCATGGAATGCCCGGCATGGTCGTGGCTTTATGCGGTGACGCTGATGACGTCCAGTCTCAGCGTGATGCCGACTTGATGTCAGCGGCTAAGGAAATGTTTGCGGCTCTAGAAGCAAACGAGAGGGCCATAGGCGCTGGTATTGAGGCCGATCCTGAACTATGGAGTGACGCCGCTTTAAAGACGCAAGCGGCCTTAAAGAAGGCGAGGGGGACGCATGGATGACCGTTTAAAGGCACTGCGTAAAGCAGGCGAGACGTTTTTAATTGAGCTTCCCGAATTGGAACAGAATGGTGTTTTCAATTGGGATGATGTTGAGACATTGATGAATCGCTTCGCTACGGAATTGAGCGCCGAAGGTGTGCGCACACGAGATACTATTAACTATTTTTGGGGGTTGATCGATGAAGGCGTTAGAGAAGCAATGGCCGAAAGAAATGCCGATGAACCTATACATTCTCAGGCTTCATGATTGCGCTGTACGTTTTGAATCAATGGGCGCATGGTACTTAGCTATGGTATGCCGGGGGTTAATAGAAGACGAAATAAGGCGAACACTTCCCCGGAAGTGATTTTTCGATAGGAGTTATTATGATACGAGATGAAACGAAAGCAGCTGTTGACCGAATCATGGCAGACATTCAAAAAGAAGCCGAAGCTTTGTATGGGCCTTTGTCTAGCGAAGAGTCTGTCCAGCGCATACGCCGTGAGCTTCGCGCAAAGATCTACGCTCTGTTTTTAAAGCAGGCCCACGTGGTCGGCAAGGCCGGTCCCAGAAGTGAATTCTGAGAAGCATTTTTCGAGCCCCTACCCCATCTAAAATCAAGTCCAGATTTGCCCATCTCTTCCAGAAGTGATTTCGGGCATCGCTCTATGCAGGACAGAACATTTAAGATTTTGTTTGAACTTATTGCAAAGTCTCGTTCTAATATTCTTCACAAGGGAACGAACTGTCACGCTATTAGCACCAGCATGATCGGTATGTAATTAAGAGGGGAATTGGGGTTTGGCACGGATGCCAATGAGGGCCACGGACGGCCCGCTATGTTTAAGCCTTTGACACCGTCAAAAAGTTCGCCAGAATTTTGACAGCATGACTCATGCTGAGTCTTAGCTAATAACAACAAGGACGTTTATGATGGTTCTGTTAATAGCGCCGGTTGATTTCTTATGCCCGACAGGCCAAGTGATCATTGCGCAAGGCACCGAAATCTATGTGGATTTAGATAAGATGATTGGCTACTATGACGGCCATCACTTCATGGTATTCCCAGACGAATTCGTGCCCATAAATTAAGCTAATAAAGAAATTTCTGCCCTATTAGTTTGAAAATTGGGAAATTGTTGACAAGTTCTACGCACCTTTGTGATACAAAGGCCTTCCAGCTATGAGTTAATTGCTTATTGACCCTGGCATGTTATTAGCATTAGTAATCTGCGGGACGTAAGCTAATAGGAAGGAAAACGTATGATGACAACTATCAATGGCAAAAAGCTAAATGAGATCTTTAACGCGACTCCAACGTCGAGGGCCGTCTTGAAGTATTTGCTGAACCGAGACAGAGACCGGACCTTCATCGATATTCGGCGCCTGCACCTTAAGATCGTTCAAGAGCACCGCATCGTCGAGCAGGACTGGGACCAGCTATGGACCGACCTTATGAAGAACAAAGTCGGGTCGTTCGTGGTGGGACGCCGCAAACAGCCGTCGCGTTTCATTTTGGATTATAGCCTTAAAAAGTTTGCAGAAGCGGCAAAAGAAGGTCGGGATCTTGAAATTCAACGTGTTTCAAAACGCATTATTCCAGCTGATTCCCTTGCTAAGAAGCCCGACGCACAAGCTCCCGTAGCTTCTGTGGCCACGCAAACGGCGCAGGACGTGTTTATTCTTCAGATTCCATACAATGGCAAAATGGCAACGCTTCGAGTTGGTTCGGATGTCTCAAGAGAAGAACTGATTCAAGTTGCCCAATATATCCAAGAGAAGTTTGGGTGATTTATGAAACAACAACACGAAGTCTTCGAGCCAGAGTTATTAGGCTATAAGGTCCTGTGCGAATGCTGCGGGGCAGAAGTCGGTAAGGTTCTGATAGTTGAAGGCTCTTACATTGGCGAATGTTGTGCTGATAAGCGCGAGTTCAAGCCAAAAGTGATTCCTGAGACGTCAATGGGGCGCCTGCGAATCCTCAAGCCCGCAGCTTAATTGCGATATTGACAATAGCTATTAACATGAATCATCCTGGTATGGAAACCATATCAAGGATGACTCATGGAATTCAAAAGCTTTTCTAAGATCGAATCTCTTCGCAATGTGCGCATGCAAATCACGCAAAAGATCCACGGCACCAACGCGCAAATCATGATCGTCCCACGCGACGGTGAGGGCGATTACCTCGATATAGTTCGCGTGGACGACAAAGAATACTATGTTCGCGCTGGATCGCGCACTCGCTGGATCACGCCGGGTGACGACAATTATGGTTTCGCTGCCTTTGTCCATTCCAATGCTGAAGCGATTGTTCGCAGTTTAGGTCCTGGCCAACATTTCGGGGAGTGGGCGGGTCTTGGAATCAATTCCGGCGAAGGGCTAACTTCAAAAGTGTTTTGCCTGTTCGATTACTGGCGTTACGACAAAGAACTGCCGCCTCAATGCGTGCTAGTGCCTGTGCTTTACGAAGGGCCTTTCTCGCTGGAGAAGATTAACGAGGTCATGGCAGAATTGAAGACCGGGGGGTCGAAATTATCGCCCGGATTTATGCGTCCCGAGGGAATAGTGATTTCTTTCATGGGCAAGCGGATCAAGAAAGTTTTCGAAGCCGAAGAATCTGCATGGAAGGGCGGTGATCCGATGGCTCGTGCGCTCAAAGATAAGATGCGCATGGAAGATAAGAGCTTTGAATTAGTTGAACATCTCTTGCAGCCGGTACGTTTGGAGAAGCTATTGTCGCGCGACGAACGTTATTTAATCAGCTACCCGAAGTCTTTGCCCATGATCTGCAAAGACTACACTCAAGATCTTTTGGATGAAGGACAGATCACTGGTGATGAGAGTCAGGTTTCTTCAATGAAGAAGATTCTTGGGAAACATTTGTTTCCTTTCGTGAAGGCGGAAGTGAATCGTCTTTCCGGTATCTAAACTTCCAATGGCCCCACATGATTTTGAAATAGATGATTGCGGCGAGAAGGAGCCAGCCTAAGCGAATTCCTTCTTCCCAATTCACGGAAGTTCATTCCCTTCAAAGTCTTCTGGATTTTCAAATGTAAGCGTCTGAGGGCCATCAATTCGATAATCGGCGAAGGTATCTTCGAATTCCTCGTGATCATCGTTCTCATTTGCTTCTTCGATTTTTTGATCAAACTCTTCGGCCATTGAAGTTGGTATAAGATACCAATGGGCGTCGTCGTCTTGCTTTAAGCATTGTCTCATTTAGCCTCCCGAAGGACGAAAACTCCCATGCGATTCTTAGGATGTCAATTTTGATGGCGAAGCGGCGACAATTTCATGGGTTTTTAAAAGATGTTCGCGAACGTCATAGCATTCGATGACCGCAACAAACGTCTTAAGATCTTCGTCCCACTTAAGTTCTTTGGCGCGCTTGCCCGTATGCAGTGAGGCCATTCTTTCAAATTGCTCGCGTGTCACTTTTCTCTTTTGCCTTTGACCCTGAGCTTCACCAGTTTTAGTTCGACCTCTACTATTCCACAATAACGCGAGCACTTGCGCTCCTTCCTTAGAGCTTTCATTGTTCGATACAATTCGGGGAACCCTACTTCTGGTCCCGAAGGCATTTCGATGAACCAATCCGTCGCACACATAAACGCTTTGGTTGGTGCTTTTGGTTTTGGCTTGTTTCTTTTTGCCTTTTTCAAAACCACCTCTATTAGCAACGCACGAGACTATTTGAGCCTGGTTTCATATGATCAGGCAACTGATTATGTATATCGTTGAGCGCATTTTGGACTTCAGCCCCACCGTAGCTCGGATCAATCTCGTGTTTGAAAACCATATGTAAGTGATTTGCAATCACGAGAACTTGTCCATGGTCTAGCTCCATGTCCCCAATTGAAACTTCGTTTTCATATTCTCCCCTTTGCGTGCTTTTGATTAGAAAATGTTCTTACATAATCAGTCAAAAACCAAATGCTCATTGTGTGCTGAATCATTGAGCACGTCGCTATTAGCATTGGTATCTTGCGTCACAGCTATTTTCCGGTGATCAATGATTCAGCATGTCATGCTGACAGCCCTTGATGATAGAAGGCTTGAGCAGTTGTCTGCCTGTGGATAAGTCAAAGTTACCCACATTGAAGTGAAAAATCCTGTTGTCTTCGATTTAATTGAAGTTCAGCCTGAATGTGCTTTTGAAAAAGAAAAAGCCTGGTTGGTCCCAGGCTTTTAAAAATGACGGGAAACACTCTTGAAAAAAGAAAGGTAACCGATGCCCGTCACTTTGCTTGGGAATTCATCCCGAGTCAACCAAAAGTACGAAACAGTATCGACCGTGAAGAAGCGGCCAAGGCACCTACATGGGCGTGGGGTAAAAACTCACGCACGAGTCGGACGACATCGCCCCACCCGAGAGGGAAGATGACTGAGCACCGAGGGAATATGGGCTCAGCGGGAGGCGATACTGGGAGAAAATGGCGTGTGCGTCTGTTTTCTCTTCGGCTTATAGGCACCGAGGAACTAAATTAACTCGGCAAAATACCCAAAACGGGTATTGAGATACCTAATTTGGGTATCTGCTATAAAGGTCTTAAAAAGGACAGTTGTCGCGTCATCACGCGTTTAACTGTCTTTTCGAGAGATTTTATAACGCCCTGCTACGTCCCGAACGGCAGCGCAATCCGCGCGGACGATAGTCACTGCTTTGCCTTCTGAGATCGGGCGACCGCCCGTCGCCCGCAACCACCCACCGGGTACTTTCGATTGAGTACAATCGAAAGTCCTTTCGGAGCCCAGTGGTCTTAAGACGCTGGGAGAAGAGCTTCTAGGCTTTCACCTTCAAAACGACAAGAAGAAAATTGTTATGAATTTGAGACTAACGCTCGTTGTCTAATTTTTCGAGATAAGCGAGGTTCAGTCCGCCACTCGTTGGCATTTCAGGCGGAATCGGATCAATCTTTGGTTTTGCCTGAACTTTTTGACCAATACGTCGGCCTTGGGCCAAGCGCTTCTTTTCTTCTTCTTCTGCGAGCATGATGAAGTCTTCGACGTCTTGAGCAACCTTATCGTCATATTCAGGGTCTTCAATTTGATAAATCATATGCAAAAGGTCTTCGGTGTGCTCGTCCAAATCTAAATCATCCATTTCATGTTCGAAAACATTCAGGATCACATGTTCTGGACTGAGTTCAAAAACTTCCGAAAGAGGCGTATGAAACGCGACCGAGTATCGTCGGCAAAAGTTTCGGTAGACTGATTCTTGAGTTGGCAAAAGGGCATTAGCAATCGCTAAGGCTTTTGTCGTGTTGATCATCTCAGTCAACGTAATGCCGTCCACTTATCAGCCCTTCTTGATTTCTTCTTCTTTTTCTTTTTGACGACGGGCTAGAGCTTCTTCAGCGGCCTTTTTAGCGCGCTCCACGGCCTCTATACGACGTTGCTCAAGAACCTTCTTGTACTTGAGTTCAGATTGAATTGCGGCCTCTAAAACCTGGGCTACGATGTTGTCATCCTCAATGTCTCCTGCAAAACCAGAAGTGGTTGAGTTCCAAAAAGGGGGGGCCTCAATAATTCGCTGTTTAAGTTGAGTTAAGCAGTAAGTCACAAAAGTGATGTGCTCATCCGCCATGGTGATGTTCTGACCTAAAAGTTCACGATATTCGCGATTGGCTGCAATCTGTTGCAAAGGAGTCAGGTAGCATCTGAACTTGAAGAGTCCAGTATAAAGGCCTTTGATCGGACCATGCTGCGAAATCATCCAAGTCGAAGTTCCATCAACGTTGATCGTGATGTCTGGACGTTCGTCTTCAATCTTTTTCTTTTTTGCCACGCTTACCTCTTAAACTTCTATCACGTCGCTGAACTTTAGTTTTTGGTGCAAAGGGAAAATCAGGGATTGATCTATTTTTGACGCAGGACTGACATTCAATGTACTAGACTCAACTGTACTCTACTCTGATCGACTGAACTCGCTTCTACTGAAGCTATATCATATCTTTTTGATCGTAATTTTTGATCTAAGAGCGAATTAGGCTTTTATTTCTTTGCTGAAATATAAAAATATGGCAAAACGCGATAGATTTCATCTATTTACAATTTTGCAAATTATTTTCAGATTATTTTACGTGAGCGATGAATTCGCCGATAACTTTCCAAGCAGCAATAAACGCTTCGGAAGTAATGATCGTGATCATCAGTAAGGCGAGTTTCCAATAGGCGACGATGAATAACGATTGCTTTTCAAGCGGACGAAAGCGGTTTTCATAGACTTCGACCGATTTTTTACGATCTTCTTTGATTTCTTTGACCACTTCTTCGAGGAGTTCGGTCCTGCGAATGTGCTCTTCAAGGCTGATCGTATTTTGGGTGAGAACTTTGGACATGGCTTTTTGCTCGTCCGTGATTTCCTTTTGGTCCTCACGCACGCCTTTAACCTCATCCAAGATGTGCTTAAGCCAGTCTTTCCACTCTGTGTTGCTGTCGTTCGGTCTGCTCATTGATCATCTCTAAATTCTTAGCCAGCTGCGTCTACAATTAAGATTGCCGGATAGCCCTGATTCCGCTGTTTTCCTCTATGATATAAAGGTTTTAGAGGTACACATGAAAATCAGGGGCGCAATCTCTGCATTTCGAAAAAAGTTAAGTGAATTTGAAGCTTCGGTGCTTTGCAGGTCGGGGAGCGGAGAAATCCTATCCCCTTTGGACGCAGTCACGTTCTGCATTGTTTTTTACCACGTCAAACTCTCTGTTTGGCTCCAGAAGGCGCGCAAAAAGAGTTCAGGACCCGACGTTTAGGTCTTTAGGCAGCTGCGATACGATCGCCAGCATGTTCTTTGGCGTCGCATTGGCCAAGTCGAATAAAATGTTCTTTTGGCTTAAATCGTCCAGAGCCGCGGCCACAAAGACAGAGCATACAAACCCGGTGTTATCGCTGAATGGATTGTTAATTGATACCCCGAAATAGGAAAGGATCTGGACGATAGCCAAGCCTAAAACTTCTTTTAAGCTATAAGCCTTCCCCATGTTGTCCATGACGAATTTCTTCATTTTTTCAAATGCCGCATCGGAAATCGTAAAATCATATTCGTGAATGACCTTTTCCTGCGAGAGAAAAACCTGTTCAGTCATCAGGTTTACCAAATCATGACTTGCTTGGTAATAGACCCATTCCTGAATTTCATCATCGAAGGCTTTGATGTAGACGTGTGAAAAGTCCACGTTTTCTGCCGCCATGATGATCCAAGAGAAAATTGGTAAAGCCATTGTGGATCTGGAAAAGCCGACTACGATTTGTTTCATGAGTTATTTTCTGCCGCCAAATAAGCCTGCATCTGCTGCACATAGCTATTGATCGTGGCTTGCGGTAAAAGAGTCGAGGGTGTCATATTTTGGATTGCAGCTAAGGCCGTCGTGATTGAGCCAGACAAAAGTAGCGATTGCAGCGGAGCGAGTTGTTGAGAAATCTGAATGATCTGCGTTGTGCTGAGATTGGCCGATCGATTCGCTGCTCCGAACTGAGCGATCAGATCCAGTCCGAACTGAATATCTTTATACATTTTGTTAATTTGAACGGTCGAATTCGGCAGGGCATCAACGTAAGAGGCCATTAGCGAAGTTAAAGTCGTTTGATCTTCATCTGAAAGAACGTCGGAAAACCAAAGTAAAACTGTTCCATCCCCTGGGATTTCGATATAAGCGAGTGAAGGTGCGATTGTGCTGCTTTGGATCGCAAGAGTAAGAACGTCTGGATGGTCGATTTTTTGTGTGAATGAATAGCTGGTTTGTGTTGCCATTATGCGAGCCTCACGACGTCGAAATTTAAGCCGGTGACTGTGATCGTACCGGCACTTGACACGGCTTCAGCTGCGATTGCTTGGCTGCCATTCACGGTGACAATTTTATTGAATGCTACGTTCATGTTTTGAAAAGCGGCGCCAAAAGCTGTTCCCGTTGGCATTGCTTGTCTTTTGGTGTCTGCGACTGCGGTTCCACCAACATACAATTGGAAGGTAAGAATATTACCACCTGCGCTTGAAGCGGTGATATTGGCACTGCCGATGACGAGATAGGTTCCTGCGGCTGGCGTGACGGTTGCTCCGCCAATTACCGCAAGTGTTGTGCTTACCGTAATAGCAGAAGAACTGCTAAGATCGTAGTTTGCGACCCCGTATGTTAAAACCTGCCCCGACGTAATAGTTAATGGAGCTCCGGAAGCAGAGGCTGGAATTCCAGTATCGGTCAGATTTATTGCGGTTAGCCCGTTGGTCGTCGCTTGCGCGGTGACGTTATTATAACCACCGACCGAGAAGACAATAGGATCTGTACCACCGCTTGCATTGTTGACGTCGCTTGCAAGCCATAGCGCGTTTGTGCCAGACAATCGAGTGGCATTGCTTAGGTAAGAAGCAACAAAATTATTGGCAAAAATCGTTAGGGCGCCGCTTGCACCGTTTTGATTAGTTACGCTGTAAAGCGCACTGGCTGATGTGCTTGCGTTTGAATTAGTGAGATTTGCTGTGATCGTTCCAGCTGCATTTTGCACCATTTGGAGCAAACTCGTCGGCGTTGCGGTTCCAATCCCGAGCCTGAAATTGGTATTGTCCCAGAAAAGGTTTGAATTGTTTTGAGTTAGAGCCGAACCATTTGAGAAAATGACTGATCCTGCGGTGTAAGCAGCAGAATTGTTAGTTCCCCCGTTAGCAATTGGAAGAATACCTGAAACGTCAGTGGTTGCTGTTAATACGATTGGACCGTTGGACAAAAGGCCAGCAGCGCTTGAACGAACAGGCGAAGCGCTAGTCAGTCCGTTGATCGTAACGCCACCGTTTTGGTCAATAGTCAGGCGAGGAGAGGATGCTCCAACTGTTCCGCTTGGTCGCGTAAAAAACTGTAGCATTGCGGCGCCAGTCGAATCAGAGAAGTTCTCTGCGGCCATTGAAACGATCTTCGATGCGCCTAAAGCTTGATAAGCAGTAGCACCATAGCCGTAGAAAACGTATTGACCTAAAATATCTCCACTTTGAACCGCTGATGGAGAAGCGTTAGTTCCATCGGCGCGACGTAAAACCTGTTGCGGGACACCTCCGAATGCATCGTAAAGAACTGTGTTCGGTACTCCATCAAGGGAGCCTGTGTGAATTGTATTGTAGCTGCCAGCAATTGCGGCGGGCAGTGTGGTTGCGTTGCCGCTAATCGTAAGAGAAGAATCGGGAAGATTAGTTCCAATTCCCAACCGATAATTCACATCGTCCCAAAACAAATGAGTATTGTCTTGAGTTAAAGCTGTGCCTGTTCCCTGAAAAACAATCGATCCAGTGGTGAAATTGCTGAAAAGAGATTGAATCGTTTGGGTTGAAGAGAAGTAGCCACTTGAATTTGGCATAGTTAACTTCCTTCAAAAATATTTACGGTCGTGCTTGCCGCTGCAATTAAATAAGGTGTGACGTTTGCCGAAAAAGCAAACGAGATGACTTGGCCAGGATAAATTGGGAATCCATTGGAAACTGTCACCGAACTCGATGCGCCTAAATAGACAATGCCGCCCGCAGGTGCAGGAGAAATCATCAGCATTTTGCGATTGGCCAAATTGGCGGAACTCACACGCGCAGCAATAGCAGTCGTGGAAACTGTGATGCTTCCACTGCTAATCGCGTTTTGAATTGTATCGACGGCATACATGTTACCGTCGCCGTCAGCATTGACATAGTTTCCATTCGGAACGCCGGTAGAATTTAGACCTGCGATTCCCGATGGCTGTTCTTGTATTTGCTGACGATCAGTTCCTGGAATCGCCATTTATATCCTTAGTTTTCAGTTCCCGAAATCGTCGATGAGATACCGAAGGTTTGACCAACTTCTTCGTTGTAACGGATAATCTGGACAGCAGCGCCAGTTCCGGAATCTGAAACAGCGAATTCGTTCATATCGATCGAAATGTTAGGATTTACGGTCGAGTTATATCCGGTGAAGACGGTTGTGAATGTCGAACCGTTGGTAGAAACCTGAACATCAATACGAATGCGTCCGGAAGCAGCAGCCCAAAACTTTTTAATATTAAACGTTTTGCCCGAAGTGATCGTGTAAAGATGGGTATCAGACGCACCATAGGCTAAATTCGTAGTCGACATGAAATAGTTGTTAACTGGATTTCCAGGCAACGACGAAGAAAGAATCACGGGAACAGGATTGGTTACGCTGACAGGAGCACTTGCAACTTGTAAGTTTGCAAGGACTGAACCGATTGCGTTGGTTCCAGCAGGCAATGGACTATTTGGAGAAAGAGCGACTACAGCTGAGGTATCGGTAGCAGCCGCAGCAGTAGAAGCTGACTTGATCGTAAGAGTATTGGTCGAAGTTGCGGAAGATCCATCAACAAGCTTAATTGCATTGGCAACATAAACGCTCGAAGGATTAAGCGATTCGATAACCTTAATCGTCGCGCTTCCAGTCATGGCGGCAGTCGAACGAATACGGAAAGTCGTTTTTGCTGCGGCGTTTAGAGATCCAATTGCGTTTGAAGTAAAGCTAGCAATGAAAAGTGGCGTTCCAATCAAGTGGATCGCATGGGTAATCCAGGTCGTACCACCATCAACTGAGATTTCCGATTGCAACGTACCAGTCCAAGTTCCGGTAATTTCGACCATCAAGGTCTCTTGCGAGGCCAAGGTAAAGACCGCTGCTGAGCCAGCCGTTGGAGTTCCAGTGACGAAAGTCTGCGTTCCAGAAACTGTTGAAGTCGAAGCAATATCTTGAGTCGTAACGCTTAAGGTAGAAGGAAGGGTATCTCCCACACTTGCGGTATAAAGAACGCCGCTTGCGTTTAGTTGTGGGCTAGCAAATGTGCCGCTGCTGAGTGTAGGTAGAGCACTGTTGTATTGACCGACCGCTCTAGGATCAATTTGAACCCCAGCTACGTTGATGCCAATATCTAATGCGCGCTGAGTACCGTTAACTTGTGATGTAACTAGGTTACCACTACCATCATCTAGTTTGATGGTAATACGTCCTGAAGTATCAACGCCTAATCCCTGGGAAGGGGTTGTTGCGTCGACAATTTTAGCGGCGACATCGCCGGGGCTAATTGTTCTTACGCCTTGACCTTGTGCTGAGTCAGTTCCTGGGATTGCCATTATTTATTTCCTTTTTCTTTAAGTTCTTTTTCCATCTCGGCAACCTTTTCGGAAACCTCGGCTTCTTGTTTCAATTGCAGTTCAAGCGTTGGCTTGAGCCGTTCCGCATTGTCCAAGAATTCCTCAATGCGGAATTCCGTCTGAGCGCGCCCAGTCGCAATTTGCATGAGTTGCAGTTTTAAACGTTTCAGTTCCAATGCATTCGACATTAAAGATTCCTTCGATACTTTTAAGATTGGCTTAGGTGGAAAGCTGACTTACCTGGATTCTGGCTTCAAATTCAGCCGAAGAACCTGATGGCGAGTTGTTCAAAACAATGACCGTAACGATGTCGTTTGGGTTTAGTGGATAGCCACCATTTGATTGATCCGTCATAAAGTTGAAGACCGTATTGAGAGATCCCCAATAGGTTCTTTGGGTTTCAATCGTGTTTCCGTTCACTTTCACGTCGTAACGGGCCAAATTCTCGCCAGAAACGGCAATTCTCTGCAAATTTGCAGAAGTTATACTTCCTGGAACGGAATAAGTGATAATTGTGGCGCTCGTCCCTGATGGAACGGCTGCTGCGACAGCATAGAAATTGTTAATCGTATTAAGGGCGCTTCCGCCATCTAATACGACGTTAATTGAACCGTCAGCATTTGGTTCAATGGTGTTTCCATTAGTTCCCTGGACCGTGACGTCACCGATGCTGACGCTGCCAGAGAACTGAATTGGAATGGGGTGAGTTTCGGTATATTTGTCCCCGTGCTCATCGACGAGGATGACTCGGTCAGCGGCGATTGGATCACCCTCATAGACCGCCATATAATGGTCTTTATCAGGCACATTGGATTTGTCTTGCTCACCAGCAGAGATTTGAGAATTATTCGCTAGCGTGAAAGAAGAGACATCGACGCCAAAATTGCGTCCAACTTTTTGATCGACTAGACCTAAGACGAGTTGGGTATCACTAAGAACCCACTTTACTTGAAATTGCTGAGGAGTAAGATTTTGCCCTGTAAGGGCTACGACTTGCTTGACGTAGAATCCGGCAGTGTCGGCGAGCGTGACTACTCCGAGCGTACTGCCATTTTGCGTAAAACTAACGGGCGCTACTGCTGCCCATTTTCTTTCGAACGCCAAGCTATATCCTTTGATTGTCGCCCATGCGACGGCCCCTTAGCCGATCTAGGGGACAACCTAAAGATTGCTTTGATTAATCTTGATCTGGATCGGGATCTGAATCCGATTTTTTAATAGGAGCAAACCAACATAAAGGGCGGGAGCCTTCGGAATATGTCTTTTTGGTTGGATATTGGTAGCAGCTATTTACTTTCGGATTAGCATCTGACATCAAACCGATAGAGATCGGGCATGTCATAGCCGACATATAAGTATCAAACCGGCATTGTGCGGCAGGATGATCTTCATAGACTTTTTTAACGACGCTTTTGTCTTGGGTGGCAACAGAAGGATTTGCACTACCTTCCAACGAAGCAAGAGTATTAGACAGAACCTGAATAGCTGCTGCTTGGTTTTGTGGATCAAGACGCTTCATGCAAATAAGTTCCGACCAATAATCGGCTTCTCCTTCTACGGCAGGTCCCCCGCCTCCCCATGCTGTTTGATCGGAGAATAAGGGCGCTCCTCCCATGTGATGACCAAGTTCATGGCAGGCAACGGCGAGGTAGCCTGACGGAGTCATGCCTGCGTAACGTGCGAGTCCACCATAAGAATTGATGACCCAGTTTTTTCCTTCGGTATCTGTGTCCGAATTGACCGTATCATCTGACCAAAGACGGTTGATGACAAGATGATAGCCCATCGCTTCAACTTCGGGACCATACGCTTTAACAAGAATATCAAGCTCTGCATTGAACTGATCTTCGGAGATTCCCGTTGTGTCGGTCGACATAAGAACACGATTAAAAGAAGACTCGGATTGCTCAGGAAAGCAGGAAGCGTAGGTTTGAGTCGAGAAGGCGAAGCAAGAGAAAAGAAGAGCTAAAAGAAGAGCTAAAAGATATTTCAGAAAAACCCCCGATGTATATGACTTTCCTTAAAGATTCGGGGAAATAAAAAAGGGACCCAAAGAGTCCCTTTTAGCGATCATAAATTTTCTGGATCTTGTTACGGGAGCGAAACTCCGTCGCCTTCTGCTTGCGCACCTGACTCATCAGACATTATGGTTCCGATATAATTCACGGTGACTTTTGAGGTCGCTCTCGCGTTGACTCCGCCATTATCGCCATTCGGAACGACACCAATCAAAGTCATGATTGTGCTGCCAGATTGACGGTCGACGACTGTCAAGGTGAGTGCTTCAAAATTCAGAAGATCTTGGACCATTGGAACTGCGGGCAAGACGTGAACGCCCTGGCCAACGACGCGGAAACCTGAGCAAGAAACCGTGATAGCTTCTGAACTGGTGATCGCGATTTCATCGGGTGAGTAGCGACCCAGCAAATGAATCGCTTCTGTTCCGTATGAACGGTTCCAAGTGCAGGATTCGAAAATCCCCACCAAGTTATTGTTCACGTAAACTTTCGCTCGCGCGCCTGTAAGTGTTTTAGCTGCTGCCATTGTTAACTCCTAATTACCCAGCGCTCTGAGTGATTTGTGAAATGTTGAAGTTGATCGGGATGAAGTAAACAGCCGTTGCAAGCTTCACTTCCACGCTCACGCTCATAGTCGGAGCCTGGATGTCGACTTTCGCATTTTTGAATCCGAGCGGAGCATCTGAAGACGCACCGATAAGTTTCTGTTTGCGGTAAGCGTCCATTTTTTGTCCCAAGAAACTCAACGCGATTGCTGCATTCACATCTGCCAAAGACTTTCCGACGAAAGCTTGTTGGAATGATTGAGCAAGGTCGATTTCAAGGATGTCCGAGCAGTACACGGCCTGCATCGAGTTGTAGACGAAGTTCGTATCCAAACCGTAAGTAGTTTGGTCAGAAACCCAAGTCACACCTGCATTCAGAGATTGCAAGATCAGCATTCCGCCATCCAATGCATCTTCGACGTCGCCGGGCGAACCTGAATCGAATCCAACTGGATCAATAACGCTTGAAACGTTTGCGATCTTATTGGTGATTGACTGATAGAATCCGCCAGCCTGCATACCAGCTGCGACAACAGCTGCATACCAAGGCTGGAACGTAGTAACTACGCCAGCAGAGTTAAGCTGTTGAGTGCTTTGGAAGGTGAAGCTGATTCGGAAATCTGCCAATGCCTGTGCTCGCGCCTTAGCATTGTCGTAAGTATCCAGGTTCGAAAGAACCGCAATACGATTACGTTTCAGCTTAGGAGTCGAGTATTGCAAACAGTGGTTTTTAACTGCCAAGTTGATCGCATCAATCGTGTAAGTCGAAGAAGAATCAGTAACACCAGCTGCGATGTCTTTTGATGCATCTTGCGAAAACAAAGGGACCAAGATATTGCACTGAATACCAGCCAGTTGCGCAATTGCGGCTACGACATCAGCTGCCAAGGTTCCACCGCGCAAACCACCTGCGAGGTAGGTAGCTGCTTGGACGTTTGGAAGTCCAGCGGTTGCTTGAGGAGTGAATGTCAAAACAGTCGAGTTGCCAACGGCACCTGCGAATGAAGAAGCTGCATCTTTGATACGTCCCGGTTGTCCTGTTGCCGAAGCGATACCGATTGCAGAAACAGAATCCAGAACTGAAGGGGCAGATTGCTGAGCCTGAGCAATAACAGAAGCCGAATAACCAGTTTGGCTGTTAATGTAAGCGGCGAGATCTGCGACAGTTGAGTAAGCCGAAAGTTTGAGCGAAAGGTTTGCGCCAGATCCGCCAGTAACAGTCGTAGTTAAGGTGCCAGCCGCTTGGTTGATCGTGAGAGTTCCGGTCGTACCATTGTAACCAACGGTCATAGCGATTTCCGCTTGCACATCGATAGTTTCGTTTACGCCAGTATCTGCGCGCACGATTGAAACTTCGACTTCTGGTTCTTCTGAAGAAACAGTAAGTCCTGCGCTCAATCCAAGTGCGGCGAGGTCACCGGAAGTAGAATCGATCAGTTCAAACGATTTTCCATAACCAATGTGGTTTGCGTTTGCGTCAGCCGCCATCGTCAAAACGATAGTTCCCGTAACAGTTCCAGCTGAGGCCGCAATTCCCGAAGGAAGAAGACTGTTCAGTTCAGTTGCTAGGGTGGCCGCGCTTGAATGGTTAGCGGAAACGCTGCCAAGAGTAACGACGCTCGCGACACCACCATTTAAACGGATGCTGAATGAGCAACCGTTAAGAGGTGCGCCAAAGGCAGGAATTGCAGTACCAGTGATGGTCGGTGCAACTTCTGACTGGAGTTGAGTAATCGTGAACTTATATTTATTGCCCGGAAGGCCGTAGTTCTTATCTTGGAACTTACCATAGTTGGTATCGACCAATGCCGAAGCTTGCGTTCCAGTGTTCGTTTTCACGATATACACCGTATTCGCAGTAGCTTGGATCGCCGGATCAGCAGATGGAGCAGCCAAAGCTGACATTGCATCCACGATCGGGCCGCTAATATAAGCCTGAGCAACGTTCGATAGTTGATCGGGTGTGAATGAGTTATTTTTAAGGACTACGCTTTGATAGCTCGGTCCGCCATCGGCTTCACCAATGATGACGATAACGCCAGAAGCGCCAGCACCAACAGGCAAGCTGATAACGTTAGGCTTAACGTATGCCCCAGGAATCGGCGTTGTGACGAAATCTGTGGTTAAAAGTTGTGACATCGTATTCTCCTACTTAACTTTCTGAAGTCCGAAGTGTTTGATCCCTTGGTCGAACTGGCTCGGGTGATCCAATCCAATTGCTTTCAAGTGCGCCCAAATAATCGGCTCATATTCTTTTCCTTGGCCGAACGAAGCTTTGTGCTGCGCCCAGTATTTGCGGAACTCTTCGCGCTTTTGCTCTTCAGGGAGTTCCTGCTTTTTCGCTTTCGCGAGTGAGAGTCGGAATGCGCGAGCTTCTTCAAGAGTCATCTCTTGTGGCTCATCGGCTACCTGAATCTCTTCCATCTCTTGGTCTTCGAATTTTTTGTTCTTACCCATTACTTCGACTCTTTTTTCGTGAGTTTTGGCTTAGGCATTGATTTCAATTCAGCGAGCTTTTCCTTGTGAGCGTCACGTTTTGGCTGAGGATCGTGCTGACCCTTGGCTTTCAGTTCAGCTTTATATTCGTGTGAACCTTCGCTCGCTTTTCGGCTTGACCAAGGCATGTGAACGCCCTTTTGGCTCAAGTGATTGTCGAACTCTTTTCCTGATGAAATGCTTTGCGGGATGAAAGAGCCTTTTTTAGGAGCGGCTTTCTTGCCTGCGATTTCAGCTTTCTTTTGCTTTTCGCCTTTTGAAAGATCACCTTCAGGTTTTTCGCCTTCTGGCTTTTTCTCTTTAATTTCTTGGGCAGGCTTATCTTCTGGAGCTTTGCCTTCGCGTTTATGTTCCATGCGGCCCATAAACTTCGCGAGCTTCATATGGCCCTTAAGATTTGACTCTTTTTCGCCATCGCCTTCTTCAGCTTTTTCATGACCATGTTCGGCCAGATGCTGTTCGACGACTTCATTTACTTTTTCGCCAAGTGTCTTCTCACCAAGATCTTGTTCGCCATTGCCCTCTTTTGGAGCTTTGTCGGGGTTGTTACCCTTAACGCCATCTTTTGGAGTGTCATTTGGTTCGTCAGCAGCGAGCTTCTTGCCTGGCTCTTTTTCTTCAGACTTCTTGAGAACTTCGACGCAAGTTTTCAAAACTGCGTAGGCTGCCTCTTTTGCTGTGTACTTTTTTTGATCCATTAAAGGTTCCTCGTGGTTACGCTAAAGATTGGTTCAGGGATTGTTTTCAAAATTTTAACTATTTGTTTTCCCAGAGCTTTTTCCCTTACCCCGTTGTTTTTCGAGGAAAGAGCGAAGACTTTCGATACTGGGTCGCTTGATCTCTTCAAAATCTTCGCTTTTAAAGAAAAGGCTCTTTTTGCCAAACGGATCGGCAGGCTTTTTAGCCTTTGGAGTCTTTGTCGCAGTCGCTTGAGTTCCGACCTTAGTAGGCGCAGGAATTGGCGATTTTAACTTTAGTTTGGGGAGCAAGCTCATACCCATAAGATTGGTTCAGCTATTCGTCTTTGGGCTCACAAAGACGTTTGGCTTTTTGTCTTTCGGATTTCTTTGAGGGTCTGGGTGGGACTAAAGCTTGGTCGCAGGAATCGCACCAGCACTTCTTACGGACAGCACCATAGGGTATCTTTTTTGGCTTTCGATGCCCTTTATGACAGCGCATGAGTCGTATTAGTCTTCGTTGAAATCCGCTTTGGCAGTCGCAATGGTATCGGTGTACCAGGCGTCTTCAAAAGAATCGGCGTCCAGGTTCGACAAGATAGAAACTCCACCAATGTAACCAGATCCCCGTTTTTCACGCAGGGCTACGGTTTCAACCAAGCGTTGCGGTGATTTGATCCAGGTCATTTCAACCTGTGCAGAAATGCTAATGGTTCGATCAAATACCAGATCGCCGCCATCATTGGTTAGTTCTTCGGATGGCTTTAGTGGTCCGCTTTGGAAGGTCGTTTCGGCCATTCCATTAGCTTCGAGCAATGACTCTCGGTAGCGATATAGACCATATAAAACGATGTCGTGAAGCCAAATGGTCGACTGAGGGTCGCCATGGCATGAGCAAATGATATTATAGCTAGCTTGGCTGAAAGAATGCTCAACGCGGGCAACATAGAATTGGTTAGCAGGAACTACGGCCAGCTGCGTCGCATTAATCTCAATTCCGGGTTCAAGAATAATCGTATTGTCTGTGGCATCTTGGATAGCCCATCCTTGACCCGTTGCTGGATTGACGAGAATCATGCCAGCAGCAATAAGGGTGTCGCCCAATACGTTTGGATCAAGGGTAACAGTGCCCGTGCTTTGATTATAGCTAATAGGCGAAAATGGTTTGATGATGTATGGAATTGGCTTTTTGATCTGTTTAGGCAGAAGCTTGACCGTATCAGTGCTAGCGTCTCCAAGCAGTTTCATTTCGGTCTTTTCGTTTTGACCCCCCAAGACAATGGCAATGTGGGGAAATTCCATTCGGTCCGAAACATAAGCCAAAGAGATATTGATTTTATTGTTTTTGAACCACTCTTTAGCTGCCTGGACCTGTTTTTTACCGTATTTTTGATTCAAATATGAATTGGTCACAAGATCAGAGAAAATATCGTCGATTAACCATTCGTTGGCTCGAAGATCGTCCAAGAAGAGTTCAATTGCCGTTTTAAGAATCGCGTCAGCTGAGATGATGCCCATATTAACCTATATCATTCCCACTTCGTCCAAGACTCGATGTTCTTCAAAGCCTCTGGCAGGACCTGAGATTCCCAAATCGCCATGGCATGTTCTTTCGCGCGCTCAAAGAAGTTCTTGGCCTGAAGTCCAGGGTGAATCCATTTGCCTTGGCTTTTAGGTCCTGAAGTGACGGTGCGGAAGGTTTTTACCGAAAGGGTTCCGGTGCGCTGCCCTTTTTTGTTTTGGCCCGTTACGCGCTGAAAGGCGTTTACGTTTTGGCCGATTGGCGTGTTGCCACGCCCAGGGATTGGACCACCAAGATCTAGATCTTTGATGGTGCGGCCATGTTTTAGGTTTCCTGCGCCGTCAGTTGTTTTACCGAAAAGACTTGCGCCTTTACCAAACTTCTCTTTATAGCCCTTTTGAAGCTGTTCGCGCATGTTACTCATATTGACTGTACGATCCTGTGCTGGACCATTGTGTTCGAAGGGGATGATTCGATACCGAATGCCATTTTTCCCGACCTTGCCGTTTTTTAAAAGTCCCGGCTTCATGTCGAAATTTTCTGGCAAACCATCTTCAATAAAAATTGCCGATTGCTCTAAGGTGCAAACGAATACGCCGGGCGCGATTTCTTTAAATGGAGTTAAAGCCTGCAAATAGGTATTACGAGTTGAGTGAAGTTCGTTTTGAACCATTTCAAGAAGGAAGGTGTAAGTTTGGTTCGCGAGATTTCGAGCCGCTTCGTTAAGTTCTTGCTCAACCTCTTGCCGAAACAAATGAAAAGTCTCGGCAATTTCGTCCGTATTTAGTGAAAAATGAACGTTTGGCATATTACCCTTTCGAAGGGTTAACAGGCACTCCGGAATCGCCCATCACTCGCGGCTTTTTCATATCGATGAAGCGGACTTTACCCTGTGCATCGGTAACCTTTTGTTGGCCTTTGCCATTAATGCCACCGTCCGGGATCACAGTCCGCGCGATATGTTTGGTCGTATGTTTCGCGGACAACTTGCCTACGCCTTGGCCGATTGTCCCTTGGGCTTTGGGGGCGGGGCACCGCCCTCTTTTGCTGGAGCAGCCGACTGCTCTTGTGGAACTTGTTTTTCAGGCGCTTGCGCTTCGTCAGGACCATTTTCTTGAGTTGGAACTTCGTCATCACCACTGAAACCCAACATTTTGGCCATTTCAATCATTGAACGCAGCATGGCAATTGACGCCTGATAAAATTCAGGAGCCTGTTCTTTTGCCATTTCGAGGACCTTCTTCTGGGATTTGAATCCTTGAAGAGCTTGTCCTACCATTTGCGAGACTTTTTCTTTTTGAATATTTTGAGCGTGGTTATCTAATCCGTCTTTTAGAACAGAACCTAGGTCTGGACCTTCGTCATCTGCCTCTTCTTCAGAAAGGCCCATCGTGTGCTCGCCAGAATCATCGTTGTCGAAATCATCTGGACGGCTCGTACCGTCGTCCATATTTTCGCCCACAGGCATTTGATCATCGGCAGGAAGTTGCTGTTCGGCTGGGTTGCCGCCTTCTTGATCCTCAATCGCTTCGGCGATCTGCTTCATACCTTCTTCGGTATGCTCGTCAATAGTGGGACTTGATGGAGGAACCTCGCCAATTTGTTGATCGTCGGTTTCAGTGTCTTGGCCATCGGCATCTTGGTTCTCTGCGCCTTGAGCCATCTGATCTTCATTTTCAGTGGCAGAACAATATTCGCATTCTTCCTCGTCATGATCCGGATCTTCCTGGTCTGGATCGATCGCTTGATCGGGATCTTGGCCTTCGGCTGGACTTGCTTCGCCCTCTTGAGCCGCCTGATCTTCATCTGGGTCCGCTTCCATTTCACGGCAATATTCACAGTCGTCGCCGCTGTGTTCATGGTCCTGAGCTTTGGGATCTTTTTCTTCTGATTGTTTCATGTCATTTCCTTCCAGATAGTGATCGGAGATTTTTTGATCTTCTTCACTTCCTTGACCGTTATTGAGGCGGTCTGAAACCTCACTGAGTTGTTGGTCGACTTCATGACCGTACATTACGATCTGGTCTTTACCGTTGGTTTTTCCGACCAAGAGACTTTTGGCAGCTTCACTTAGCTTTGATCCGATACCGCAAGTTACTGTAAAGCCAAATTGTTGCTGGACCTGCTGGCGCATCTGCTCAAGTTGAGAGACTGCGGCTTGCGGAATTTTTGCCGTCAATTCATCGCCGCCGAGTTCAATGATCTTACCGCCCAGCTTTTGGAGCGTTTCGGCCATAAACTTTTGAGCACCATTGATGATATTTGACATATTGACCAAAGCGGCTTCGTCGTCATTTAAGACTGCACGACCCACTTTTGATCCAATACTATCTCCATCAATCGTAATGTAGAGCATACCTTGCTCTTGTTCTGCCTTATGCAAGGCGCATAGCTTTTTAGCCACGACGACCTCGCAGAAGTTCAAGCAACATTTCGATGTTTTCGGGGTCCCATCCACGGCCAAAGGAGATCTTTAGACCATGTTCGGATTTTTTGATTGAGACTTTGGACTTCATGTTTTCGCCGTAGCAAATACAGCCGCTAAAGCCAGATGAGTTGAAGATTTCTTTGCCGCAGTCGTCGCAATGAACTTTGTCGCTTTTTTCCATAGCAAAGAAAAACTCGTTTTTACCGAGCTTCATTTTTCGACTATCTAGGAATTCTTTAAGCGGCAGTTTCTTTTCAGGAAGAACTTCTATAGCGGGTTCTTGTACGATCGGAGCAGGTTGAATAACTGGGGGAGGTGGCATAACGGGCTGGTTTAAAGCGTCCGTAATTTTGGCCAGCATCAAAGCATGGATTGCATCCTTGCGTTCCATTTTGCGGTCAACTACTCGATTCACGAGTTCGTACAAGTTCAAACGCTCTTCGATTATCTTTTGGATTTCTTGTTCTTTATGGTCAATGACGGGCGCCTGAGCTTCTTGCTCGACATCGTAGAGCTCATAATTCGACATAATCACTAGCGCAACGCCCGGAATTGGACGGTGAGAAAATTCCCCAACCTTTTTTACGCCCTCAAACATTTCGCCCGAATAAACGTCGGGACCAAGTTTTTGAATATGAATACGTGCTTCTGTTGAATGGGGCAGGTACAGATCTTTATGTTCGCTGACTTGCATCGGGATAAGCTCGCGAACGAGCATAGCCATGATGGTCCGTGGAACCAACTTCAAGCCAAGATGAATATCTTCTAAAGAAGTAACCGAACGGGTGTCTGGCTTGTAAAGCTCCGTTTTTTGCAGAGCTTCAAGCAGATCTTCACCCAGGGCCTTCTTTAGAAATTGCACTGCCTTCTTTGACATAACACTTAATTACCAGGCAAGATTTGGAATTCAGTCTTAATAGACGTATCGTCTTCAATTATAAAGACGAGCAACGTCGATGCAGATGCGATGACCCAATTGTTTTTGTTACAAGCAATATACGTCCAATCATTTGGAGTACACGGAATGCCAACTTGCCCGGTTGAATTTGTTCCACCAGCTGCAAGCGAAGTTAGAGCGTTTGATGTTCCCAAGGTAATCGAACCGACAGAACCAGAGTTATTGTAAACTGCAAGGTTTTTGCCAGCGCTTGGAAGAACCGTTGCGGTCGTTGCGTTTGTGGTGAATCCACCGTTGCCATCGCCAAGTGGTAGAAGAGCACGTCCGACTTCGGAAACTTTCTTCGAGCCAGCTTGCGAACTGAACTCCATAGCGCCAATAGCGCCGTGGTCGTAGGTGTTACTGCCTGGAAGATTTCTTTTATTTTGTCCCATGGTATTGTCCTCTAATTAAAAGATTGCCGGTAAAGCTGAAAAACAGACCTCAAATCGAATTAAATCACTCTTCAGCTTCAACGACGCTTTCGAATCCCGACATATCAACGACGATTTCGCCTTTTGCCGGATCAATATTCTCAATCGGCTCCTGGACCTGCCTGCTCGGTGTTGGCCGGGGATTGTTGTTTTTCTTGTCGTTATTGTTTTGGTTGTGAAAGACGTATTCTCGTAAAATCAAAGCATAAGAGGGCATGCGCTGAGGGCTTCTTACACCGCCAGTGGTTACGTTCGTAAGCCGAACCTCTTTTGGCATGCTATGCACATACCAAAAGGCATTGTAAAGATAGCGAACCGAAAAGATCCGGCCTTTTCCTGTGTCGGGATTGATGCCTGGATTTTTACCATCGGGAAGCCACTGAATGTTTCCGCATTTGTCGATGACGAAATCTACGCCGGGAGTATAGGTCTGGTTGCGCGAGTCAATAATAGGACCATCCAATACCGCAATTGGAAACATGGGCACACTAGGTTCGCCTGGAACGTAATCCATTTCCTGGTAATTAGGGACTTTGGCATCGGCATTGGGATCGGCAATGTAAAGCCTGTCGCCTGGAGCCAAATAGATCGTGTCACCATCGGCTAGTCCGACTTTGTTATAGTAGCGTGGCATAACCAGTCGAGATTGCGCCGGATCAACGACGCCACCCTCTTGACGGCGCTGCTCGCGCGAATTGTCAGTCATGGTGGCGGAGAAAACTCCGGCGCACGTATAGATCATTCCGTTTGAAGTAATGGTGTCAACTGCATCATTACGACGATAATCGCCGCGGTCATTTTTGCCGATGGGCGACGGCATCGCTTTATAATGCTTGAAATCGACGGCAAACGAAGTAACGAACTGGTCCTGCTTGCGTAAGTCAAAAGAAGGCTGCACATAACTTGCGTTACGGTTAATGGTATCAACCTGGATTCCTGTGGGCTTTCTATTCGACATATTAGGCTATATCAGGCTTTCGAGGGTCGGAACCCAATGTTGAGCATCATCGCCTTTTGGGCCATAGCATGCGCCAAAGGAACGACGTGCTCTGAATTCATGTTAATTTTTTGAGTCTGAAGGCAGTCGCCATTAATGACGCAAACCGCATCGGCGATCTTCATCCCTTGCAAAGCAAGAATGGCCTCGACCTTGTCGCCTGTTTGAACGGTATAGAGTTCATGGCCTGATTTTTTCAATTCCTCAGATAGACCATCGGTATGTTCGAGAACCAAAGACTCCGGGCCGAAAGCTAGACTTTTCATCATTGCTGGGCGGAATGTAGGGAACTGTTTTTCGACGTTATAGCGAACGATTGCAGGATGCGACCCGGCACTCAGCGCTTGATCCATGCTTTTGCCCATCGGACGGCCAGTGGCGATCCAAAAACCCCCTTTGGTCCTGACAAGTTTTACGGGTGATCCGTCAAGTTCGCCAGCATCTTGGACTTCCGCGATTTCAGATGGTTCGATTCTCATTGTTTCTCCTAAGCCACTTTCTTGCGGCGAAAATGATTTTGTTGTTCGCGAGCTTGCTGCATCGTCATTGGCTGTTTGTTTGGATAACGATTTAAAAAGTTTTGACCTTGGCGAAGCTCGGCGTTGCCAAACGAGATACCAGCATCGGCTGCGGTCTTATGACCCTTTGCACTGATGTCGTCCCAGGTTTCTTTGTCGACACTGATGTGCGGTTTGAAATCATAGTTATTCTGGAAGCCCATGCTTTTGAACTTTGAGTTTTGATCTTTAAGGTTGTCGACTGGCGGACCCGTTAACTCTAGAGCATGAACTGTGTAGCCACCTTGTCCCTGAAGTTTAATTGGTTTGATGCCCGTTTCTTTTGGGTTCGGCGGCGGAAACGAGTTTTGGCTTGCGATTTCGTGAGCTTTTGAAGCCGTGTCTTTTTCTGTGTTAAAGGCTTTGATCGTCGAATGGTAACCAACACCGTTGTTTGGGTTTGATTTGCGTCCGTTAATTGAAACTGGATGCATCAGCGCCATGCCTTTATGGGCAAACTTTCGATATTGATCATCGTCTGAGGACTTAATCAGATAAGTAAAATGCTGCTCGGATTTTTTTAATTCTGATTTTTTGAGGCTGGATTCTTCTAAAATCGCCTTAGCTAACCAATGGTTCATGCTAAAACTCCGAGACGAAGTATTTACTTGCGAAGATCGCTTTGATCTTCTTTACATACTCGTCGCGCTTACGCATAAGCTCTTCGATCCGCTGCAAGAAAATCATAGGTCCAGGACCGCTTGATGACTGAGAAAGACCGTCTTGGCTGAGCGATTGCGATGTCAGTGGGTAAAGAATCGGTGCGATCTCAGAAAGGATAGCAATGGCAGCGATTGTGCCAACCAATTCGTTAACGATCGTTGGAACTTTGCCTTCCGTGTTTGAAAGCCCAGCCGTATATTGAACCTGCCAGTATCCCGGAATGTGATTTGAATTTCCGGCTGCGCCCCAAACGGCCAAAAATGCGGCGCCGGCGCCAGTCGTTGTAGGTCCGATGATCGTACCAGAAACTGAAGCTCCCCCGTATGCAGCGAGCAAAGGGACTACGTTGATTGTGTTCTTTGCGAAGTTAGCCGATTCAATCCATCGATTCGGGATTTCATAGATAACGGTGCCGTCAGATGCGCAAATCGACAAGCGTTCAAGGGAAATGATTGGACCATGTTCAGTTTTTAAGTGAATGAATTGGTTGTAAAGAGCCCAGTCAAACGGAAGCTTATCTTTGAAAGCTTCGCGATTGATGTTTCGGCCCACTAAGATCTCGGCTTCATTGCAAGCCAAATAAATACGGTCTTTGAAATCATCGGCAGTATAGGTATCGCCATTGGGCATGACCAGCGGAACGCCCTTAAAGAAGCGGCTGACCAATTGCTCGGGCGTGAGCATCGGCTCTACGCGACGCAGAAGGCCAGATGTTTGCTCTGCATGAACGGGATAGCCGGACGTTTGAAACGTCTTCTGATTTTGGAAATCCATAAGCTCCTTAGCAACAGCCGCTGTTAGGCAAAGAACCGTCTGATCCATCAGCGCCCGGATATGAAACCGCCAACAGGTTGAGCGCGCTAAAAGTTTTGATATTTAGACCTTCGGTCAGTTTGAAAACGACGTTTCCGCCAGCAGGCGTCAAAGTAGAAGGAATTGTAACGCTGAAGATTGAACCATCATTTGGGTCTTGAAGGGCTGCAAGCGTAAGTGTCTTGGAATTGTCGATCGAGGGGAAGGTTACCTTCATGGCGACTGGCTGATTACTGCTGCCGACGCCTGCGATGTAACGTAGACCTGCGTTGCCCGAGAGCGGAGCGACAGGCAGACCATATGTCAAAGGGCCGCCAATGGAGTTGTAGGCGCCTTGGTCGATGTCGGCCAACTGGAAGTAAAGTGTGGTCGTATCGCCGGCGTTGACGTTCCATTGGTTCGCATATTGGAAAGAATTTACGTTTTGGAAGTTGACGAGCGCCTTAGCGGTTAGTCTAGCCATCGAATTTCACCCTTGCTATTAGCTATTTTCAACTTTAAGATTACGATTGAAGCGCTAATAGCGCAATAAGATTATGAAAAGACGAGGTTTTATGAAAGTCGTTGCCGTTTCAGGCTGGAAGCGCTCAGGAAAGGATACTATCGCCGACTATTTGGTCCAGAAGTACGAAGCGAAGCGAATTGCCTTTGCCGATCCGCTAAAAGAGATGGTTTCGGAGTTGTTTGGTCTTTCGCTTGATACAATCAACAACCCGGCAACCAAGGAAGCTCCGCTTCTAGACCTGCCGGTGGAGATGAAAGATAAGTTCTCGACCAACAACAACAGGTTTCTGTGGGGAGAATTTCGCGATCAGAATGGAAAACGTTACGGCGAAGGATCTCCCGAATCAGTCATGTGTTGGACTCCGCGAGCTCTTTGCATCATGCTCGGCTCGTCGATGCGCTGTATTGACCCTAACTTCTGGGTAAAAAAGGCGATTCAACAGACCAAACCGGGCCAGCTGTACGTTATTTCTGATCTTCGTTATCGCAACGAGATTGAATCCTTGAAAAAAGAAGTTTCAAACGTAAAGGCGATCCGAATCAATCGATTTGACACCTGCGAATCAACTGATCCATCAGAACGCGATCTAGACAATTATCAGTTTGATGCTTTGATTGAGAACAAAGGAACGATCGCTGATCTTTATTTTGCTGTTGATCGTGAATTGGCTCGGTAATGGCGAAGATCGCATCGCGAAACTACTACCATAATGATCGTCGAAAGATCAAAACCCGACTTTTGCGCCAGACCGATGTCTGCGCCATTTGCGGCAAAAAGTTCGTCGATATGAAGGAAGTGACGATTGATCATATCGTTCCTTTGTCAAAGGGTGGTCCCGATATTCATCAGAACATGCAGCTGGCCCACCGTTCGTGTAATCAAGAAAAAGGAAACTTGATCGAATAAAAAAAGGGGTCCGGCGAAGCCGAACCCCAAAGCATCTTCAAGAACTTGAAGGCGCAGAGAAGATTAAAGGACCAATTTTGGAGTTTGGACGACTTGGATCATGTTAATGATCTTCAGTGCCAATTTCACATCGCCAAGCATTTCAGCGAAACGACGCTGAGCTTTCAATGACAATGTTGCGCCACTCAGGATCGCAGCAAGGATTTCTTGCAGCGAAGACTCGATTGACGACTTGTTAATTACGTTTTCTGTCAGAGCAACGCCCAAAATTTTAACGACAGAAGCCGAAGGAGCAGTGCGGTTGTAGATGCTCGCAATGAACTGATCGCCTGCGGATTTACTTCCCAGCGCTTCTTCAAGCTTCACCAATTCGGTTTTGCTCAAAACAACCGTCGTGAGCGGAATTGTAGCCGCTGGAGTGGTAAGAGAGAACTGGCCAGAGTCCGCAATTGCGTTACCATTTCCGGTGTCATCAGCCGCAATTACGAAGTAATAAGTCGTGCTCGGGCTAAGTCCGCTGAATGATTGGTTAGACAGGTTTGTCGCACCAGCAACTAAGTTGCCTGCTCCTGGAGTGAATCCAGAAGTTGTGCTCATATACCATTGATAAGTATAAGGTCCTGTTCCACCTGAAGCGGCGGTTGATGAAAGAATCGCTGACGTGGACGTCGCGCTAACTTCCGAAATTGTTCCTGCTGAAAATGACATTTAGGTTTTCTCCTATGATCTTAAGATTGGTTCAGAAATAAAAAAGGCCCGAAAGTTACCCTTCGAGCCTTTGTAACTAGCTAAGCTAGTGGGCGATTACAGTTGGCCAGTGATATTGTCCAACAGAACGTTTTTGCGTGGCTGATATGCAGCGAGTGACAAGAAGCGGAACGATGCTTCAGGCAAGCTGAGATCAGAGATCGCAAGTTTCAGTTTCGAGAACGGAGCCAATTGAGCGAAGCCCAAAGTGTTGGCTTGGATCAAGAAACCAGTCACTGAACCTGGAGCGCGGTTACCAAGATCGGTAAACACAACCGTTGAGTTCGGACCAGCGGCGACTTTACCGATGAATTTAGCTGAAGCAGCCGATCCACCAACCAACGAGCTATACACGTTGTAGTATTGTGCGCCAGAAACTTGAGTGATCGTCACGGTGACTTTGTCACCAGCAGCGGCCACAACCGCAGTTGCAGGAGCGGAAGCAACCGATTCACCCAACATTGACACTGCTGTCACGTAGTAAACGATTGAACCAGCTTGCAAGAGCGAACCAGCTGCGCCACCGTCAGCAACCGCAATGGTTGGACCAGATGGAGCGCCGATGCGTGAACGTGCAGGGCGAGTTTTGCCAGACAGGAAGCGTGAAGCTTCGAGAGCAACAACTGCTGCGGAAGTCCACTGAGTACGCAAGTGCGCGCCAGTAGCTTCTTGAGCAGAACCTGCCAACATAATTCTTTCCTTAGCATGGGCAATTTTGTTATATGCAGAAAGGCTAATAGGATCAAGGATCAGCTTGTCAGCCGCTCCCATATTCATAGCGCTGCGCACCGAGCTATCTTCAATTACGGATTGAGTAAGAGTTCCGCCGACTGACAAAACTACAGTTTGGTCTGAGCCGTACTCCCCAAACATAAGATCTTGTGTATTCTGCTCAGCGTCTGATTGACGAACCTGAACATCCACACCGATCATGTTTGGAAGTTTAGCGATTGCGAGCGGGTTACCGTCGAAAACACCACCGTTTGAAAAATCGGCCATTCCACGAAAGCTGTCGAATTCAATATCACCGCTTAATTTCATCGCAGCGTTTGCAGCTGAACGATCTTCGGCTTTAACACCGTCGAATGCGCCGATGAGGTTAGCGGCAACAGTCACGCGAGTAGTCGTGCTGTAGTATGCCATTGGCACAACTGCACGAACGTAGTTCGCATCGTTTTCCGTTCCGATGCCTCCTTCGAATTGGGCCGTTGCCCCGAAGATCCCGTAGTCAAGCTGACGGTTGAATTGGTGAAGTTGTGACTTCACATCTTTCACACTAAGCATTTTTTGGAGCTTAATATGGGAATCATCAAAGGTAACATTTTGCATTACCGGCGATAAGTCTTCCACTTGAAGTGCTGAGCCCTGATTGAGTTGGCCAGGCGCTGCCATTTGGCTGCCGGCTTCCAACGCTTTCATAAGGGACTGAAGTTGTTCGATCATTTTTTACTCTCCTTAAGAGTTTCTAATCATTTGTCCCAGCCCTTATTTGAGCAGGTGACTAATACTTTCGATGTTAGGGTTGCTTGAAAGATAGAAAGCGTTTATTGCATCTCTATCGCTTTTTGCCAGATCAGGACGCGAAGCCGCTTTGTTAAGCTTCTCAGTGACTTCTTTCTTCGAAAGAGATTTCACATCATTAGCTTTAACTTCTTCAGATTTATTGATGACCTGAAGTTCGGTAACCGCTTTAGCTTTAGGAGCAGTCTTGCCGACCATTTTGGTCAACAGTTCTGTCACCATATCCAAAGATTTTTTGAGTTCGTCAGCTTTAGCTTTTTCAGCTTTAACTTCAGATTTCAAAAGAGCGATTTCTTCGTTGTTCACAGCAGGGATCTCAATGGCAGCCGCTTTTTCAGACTTTTCCATTGCGGGACCTTCTTTGTGAGCGTCGAGACATTTCTTGATGCAATCGTGGTGAGCTTTGAGTTCACCCTTCTTCATTGAAGAATACATTTCATGCATCTGTGCCATGTCTTCGTCGTCGTAATCATGGGCGTCTTCGTCGTGGCCTTCTTCATGCTTTTCACCTTCGGGTTTTTCGCCTTCTTCGTGTTCAGCATGTTTTTCGCCTTCGCCTTCAGACTTTTCGCCTTCCTCTTTTTCAGGAGCGGCTTCTTCTTTTGGCTCTTCGTGGCTTTTTTCTTTCTCGCCCTCTTCATCCTCTGGTTTTTCCTTTTTTGGAGGAAAATCCTCGGACTTCTTCAAGCTCAGATGAGCAGAAAACTCTGCTTCAACTGACTTGATGAGGTCTGAAAGTTCTGTTTCGGTGTATTGCATGGTTATTTCCCCTCAATTCACCTAATTAGTTAGATTTCGTTGGCCAGTAGAGATTCTCGATGTCGACAGTAATAGCCGCTGCGTTGAGTGAAGCTTCGGTAACAGCAGTGCCGTTAGCGATTTCTTTGAGTTGCATGCGAACGCCGCAAGCCATTGACTCGAAATCAACGATGAACAAATCAGAAGTAGCAACTTCAGGTTTGTTGGTAGCAGCCAATTCATAAGCCACTTCAAGCGTGTGCGGGGTGTATGCAGTGAGTGGGTTGCCGAAGACGTCCGGAGAAACCATCGGGACACCCTTCATGCGAATCAAACATACGGGTTGACCTTCAGCTTCGTTTCCACCGTGGGAAAGGAAAAGCATTGGCCATCCTTGTGCGTCGACTGCTTGGCGGATTGTATTCAGACCAGCTTGGCCAGCGAAACGCTTGGACAATTTGTCGCCGAGGTCACGCATGGTAGCGTTAGCTTTTGCGAATGATGCCATTATTAAGACTCCTATTTTGCTTAGACGAGGCCGCTAATTCGACAGCCGAACGGCTAACCTCTTGATATAACTATCTGATTGTCGCTTGGGGGTCGGTTATTAGTGATTTCAATAACTTACGCGAGCGCCAATACGCTATTAGTCTAATTACAATTTTCAAGCAATCTTAGGGATATACGCCAAAATCGGGAGTTTTAATGAATCAGGGAATGTACATCGACGGAATCGCAAGTTCTCAAGCGATCGATACAGCGGGCGAAGTCGTCAGCATTCAAGGAATGGACATTTCTTCTTTGGTTGGTTCAGTTTTTAACTGGGAACACAACTCAGATACGCCGATGCAAGTCGTTGGTAAGATCCTTTATGCCAAAAAGATCTTTGAAGAAGGCGATTGTGAGAATGATCGCCAGAAAAAGTGCTGGGCAAGCTGCCAAATGCCGTTTCTATATGTCATGGGCCAGCTTTTTGATGATCGTAATCCGGCAGCGAAAGAAGTCGCTGGCATGTTTATGTACGATCAAAACGCTCCGGAACTTCCACCGACCTTAGGTTTTTCAATCGAGGGTTCAAAGATTTCCAAAGAAGGCATGATCGTTACTCGCTCGATTGCACGCAAGGTGACCATTACATGCGCGCCAGCCAACAAGACTTGCTTGGCAGGTGCTGTTCAGGACGAAGGTCAGGCGAGCCAAGATGATGACATTTCAAATATTTTTAAGACGGAGTACGTGGTTGATATGGTAAAGGCAGAGGATGCTGAAAAAATGTTGAGCAAGGCAGAAGACGAATACAAAAAAGGTAGCGTGCTTGGCCAGACGAAATCCGGCAAAGACGTTTATAGCCATGGTCCAGTTCACGCTTCTGGTTTTGATCAAAACGAACATGAAGAAGCTGCGCAAATGCACTTTAGTGCTGCCGGAAACCAAAAGGGCAATCCAAAGATGGCCCAGCATCACTACGACAAGTATAAGATGCATTCGCAAAAGATCAGTTCTATGAAGGACAAAGCTGAACGCTTTAAAGCTTCAGCGCCAAAAACCATCTCAGAACAGCCTCCAAAGTATGGTAAGCTGCACGACCCTCGCATGAGCGGAACAGGCAAACCTCCTGGACCAATCAAAAAAGCGATGACTGCTGATTCAGGCTTGGGCGCTCCGCAATCAAAGAACCAAGGCGCCGCACTCTGCAAACATGGCAAGAAGCCCAAAAAGTTAAAGAAATCTGATGACGTCATGGTTCCCGACGTAGGCCAAGGCCATAAAGACGATGCCCGCAATAAATCTGGTTCGGTAAAGATCGGCAAAAAGGTCATGCGCAAGTCTTCAATCTTGCAACGCGCCGAAGAAGCGTATAAAAATTGGACTAAGCGCGAAGAGTTTGAACGTTTTATGAAAAACCGCATGCCGAATCTCACTAAGGGTGAAATTGCTGCATTCGGTCAAACCCTTGCGCTGAAAAAATCTTTGGACGCTGAAACGTTACTTGCGGATCTCGTTAATTACGAAATCAAAAAGTCCTAAAACTTGGGAGGGCATCATGAATATTGACTCGATAAAAGAAGGACTAAAGGGCGTAGCCGAAAAAGCAGCTTCTAAAGTTCTAACCGAAAAGGCAATAGCGATGCTCTACACTCTCACCTGCCTTATTTGCCCTGACAGCGTCTGGTTCTCCGAAGACTAGACTTTACCACAATTGTGGTATTTCAAAGCTAGCCCCTACCACAACTGTGGTATTGCAAAAGCACAGTTTTCATTGCACTCTTTTGAAACGGGGTGACAATGCAAACTATCTATGATCCTAACGAACAAAAAGTTCCAATCAAAATCTGGTCGCAATTGGACACTGTCGAATTGGGCGCCATCCAACAATTAAAGAACACGGCATCGCTTCCCTTCGTGTTCAAACACGTGGCGGCGATGCCCGACGTCCATTTTGGTATGGGCGCAACAGTAGGTTCTGTCGTTGCTACAAAAGGAGCGATTTGCCCTGCATGCGTTGGCGTCGACATTGGTTGCGGCATGATGGCCGTAAAGACCGATCTCGACCACCGCGTGGTCCAGGACAAAATCGCTGAAATTCGCCATTCAATCGAACGTTCAGTTCCGGTAGGCTTTGGCCAAAACAATCGTTACACGAAAGAAGTGGAAGATTATGCAGGTTGGAAAACATTCACCGAAGCAAACATGGGTTCAAAGAACCTTCTCAAAAAAGCTCAACATCAGCTTGGTTCTCTCGGGGGCGGAAATCATTTCATTGAGATTTGCTTGGACACCGAAAATTCCGTTTGGGTTATGCTGCATAGCGGTTCACGAGGTGTCGGAAACATCTTGGCCTCACAGCACATCGACAACGCAAAAGGATTGATGAAGAAATTCTTTGTCGAGTTACCTGATCCGGACTTGGCATTCCTTCCGATGCACACGAAAGAGTTCGATGATTACATTCGCGATCTGAATTGGGCGCAGGAATATGCCTTGGAGAATCGCGCGGAAATGATGCGACGAGTCCTAAAGGACCTTTCGTTCGCTGTTTATAAAGAGGACGGAAGAATCGCAAAATCGTATGAAGTGAATTGCCACCATAACTATATTGCGTGGGAACATCACTACGGAGAAAACGTAATGGTCACTCGTAAGGGCGCTGTTCGCGCTCGCAAGGGTGATTTGGGAATCATCCCCGGAAGTATGGGAGCTAAGTCTTTCATTGTTGAGGGACTCGGGAATCCGAAGTCTTTCAATTCCTGTTCACATGGAGCCGGACGCAAGATGTCGCGTACTAAGGCTCGCAAAGCATTCACGCTGGAAGATCTGGCAGCCCAGACTCTTGGTGTTGAATGTCGAAAAGACGATGGCGTCCTAGATGAAATTCCGGCGGCTTATAAAGACATTGAAACTGTCATGGAGAACCAGAAAGATTTAGTTCAAGTCGTCGCACAACTCAAACAGATTTTGTGCATAAAGGGATAAGCATGCCAAAAAGAACATTTACCAAAGAATTTCTCACTGACGAACTAGACCTTCCTTTTTCAGCCATCGAAAAAAAGATCATTGATCAAGGCCGCTGGGAAACCCATTACGAAATCATTTTTGCTCACGAAGGCAAATATTACGCGACGGGCTATTCGCGCGGATCTACTGAAATGCAGGATGAGGGACCAGATTTTGGTGGCGACGAAGTTGAATGCGATGAAGTTCATCAGGTCGAAAAAGTCGTTAAAGTTTGGGAAGAAGTAAAATAATTGACACTGCCTCTGTAGTCGCCGACGCTATTAACGGGTTTAAAAGTAGTTAATAGCGGACGTGATATAATCTTAATGGTAGGCTCACTTGATTGATGTGTGGGTCTAAAAAGCGAACCATTTGGATATTATGGGGGCAAAATGATCTATCTTAACGGCGAAGCCGTACCTGTTACGCATTTTCCAGACGGAACTTCTCAAGTCTGGAAGCTCGATGAAAAACACCTGAAAATTGGCGCTGATTCCCATGTGAAATGGGACTTTTCACACGAAGCCGAATTCTTTCACTTGGCTCAACTTCGTGACATTCTCGCGCTCTACCATCAAAATGTTTTTTTGACGATTTCTTACCTTCCATACGCTCGGCAAGATAAGCCCGTTTCCAACTCCGCCACTTTTGCTCTTAATACTTTTGGCAAAATACTGAGGGAAATGCGCTTTGGCGACATCGAAATCCTTGATCCTCATAGCCCTCTCATTATGCATATTGTCGGCGCGAATGACGTTTATCCAAAAGATGCTCTTCAGCGCGTCATCAAAATGACAGAATCATCCATCGTTTGCTACCCTGACAAGGGAGCACTGAACAAATATACCCAGGTCTATGACTGGCTCGGTGATAACTTCGCCTACGGCGAAAAAGTCCGCGACCAGGCGACTGGAAATATCACTCACTACGCACTCTCCGCTAACGGCAAGGATTTGAAAGAACACAACGTCCTGATCGTCGATGATATTTGCGACGGCGGAGCTACATTCTTGATCTTGGCAAAATCGCTTAGAGATGCGGGCGTTCCAGACGTAAACCTTTTCGTTACCCACGGCATCTTTTCAAAAGGCGTCAAAATTCTCAAGCAGGGCGGTATTAGCCGCGTCTTCACCTACGAAGGCGAGATCTTTCACGACTCGCGTGGTTGGCCCAATTCATTTTCAATAGAACGTTTTAACTGAGACTAAGGATATTTGGTCTCAATAACCCATGGATAGGAGATTACCCATGAAGAGCTTTCTGAACCCTATGTTACTTTGCGACTTTTATAAAGTTGCCCACCGTGAAATGTATCCGCAAAAAACGGAAATCGTGTATTCGACGTGGACACCCCGCGCAAGTCGTCTTAAAGGGGTCGACAAGGTCGTTGCCTTTGGATTTCAAGCATTCATCAAGACATACTTGATTGAATTCTTTAATGAGAACTTCTTCTCACAAGACATCAATGAAATCACACGAAAGTATAAGCGCTTAATTAAGCATACTCTCGGCGTTCAAGATGCCCAGACATCGCACATCGAAGCCTTGCATGCTTTGGGGTATTTCCCCCTTTCAATCAAAGCTTTGCCTGAAGGTACGCTTACCCCACTTAAGGTGCCAATGTTTACCATCGAAAATACGCATCCAGACTTTTTCTGGGTGACCAATTACATCGAAAGCTTAGCTTCGGCTGAATTGTGGCAGCCTTCGACTGCGGCAACTATTGCTTTGGAATACAAAAAGATCTTTTTGGACGCTGCAAAACGTACTGGTGGCGACCCGACTTTTGTTCCTTTTCAAGGACACGACTTTTCGTTCCGTGGAATGGAAGGTCTCATGGGCGCTCTTTCGAGCGGCATGGGGCACTTAACTTCATTCGTGGGAACCGACACGATCCCTGCAATTGAAGCGATTGAACATTTGTACTGCGGCAACATCGAAAAAGAACTGATCGGAACCTCTATCCCAGCCTCAGAGCATAGCATTCAATGTGCTTATGGGGATGACATGAAATATTTCGAAAACCTAATTACGCGCGTTCATCCAAACGGCTTTGTGTCGATTGTTTCCGATGGTTATGACTTTTGGGGAGTTCTGACAGACGTTTTGCCAGCACTAAAGGACAAGATCATGGCTCGCGATGGCAAAGTTGTGATCCGTCCTGACTCGGGAGATCCAGTTCTTATCGTATGCGGTGACCCTAATGCACCGGAAGGTTCTCCGGAATATAAAGGTGCCATCGAGGTCCTTTGGGATATTTTTGGTGGAACCAAGACTTCTGAGGGCTTAGATCTATTGGATTCGCACATTGGCCTTATCTATGGCGATGCTATTACTTTAGCTCGTGCAACTCAGATAACCGACATTTTGGAGCAAAAAGGTTTTGCTTCGACGAATGTAGTCTTCGGAATCGGATCGTATACTTACCAGTACAATACTCGCGACACTTTTGGATTTGCTCTGAAATCGACTCTTTGCAAAATCGACGGAACTGAAAAACAGATCTTTAAAGATCCAAAAACTGACGACGGAACAAAGAAATCATTGAAAGGTCGTGTTGCGGTCTTGAAAGATGCTTATGGAAATCTCATTGCGCGAGATCGTTTTGGTCTTGCCGACGAAATTCCAGGAAATCAACTTGTGGAAGTTTTCCGCGATGGTAAGCTTTTAGTCGAGCAAACGTTCGAAGACATTCGCAAGCGCATCCAGCAGGATTTAAAGTGAGCAAAGTAACGGTCATCAAGAAAAGTCTTTTTGATGCCCCACCGGGCTCCCTCATTGTTCACGCGTGTAATACGCGGGGCATGTGGGGCTCCGGTATAGCCAGGGAATTCGCTTTGCGTTTTCCCTGGGCTCACCGCGTTTACAGTCGTCATTGTCATCAAGCGAAAGAAGCCGATGGCACAGCGCCTTCTCTTTTGGGTACATCGCTGATTATTACTGAAGGTGAGCACATGGTCGGCTGCCTTTTTACTTCTGCGAGCTATGGTTCTGATGTCGACGCTCCAGAAAAAATTCTGGATGCCACTCGACGAGCCATTGCGGATCTGATTCGTTTGAACGACGCAAAGTGCCCAATTGCACTTTGTAAAATCAATTCGGGACTCTTTAAGGTTCCTTGGGATAAAACCATGGAAATCCTAAATGAATTTAACCAGGAGTTTACAGTTTATGAGCCTTAGCCTTCCCACCCTTTATAAAAAAGCTTCTACCGGCAAAATTCAGCAATGGAATATCCATGTTGAACCTGGGGCGATGCAAACGGCATGTATTGTGACTCAACACGGGCAAGTTGGCGGAAAAATCCAAGAGACCAAAGACTGGATTGAAGAAGGTAAAAATCTTGGCAAAGCCAATGAGACTTCGGAGCTTCAGCAGGCAGAAGCCGAAGCTAAAGCCAAATGGGAAAAGAAAAAGAAGTCTGGTTACGTTGAGACTTTAGACGGTGCAGAGGCCGACGAAACTGATGATTTGATCGAAGGTGGCATCGTGCCGATGCTAGCGCAGTCGTTTTCAAAACACGCGCAGAAGATCAAATATCCTTGCTACGCGCAGCCGAAACTGGATGGCATTCGTTGCATTGCCATTTTAAAAGACGGCGAATGCACTCTTTGGTCGCGCACGCGAAAGCTCATCACTGGCGTTCCGCATATCGCGCGAGAAGTTGAGAAAATGTTCAAAGGTTTGGACATCGTTTTGGATGGTGAGCTTTATAATCATGAACTCAAGAAAGACTTCGAACAGATTGTCTCTTTTGTGCGACAAGAAGAGCCTCAGCCCGGATACGACATCGTCGAATACCACATTTACGATGTAGCTAACGGAGATATGTTTCACCAGCGGTGGGAGAATTTCATTCGCCGTCTTCCTAAAGATCGTATTCTTTCGCGCAAAATCCATTTCGTTGAGACGGTTTTGATCGACGATGAGCCATTTGTTGCCGAACTCTTCGAAAAGTTTACTGCTAGCGGATATGAAGGTTTGATGCTTCGTAACTACGATAGCAAATACGTTAACAAGCGCTCATACGATCTTCAAAAGGTAAAAGAGTTTGAAGACGCTGAATTCAAGATCGTCGGCATTAAAGAAGGGCGAGGTAAGCTTGCGGGCCACGCGATTCACGTTTGCGAAGACGAAAAGGGTGAACAGTTCGACGTGAAAATGAAGGGCGAAACTGCGGTACTCAAAAAACACTTCGATGATCATTCTCTTTGGAAAGGCAAAAAAATGACGGTCCAGTTCCAGGGCCTAACGGGAGCCAACCAAGTTCCGCGCTTTCCTGTTGGAAAGGCAGTCCGTGATTACGAATAAAATTATCGGTCTCTTTTTAATGTTTGGCGTGTTCGCGGGCTGCTCTCGAAGCCAAAATGAAATTGGCCGAATGGAAGACCGTTACGAGGCAGTTTGCGTTCAGCGCGAAACCAGCTATGGCTATGGGGTTACTTCCCACGGACATGTCGTGTCCACGCGTACACGAAACTGTGTACTGCATGCATGCGAGCGCAGTACGGTATTGATTGGCAAATATTGGTGGAACGACACGAAACTTAGCAGTTCCCGAGTTTCTATGAGCGAGTGCGAAAGGTATTTATGATTCGCCGCGCTGAGCTTTGAGGGCGTCATAGCCCTTTTCAACATAAGAGACGAACCCTTTTCCGTTGAAACCATAGCCGCGACCCAAATAGGTCAACTGGCAGCGACAGTGCGGGTGTCGATTCACCATTGATGGTGCGTCGTCTCCGCGCTTCCCGTAGCCTGCTTTAAGCTCCGACAGATACCATAGGCGAGGTATGGTGCCGTCAGGCATCATATGCAGGCGCATGCAGTCATTGCAGGTCTTGCCGTCACGCACGATCACAAAAAACACGATAGGATCTTTGTCGTTTACGGATGCAGCAACACGACTAATGTCCATTGCAACACCAAGGTTGCGCGCTTTTGTCGCTTCAGACATCGTAATTGCGCCGACGTGGCTTTTTGCCTTTTCCATCTCTTTGCCGATGACTCGCTGAACGTCGACCATACTGACGCCAACGCCTTTTGCCTTAGCTTCTTTGATCATGGCATCCAGTTGATCAGTGACATTGGATTTGGTCTTATTTTTGAGGGATTCAACATAGCCATGTGCCGTGTCTAGCATACCCTTAAGAACATCGGATTCGACTTCGTTCAAAGGTTGGTTGTTCATAGCCGCAACGAAAAGATTTGCAAGGCTGAACTGGTTCTTGGTCGTAAAGATCAGAGCCTTTTTGTCTTTAAGCGCTGGGATTGACCCGAGCAGCTTAAAGGCCATTTTGTCGAATAGAGAGTCGACGATGCCGCCGATGTTCTCTTTGCCCTTAGAAGAAATGCCGATCATAAATTGAGGCCGCTACATGTAACGATAAAATTAGGGAAAGCTTGCTGACCGCATTTTATGCAAGCTGGAGGAACGGTCCCAAACCATGGATTTGGGTACTGATGTTCGCATCCGACAGGCGTTAAAATGATGTTCGGTGTAGAAATATATGGAACGGTGATTTGAGGTGCAGGTTGAGGATTTTGGGGTCTCAAAATAGCAGGGTCAAATGGAGCAAGTTTCGGTTGCCCGACCTTTTCCATCTCAATCGTCCCAATACGTTTTAGTAGCTTCTCGGAAAGCTCTTTTGTCATCGGCTCATTTAAAATTAAGTCGATTAAAAATTGAATTTCAGTCAATTTAAGCTCCTTATTTATTAACGAGACCTTCAACACTTAAAGCGTTGCCAATTTCTTTAGTCGCGTGCTTTTCTTCTTCGTCCCATGCAGCGAAAACGTCATCGACAATTTTCTTCTGGAGTTGCAAGGTTTGTTTCGCCGTGTTTGTGAGGTTATGGTTGGCTTGCTGGCTCATTTTGAATGATGGCTTATGCAGAGCTAGGCCGATTCCCTTGATGGCCTCGTGGGATTTTTTCATCTCGCGAAGACCTTTGATCGCCCCGAGCGATTTCTGAAGAGATTTTAGTTCCTTTGGGGTCAGTTCTGATTTGCCCATCAAGCCTTCCAACTCATTTAAGTGTTGGTCCAATTCCGAACCCATCGGATTTGGCTGCTGGGGTTGGTCCACTGGCTCATTGCCTGGAGTTCCACCTTCCATTGCTTGTTCGTTGGCACCTGGGGCTCCGCCAGCACCTTGCATTTGCGATTGTTGTGCTGCCTGCATTTCAGCTTGTTGCTGTTGCTGAGCCATTTGGTCAACCTGTGCTTGTTGTTGCCCTTGTTCAAAGCCCAAGCGGAAAGCAAGGTCCACGGATTCCATGAACTTGCCTTTGAGGTTGCGGTATTTTTCTTCGTAGCGAATTTCTTTAGACATTTTTAATCCTCATCTTCGTCGAGCATGTCTTCAACTTCGAGTTTCAAGAAGTCGAAAGCAAACGGCTTAGGAGCGTAATAAGCTTGCAAAGCAGCCGGGTTGGTTTGAGCAAGAAGCTGCATGTTTTGGAGTGCGAACGGATCACGCTTGTACTTCAGAACCGGATCAAGGCTTGACGCTGGCGATCCAAAGAAGCGTGTGCGGATCTCGCCTACATCGACGTACTTATCCAAAATCAACTGGAAGCGCTCAGAGAATGGGAAGCGTCCGCCAACAACTTCGCCGACAGTTTCCTTGCCCACTTCGAGCAACATTTCGTCGTAAGTCATGTGAAGAGCGGAGTCTTGCTGCAAGCGAGTAGACTCTTGCTCTTTAGATTGGGCGTCTAGACCAGCAAACGTAATCGTACAGATCTTCGCAAGCAACGGGTCCATGATCGGAAACAAACGTTGGTTAAAGAAAGTCTGGAATGAAAGAACCAACGGGCGAAGACCTGTGTCTCGCGAAGCCGTCAATTTGAATTCGTTTGAGGATTCAGAAAGCGTTTGAGAGTTTGTCCCTTTGCTTAAATGACCATAGCCAGGCAGTTCGTCAGGCGACATATTGAATGCCGAGAGAATGTTGCGCGCCATTTGGTCATAAAGGTACTGGAAAGCACCGTCATGTAGACCTTCGTCATTGAACGGAACCCACTGAACTTTATCGTCTTGCCCTACACCAAAAATCGGCGTGCGGAATGAGTTCGAAACGCTATTGATTGAAGCGTTAAACTGAGCCTTGATAGTGTTAACCACTGCCTCGTCGACCTCATCCGATGCAATTACTAGCATCCCTTTCGAGGCACGACCGTTTTGGAAATAGAGCTTTTCATAAGCATCAATTGAGATATGCGTAGTGACTGCGTTGACTACAGTATCTAGCGGAGAAACTGGGTAGCCATTATGTTCAACGTCGGTAGACTCGTAAAGGTTATAGACGAGCATTTCTTCGTGCGTGAACGCTTGGCGCGGAGTCTCATCAATAACCTGGACCCATGCGTACTTATCTTCGGCCACTTTGGACAGATCAATGTCCATTTTGATGCCGGTGATAGATTCAAGCATTTTAACCGCTTGTTTACGAAGAGAATCTCCCTCGTGTTCATTGCGGCGAACGGCACGACGAATCGTTGCCGTATCGACTGGACGGAATCTATGAAAAGGGAATGAGCCATCAGCGTTTTTCTTCTCGCGATCATAGATAACTTCCGTCGCAAAACGTCCAAAAGTAAGGCCGTTATTGGTCTGGATATTTAAAAACGATGCAAGGGTCAGCTGATCTTGGGTTTCTAGGCCATCCGTAGAACCGCAATTGAGCAGTTGTTGCTCAAAGCGTTTCATGCGGACTTTAACTTTCATGTATTGATTCGGAGTCAGAATTTTTAGGATTTCAGGCTTGATCGCGATTTCGATTCCGAGATCAAAGCGGTCTTTACGCAAATGGCCAAAAAGTGCCATCATGTTTCCGCGCGCACGCAAAATCGCTGCAACCAAATGGTCGGTCAGACGAATTTGTTTTAAGAGCGAATCAGGAATCAGCTGCTTTTTGGTCTTATAAAAACCAACGTAGTTATCGGAGTGGTTTGGTTGCTCAATAAACGCTAAGCGCGGAGCATTTTTGTCGGCACTTCCCGTTGCTTGATCAACAACCCATTGAAGGGCACCGGCTTGAGTCGTGAGATCCTTTTTTTCGGATTTCTCTAGAGCTTCAATGTGGGAGTCAGCAATATCAAATACTGCCTTTGGCGACTCCTTTTTCTTCTTTGGCGTTCTGCTCATATCTAACCTATATCGTGGCGGGAAATTACTCGACTTCGATCACAAACATATTTGCGTCAGTGAGACCCGGATTTGTGATCTGGCATGAGTAAGCGAGCGTCGTGCTCAAATAGATGCCCGGTAGAACTGAATTTTGATTGATCATTGGTTGGATCTGGATGTTTTGAGACCCATTGATAAGCAGGTTCAGTTTTTGATCGGTTTCAAAGTAAAGAAGTCGCTTGGCAGCTGAATAAACGGCAATCTGCGTCAGGACCGAAGTCTCGGTTGGCAACACACCAGCATACGAAAACTCAAGGGTAGTTGAGTTGACTGCGGTAATATTGAAAGTTTGCTGCGAGAGAGGTGAGAAGCCAGACGAAATAACTAGGCTATCGCCCATTTGGACGCCCGACGAACCGAAGGCAAAAATCTCAGATGCAAAGTTCGAATCGAGAGCAATGGGTCCTTCAGGCGTTCCGGAATCGTTTTCTACCGAAATAGAGCTAGAACTTGCCGAAAGAACCTTGAAAGTACCCACGTTTAGGGGGCTAAAAACGCCAGCAAGGGTCACATAGTCGCCAGGCACAACGCTCGCGAAGCTTACATTGGTTCCGGTGAGGGTCATCAAAGGCCCATTCATCGTAACCGTAATTGTCGTCATGTTACTTGTGCTAAGGGCTCGTGCAGTTCGAAATCCTGGAGCGGTCCCCCCGACCCATTTGAGTTCATAGGCGCCGTCAGCCGCTACATTAAGGGTATATTGCGTCGTACTATCTTGCGAAAGTGAGCGGGCTTGGTTAAAAAACATGATGGATTGGCCAGCTGAGACGACCAATTCTTTGCTTACGGGGTTTGCAACCTGCAAACCATTCAAGTTCCGGCACCAGCGGACGTTATTCAGCGACGGGGCGTTCGACGCACACGTGTCGCTGAAAGTATTCAAGTAAATCTGAGCATTTAACGTGGACATTGCTACCCCTAAAGTGATGTCTTTAAGATTGTCTTGGCTCAGAAATCGAAGAAAAAGCTGCCCTTTTTGCCCTTAGTCCCCGTGAATTGGCCTCCCGGCTGTATGTGACGATTGATTTCATCGCGCATTTGCTCCTGATGGAGTTCAGAACCCATATTTGGGGTGATTTGTCGGGGGGTTCGTTCGTCGACACCGGACTGGACCGCTTTCAAACGAAACGGACCTTTTATGGGAAACAGGTTTTGGCCCAAATAGCGCAAAGCATCGCAAATATCGGCGATTCCAGGCTCATCGTCTGGCTGTCCGGTAGGATTGCCCTGTCCGTCCAGTTTGAACTTATGCTTTTGCATGGCTGTTAAAACCTTCATCGTATTTTCGGTTTTAATGATCTTGAAAAGGCGCTTGCCGGATGCGGTAAGGATTTTTGAGCGAATCGATTCGATTCCTGCGGAGACATCCCTTGTAAAGACGGGCGCGCGCATAAAGTTTTTGTTGAAGGATTTAAGGAAAGATGGCTCTGCTTGATCGCAGAACCATTTGTTCAATGGATATTTGTCGCGAAATTTAATTGCAACGTCCAAGACGTCCGAAAATTCCATTCCAGTAGAAGTCCAACAGTCAACAATCCAAACTTCACCGTTGGGCATCATAGCTGCAATAATGATAACGCTGTCGTGCGTGAATCCCCAGTCGACGCCGGCATACATGGGAATTCCAAGCCTTACCAGTTCGTTAAAAAGAGCTTGTTCCGTCGGGTAATTGACCTCGATTCCAAGCAAGCCTTCCAAAGCACGTTTAATTGAAATGTAGTTTGTGGATTCGGCATCAAGATTTGAATTCAGGCGACCATACACGAGACCTTGAGAGCCGGGCTTCCAGCAAAGAAGTTGAGACTCTGCAATCTCAGGGCTGTTTTCTCTAAACTTCTGAATGACGGTCTTGATTGGCTTATAGAAACCATCTTTTGCGCTGGAAGGAAGTTGGCTCAGGCGCATTCGGCAAATGGGCAAAAGCGAGCACTTTACGCAACCTGCATGAACGTTTTCAAGCTTATCGAATTTGACCTGTTCTGGAAGCGTTAGGAAATCGTACTTCTCTTGATTTAGCTGCTGAAGCGGAAGAGATTTTGCCACGTACATTGTGGTTTTTTCTTCCAATGGCAAATGACGTTCCGGCCCACAGACTTCTGTGACATCAAGAATATTCCAACGAAGAAGTTTGTAGTTCATTTCGTCGGCTTTTGTGATCATTTCGGCCATGAGACCGAATGAGTATTTTCGAGTCGAAAGGAAAAGAGTGAAGGGATGAATTTTACGAGAATATCCGACGATGTTTTTGCCCTCATTCAAGGCAGATCGATCGGCAAGATCAAGCTCGTCAACAACGAGAATATTCGCATGCAACGAGTTCATACCTTTAGGCGTACAAATAACGACTTTAATAAAAGGCTTTTTCCCGGAAGGCGTTAGAAACTCGAAAGTACGTTTGTTTTGCGAAGAATTTGTCCAACCAGCGGCTGCCAAAAGAGGTTCGAGCTTAAAAAAATAGCCTTGGATGTATTTCAAACAAACTGCGGACTGAGATTCGACGGCAGCTGCGTGAGCAATTTCGAGTTCGAAATGCAGCATCAAAATGATCTCTAGGATCGCGCAAGATACGGTCTTGAGGCATTCACGTGCTGAAAGCCAAATGGCTCCTGGCGTGTCTCCCTTATTGTGCAAGAATGACTCATATACTTGCCAAATAGCATCGACAGGGTTTGACGTACTCTCACGATCGGTGATCGTATTCGGGTACTCCATATCCAAGAATGCTTTGATCCAATCCTTAAGTTCGTCTGGCGAACTCAAGTGTTTGAACATCAATTCAGCGTAAAATTTCTTTTCTGGTTCAGATAAAGTCTTAAAGTTCATATAGTTAAGATTGCCGCATAATTTGACATTTAAGGCGCAATGCGCTACATTTGACCGATGAGTGACCAAGATACGTTCACAAAGACGTGTCAGGCGTTGGCCATTGAATTAAAAATCAACTTTTATGTGGGGCGTCCTGGTAGGTGTTTCCGTAATGTCATGGCCTTTGCTTATGCGAATCCCTCATGGACAATCGTTCATGGATTGGCAAAACAGTGCAAAGACGGCCCGCTCTTATGTCATGCTTGGTGTGAAACCAGGGTTAACATAGGCGATCGTAAACATTGGGTGGTTCATTGCCCAAGCCAGCATCCTGAATCTCCGAATTTTGGAGGAGTCCAGCTTCATCCTTTTTTCTACAAAGCATGTCGCGTTGCTTTCACCCGCAGATACACTTTCGAAGAAGCTTACAAGCAGTTGGAAAAGACCAACAATTATGGTCCCTGGGACCCAAACTTTTTAAGTTACTGCTAAAGCTTGATCTTAAAAGTCTGAATTCCATGAACCGCAGGTGGATACCCCTGAAAACGAGTCGCTGCTGGCTGTCTCTGTTCCATTACGGCCTGCACTTCACGTTGCGCCTGCCAGAACTTTTTCTGCGCGCGGCGATCCGCTTCTTCGGTCATCATTTTTGCGGCCTGTTCAGCAGTTGGTGGCTTTAAGGCGTCAGGATTTTTAACCTGCCCTTTGAGCGCAACAAGCTTATTGCGCTCTTCCAACTCTTCGCGGGTCATCGTAAATGGGTCACTCATGGCATTGGCACTTTCGGGCCTACCATTCCTTCAGGTGCAATCCAATCGCGGCGTGGGAGTTCATTTTCCTTATCAACAGGAACTAGGGGCATAAAGAAGACTACATGGCTAATCGGAACGTCTAGGTCCAAGCTCAACTTCAATTCGCTAATGGGGCTGAGAACTGAATGCAAAAAATCTTTTTCAGTCAGTTCGTTGGCAATTTCTGAAAGAAGTTTTACGGCCTGGGCTTTTTCTTCTGAACCGCTTGTCGTAAAAGAATAGCAGGTCGATCGGAAATATTTGTCGTCGATATTTGCGATCATGGATTTACTTTTGATGGCCATTTTCTCTTTGGCTTTTTCTGATAGAAAAGGCTCGGCGTCCTTTTCCAGGCTATCGACGATCAAAGCAGTTCCTGTAGCGAAACTTCGCGGAACTGGCTCTTCATTTTTAGCAAGCGCTTCTTCTTTTTTTGCTCGGTTTTCTTCTAACTTTTCGAGAAGAAACTTAATTTCTGGGCTGAAATTTTCGATCTGTTCTTCGTACATCTTCAACTGAGCATCGTAAGACGGCATCTTCACAGCTTCGGCGCTCTTCACTTGCCCTCTTAGGCTGATCTCCGAGTTACGTTTGATCTTTTGTTCAGGAGTCATGTCCTTCCAGAGCGGATTTTTCTTCAAATATTCACCGCTCAACTGATTAATCACAGTTTCTGAGCGACGCAAAGCTGCATGCAAACGGATATTCTCGCTCTGCAATTTTGAAACGAGGGAATGAAGTTCGAGATTCTCGAAATACTCCTGCGTTTGACTTTCTGAAACTTCATCTTCTAATAACGGTGTGCCTAATTCCATTTTACGGCCTTTCATTTGCTTCGTTAATAAAGTCTTGAGGGCGATCAACTGCACGACCAAAGTCTGCGTCGGCTTTCGCTTCGGTACGTTCAAATATTTCATCACGCGGATGCGCTACAATGCCGCCCATCGTTCCAAGCACGGAAGCGATCGAGACAGCATTGCTTAGGCTTTCGACGACAGCTTTTGTTGCGTCGAACAGACCCAACTTTCTGGCTTTTCCGAATACTTGGTTTTCGACGTCATAAACCAAAGTTTCGTCGGCCAAAAGTTTAGTAATGATCTCTTCTTGCTCTTCTGAAGAGTACCCGGCGTTTTCTAAAATTCGCCGCGGAAGTTCAAAGAAAGCGGGAGCAAGCACAACGCGCGCGGGATCGTTTTCGTCTAGTTCACAGACTAGAAGGGCCATATTAAGAGCCATGCGACCACCGCCCGGCAGAGCACCGGAAGTAATGGCAGAACGAACTGCGCAAATCGCGTCTTCGGCACGGTCATGGGCCTCTTTAAGTTCGCCGGAGCTTCCGCCGAAGATAGTGAGTTTTGCGATACCATTGGTGATTTTCCCAATTCGTTCCTGGAGATGGATTTTTTCGGCTGCGGATTCACCATTCTCAAGCTGAGTTTGGAGTTCCGACGCACGGACCTCGACGTTAGCCGGATCAGGTTCTCCAACAACGGTGGAGCGGAAGCGGTAAGCTTCAAAATGCTCCATATTACCACCCAGGTCTCCCATCGTGGCATTTTGGATTTGATCTTTAAGACCAAAAACGCGCGCGCCTGTAAAAGCAGCCAAGTCGTAAAGGAAATGGGTCTGAGAGTTCAGGAATTGCGCCATTGGCGTGATCATTGGCAAAACGTTAAGCGTGTTAGGATCTGAAAAATTATAGGCAAGCTGTGTAACGACGTTGTCGCTGAAGCCGTGGGCAAAAATGACCAGATTCTTAAAATCTGAATTCCCTTCGCTCACATACTTTTCCCCCAAGGAATTAACCAAAGGCAAGATTGAAACCAAATCGTTTAACTGGCCGTCAACCAATAGAAAAAGGGGCTTTTCCATGTAGCATCGTTGGTTTCCTTGATCATTGATGAAAGCCGTATGCAATTTTCCTTGGCTTTCCTCGAATCCGACGGGGATCGGGAACCCGTCGATGCGCTCAACTTTATATCCAGGCTTTCCTGTTAGCTGACGAATAGTGACATGGGATGAGTCGCCATACCCGATTTCTTCAAATGCCTGGATGACGGCTTTTGCGAGGTCCTTGTCACCGTTAGCGGAAATGGTTGCGACCATTTCCAGGAGGTTCTGATTCTTGTCGTTAATTTTAATCGACTGCTTTTCCAAATATGGAAGCAGCACTTCTTTTAATACCTTTGCAATTCGGCGAGTCGCCTTTTGCGGACTGTATTTTGGATTTTTCTCACAGAACTCAAATAGATTTTTAACAATATGATAGGCCAGCACTGTAGCAGTCGTAGTTCCGTCGCCTGCCTCAGTAACTGTCTTTTGGGCCACGTCGCGCGCAGATTCGATAACCAAATGCTCGTAAGCGTTGCTTGACCCAAGGGAGCGAAAAATTGAAACACCGTCTTTGGTTAAGGTATTTGGAATTCCCGGAAGGTCCGATTCCAAAAGTGAAAGCTTTCCACCGGGTCCCATCGACGAGCCAACAATATCGCTGACGCGTCTCATCGTATTGAGCACAATAGCCTTTAGCTTATTATGGTCGGTCTCAAACATTTTGGGCGCTGTTTTCGCTTTGCGAATACTCATCTGTTCTCCTTAAAAGTGTAACCAGGCAAGTTTCCCCACCCTTGCTCCGCAGGACCCCGCTTTCGCAGGAAATTCACCACATGCCGATTTGCCGAGGCGGTCCCAGGATCTTTGCAGTCCTCTGAGCATGGCCATGACGGCTATCGGACCCAACCGATCCGCTGCAACAGTTCCTGGTCACATAAGGTCTATATCACGTCGAATTTCAGAGACCTGATATTACTATTTATGCAGTTAACTATCGAAAGTCCGAGTCGGGCTTATTTGAGCGAATTTAGTTCAGCGGAGATCTTGGATCTTCGGCGTGAGCTTTCGTATGTAAAAGAATCGGTACGGCATCAGCTGAAACGAACGCAGCAAAATCACTGGTTCAGATCTCAAAACCCAGAAGGCTGGCAGAAAACCTGCGACGAACTGAAGTCGCAAATCAATCAGGTCGCAATGTGGACCGATAACGGACGTCCTTATATTCGACCAGGCTCAATACCTTTCATCGAAGGTAAGGAATGGAATATCCAGTCCAAGGTCCAGTACCCAAAGTTTAAGAAAATTCCTTGGGCCAAACCATTGCCGTTCCAACTTCACCCTTACCAAGAGGAAAGCTGGGATGCTTTGCTGGCTCATCGTCATGCGAACGTTGCGCTCTGCACAGGTTCTGGCAAAAGCCCCATCATCTTGAAGGTTTGTCGCGAAGCGGGATTGTCGGCAGCGATTATTGCGCCTTCAAAATCTATTTTCTATGAACTCAAGGAAAAGTTCGAATATCACTTTGGCAAACAATACGTCGGAGCCTTTGGCGACAGCAAAAAGGTACTTGGTAAGCGGTTTACGATTTGCATTTCCGATTCGCTTTGTAACCTGAAGCCGGGAACCAAAGAGTACGACTTCTTTTCCAAACTAGACATGATGCTCGTTGACGAGTCTCATACGTTCGCTGCCGAAACCCTTGAGGAAGTCTGTCACGGTGTCTTAAAAGACGTTCCCTATCGATTCTTCTTTAGCGCAACGCAAACGCGGGGCGACGGAACAGAGAAGCTACTCCAGAGCATCATTGGCGAGACTGTCTGCGAACTTTCAACAGGTGAAGCGGTTGAAAAAGGCTACATTGCGGATCATGAATTCCGGGTTGTAGCCGTGCGATCTACAAATCTCAACTATTCCGGCGCTGATCCATTAGAGGAAAAACGAGTTCATTTCCTTCGCAACCAGAATATCGCTAATTTCATAGCTAAATTTGCCAATGCTGACGCTACGATCAATGGAAAGCAAACATTGGTTTTAGTTGAAGAAATGAGCCAAGTCGCAGCCCTTGCGAAGCTCTTAACGGTGCCATTTGCTTATGCTCATTCAGAAAAGAACAAAGATCGTCTCGAAGAATTGGGACTTCAAAAAGTTGATCCGGCTGAAACAGTAGAAAAGTTTAACAAGAACGAGGCCAAGGTCCTGATAGGCACTTCTTGCGTGTCGACAGGAACCAATATTTTTCCGACCCACAATGTATTCAATTGGGTTGGCGGATCTTCAGAAATTAAGACGAAACAGGGAGCCGTCGGACGTGCTGTTCGAAAGCATGAGGCCAATCCATGGAAAGAGCTCTGCGTCTACAAGGATAAGGCGATCATTTTTGATTTCGATATTGTCGACGTTCCCAAAATGGCGATTTCGCTCGAAAAACGGCTTGATTGCTACAAAGAATCCAACCGCCCAATTAAATACATAAGGACAGCACCATGAAACAACCAAAGATGACTCGATATTTTCTACTCCTGATGTTTGTCGTGTTGTCATACTCTTTCGTCTTTACGTCACTAGAAGTAAATGCGCCGGATTTTAAAAACGTAGATACGATGGTCCGCGCGGCATCCGATGAACTCTTTGATTTTGCAGAACAATATTTAAACGCTCACCCCGATGAGTTTCCAAACAAAGCCTATATCACGGTCGTTGATTATTCTTTGCCATCAAGTCAGCCCAGAATGTACGTCAAAAATCGTACAAGCGGAGTGATTCGGGCAATTCACGTTGCTCACGGAGCCGGGTCTGATCCTGAAAATACCGGAACCCCGATTCGTTTTAGCGATGCCAACGGTACTCACGAATCATCACTTGGCTTTTACCGCGTCAGCGAAACCTTTTCTGGAACTCACGGAATCGAGATCGCTTTAGATGGACTTTCGCCTACAAATTTGCATGCGCGGGAACGTGCGATCTTGATTCATTCGGCAAATTACGTTTACGATACTAACCTAAAAGCGGGAATGAGTTGGGGCTGTTTTGCTATTAGCCAGGCCAACCATGACTGGGTTATTTCTGCTTTAAAGGGCGGAAGTCTCATGTATGTCGGGCAGGGCAAATGAACAGACAATATGCAAATCTTTTGATTCTTGCTCGTATCAAGGCAGAAATCGAAGCCTATCCAGATATGCGTTTTGGCCAAATCTTGCGAAACCTCGGCGTCGTGGATGCGAAATTTGTAGATGGCGAAGCAAAGTGGACGAACACCTTCCATGAAGAGCCGTCGGTAACCCTTGACCGCATGCAAAAAGTGGCCGCGCTGATCGCGGGTTGAAAGGATTGAATTATGCAAGAAATGCTAATCGTCGGTGATATTGCCGGAGAATACGACGCTTTAATTCGACTCGTTGCCAGAGTTCCGGAGACGACTTTCGTTTTGGCTGTGGGCGACTTGGTTGATCGGGGTCCTCAGTCGAAAGAAGTCGTTCAGTGGTTTATGGAAAACCAGCATCGCGCAGACTGCCTGATGGGTAATCATGAGCATATGATGATAGATTTTTTGGATGATCGGGGGATTTACTACTCGGGCGTCTGGCATGGGAATGGGGGCGTCGCTACCATGCAATCCTATGATCCTAAAAATCGCCTCTACGTTCCGAGTTCTCACCTAAACTTCCTTGCGGGTCGAGCGAAATACAAGATCATCCCCGGCGAAGGCGACATCCCTCAGCTATTCGTTTCTCATGCGGCATTGAATCCGACCCTTACTTTAAATAAAGTTTGCGACGAGATGACAATGGACGACATTCATTTTGACGACTCAATCATGTGGAACCGTGGCGCGCCTAAAAAGCGGGAGGGCGTATTTCAGGTCATGGGCCATAATTCGCACTGGGGCGTAACAAAGTTTGAAGATTGGGCAATTTGCATCGACGGAAGCCGCAGCAAATGCCTCACGGGATTCAAGTGGCCGTCACGAGAAATCATTCAGGAGCCGTATGAACGACCAGTACCAGCCTCGGAATGAGTTCGAAGTAGAGGTTATGAAGATGTGGGAGTCCTGGGATTCACTGTTTCTGATGGATAGTGGCGCCGAATGGATTGATGAAGATATTGAGCGACGCGGCCATGAAATCCTGGACTTCCTAAAGGTTTACGACGACGAAGTTTCATTTGAATGCAAGGTCTGGGTCCGCAAACGAATTCTTTCCGACTAATATTTAATACCTGGCCCTTTTGGGTGTGCCTGGAGAAAGCTAAAATATGAACAAATTTGGTTATTTGAATTGGCGAGGGTTTTGTTTTTCTAATAACTATATCTCAGTTGCGGGTGGCTGGCGTACCCCTCTCGAAGTCTCCGTGCGCCTTTTTGGGCTAAGCAATCATCTCGCGCTAGTGCAGCACATTGACGATTTTCAGTTTGGTCTTTCAGTTAAGCTGAAAAAGAAAGGCTCCAAAGCTTTTGTTTGGAGCAAAGCTTGTCAAGAGACAACTCTCGCAATCGACTTAAAGCTCGGTCCTTTCGGGTTGTACTATTTTGGTGCCCCCCACGAATGGTTTTAGGACTAATATCTATTTTCAACTTGCAAAATAGTTACTAGCAATTTAACTTTTCTTATTCCATTGGAGGGAAAATGAAATTTGCTATTTTGGTTGCCATGTTTGCTGCATCGATTACTGTTGGTTGTACTCGCGTTGATCAGGGAGAATTCGGTATTGTAAAGCACTTCGGCGGATCGGTTGACGATGCTCCGGCAGGAGCAGGATACAATATGACGCTCTTCTCATCGATTGAAACGATTGATGCCACAGAAATTCGCGTTCCAATGAAAGATTTGACGCCCAAAGACAAAGACGGCGTTCTTTTCACGCTCGACATGACTGTTACCTACAAAATCAATCCTGAAAAGGCCGTTGGTTTTTACAAACAGACTCATGAAGTCGACAAAATCGTAGAAAACAACATTGCGAACAATGTGCTCGGGTATCGCGTCCTTGAAGACGTTGTCGCGAACTCTTCGACGAAAGCCTTCAATGACTTTACCGTTGCCGAGATTGGGCCGCGGCGTAGTGACATCGAGCAAAAGATGAAAGAAATCATCCAAGCCAAGATCGACGCTCGCTATGCAGACGCATTTCAAATCGTAAACGTGAACATCAATCGCACAAAACTGGGCGATTCGGTGGAACAAGTTCTTCAAAGCCAAGCGATTGCCAAGTCTCAGCGCACTTTGCTGGACCTTCAACAGCAATTGGCCGAAAAAGAGACTGATCTTTTGAACAAAAAGTTTGAAGGAATGAAGCGCATTTCAAATACTTACGGCATTCCAGTTGAGCGTGTCATGAATTATAAAGTTCAAGAGCAATATAATGGCGTTCTTTCTGAAATTGCTAAAAACCACCAGGGCACGACCTTGGTCAATGTAAATCAGAAAGAATAGTTTGATGCTGTTCCCGAGAAACAAAAGAATTGGATTCATTGCCAGTTCTTTCGACCTAGGCCCGCATGCGGGCCACGTCGCCACCCTCGCTGAGGCAAAAGAGCATTGCGAATATCTGGTGGTCGCTTTGCATGTCAATCCGCAATCGGAACGGGACTTTAAAAACAAGCCCCTTCCGTCTGTGAGCGAACGCTTTCTGATTTTGATGGCCAATAAGTTCGTTGATCAGATCATTCCTTATGAGACCGAGCAGGAGCTTATTAACTTGCTCCACTTCGTCCAGCCCCAGGTCCGATTCCTAGGTGAGGACTATATGCATAAGGATTTTACCGGAAAAGGTATTTCTGGCATCGACATTATCTTTTGCCACAGGAAGCATGATGTTTCCAGCAGTGGTTTGCGTAAAAAGATCCGTGGAGAAGCATGACTAGACAAGAGGTCCGTAAATTCTTGATCGATTTTAAGTATGACAAGCACGAATTTAAAGTTCGGTTCTTGCCAAATGGAATCGCTAGAATTACGGGAACTGCTTGGCTTAAGTGCGCCGATACTGGGAAAAAGGTCCAGTTCTCCGACTCCCGCGATATGAACTATGCCAGTTTCAGTGAATTTGAACTCTTAAATTACATGCGAAACTGGCTTCTCAATATGGCCATTCACGAAAACGACGAAAAAATTCGATATAAAGGCAAAAAACTCTACGATCCGCACAAGGTCTGGAGCCATCTGTTTTACTGAAATTAGCCTATTAGCGCTACATGATATAGCGTTAGTATGGCTAGAAGATCAAGCGGCTTAAAGGTCCATGAGCAGTATGATGCGAGCTTCCAACGGCTTGCAGCTGAACTCACGGCCCAACTAGAACGCAACGAAAATGGTACAGATCAAAAGCAGCAGTTTGAAGAACTGACTTCGGCGGAATTTGAATTCCGGAAAGCTGTTTGCAAATACCCCAAGCTATCGACTGATGTTTATATTCGTTTTTTACAGAAAATTACCGTAGAAAACCGAAATATTCTCAGTGCCCGACCCTATTTCCGCGAAACAGCGAAGAATTTCAGCAAGAACGTAACGCCAGCGATTAAAGCTCGCGACGCCGAAACTTTGAAGACCTTTGATATTAACTTTCAGTTAATCGAGTTCATTCGAGATCACTGGAAGGGCAAATTCCCGGCTGCGGCTGAAGTCCAGTATCAGCGCGTTTTCAAAGCAAGGAACCTGCTTTGCGAGAACAACATGCCGTTGGCAATTAACCGGGCAAAGCTCTTCTACAAGAAAACGCCAAAAGGTCCTCTTTCATTGATGGATATGATCAACATCGCCTCGACTGGACTTGCGTCTGGCGTTGATAAGTATTGTGGAAAGTATTCCCGCATGCTCAACGGTGTAATCATTGGCCGTATCGTCGGGAATCTCATTGACGAATATTCTGCAACCACACTGCACTTCTACCCTTCGGATCGTCGTATTTTGTATAAGGCTAATAGCTTACGCGCAAAATTGAAAATTGACGATGTCGAGAAACTCGCCGATGCTGTTAATAAGAGCTTCAGGGAGGATGCGTTGGAAGGTAAAAGTGTACCCAAGATAGAAGTGACGGCTGCGCAGTTATCAAACCTGCTAAATGCCGCAACGACAGTGAGTTCGGATCAGATCGTGGACGAGGACGGAGTCGGCGTTTACGATTTCACCCCGTCTTCTTCGCCAAATGCAGAAGATACGCTCATTGAGCGTGAAACGACGGAACAGCTGTTCAATGCAATCGATCGCTTGCCGCTTCTTCATCGTAAAATTTTGCAGCTTAAGGGAGTAAAACTCTAATGTTCTCAGTCAATAATCGCCTAATTTTAGAGAAATATACTAAAGAGGGTCTTCGCAAGGACGATTCCAAGACTGGTTTTGCGATGATCGCCCAGAAGACCCGACTTAAAGGGCTGCGTCTTCTCGTGGATGCCAAAATCGTTGATGGCACAAAAGACGGATACGTCATTGGCAAAGGCTCGATCATTTACATCAAAGAAGAAACGCTTCATACGGCTCCTTGGGCCGCAAAGTTTTTAGAATGCGATAAGATTGGCGAACCATTCATGATCGTCGATTCAGCACATATTGAGTTTGTTGCCGATGAATAAGCAATTTCTTTACGTGGGAGATCCCCATATTCAGATTCAGAACCTTGAGGATGCCGAAAAGCTCTTGTCGCATATTTACGACATGGTATCGGGCTCTACACCGCCAGATCGAGTCGTTTTTCTAGGAGATTTGCTTCACACGCACGCAATTGTGCGAGTGGAGGTCTTGGAATTCTGGCGCAGATGGCTTTTTCAGATTAGCAGCTTTGTTCCGGTGACGATTCTCGTGGGAAACCACGACATGACTGGCGACTATAGTTCGAAGGCCACGGCGCTATCGCTGTTTGCAAGCGGGCGGGTCACGGTTGTGGACGAACCTCTTGCCGAAGGTGCGATTGGCTTTTTGCCTTACATCCATTCGCAAGAAGAGTTCATTGATTCCGCCAACGGACTGGTAAGCCGTGGTGTACGGACTATCGTCTGTCATCAAAGCTTCTCAGGCTCCAAATTCGAAAACGGATATTTTGATCCTCATGGAATCAATCCTGATTTGCTGACGGCGACTCTTATCATTTCTGGGCATATTCACATGCAACAGAAATTCGGGAAGGTCTGGCATCCAGGTACGCCGATGTGGCTAACTGCTTCGGATGCAAATCAAGAGAAGGGGCTTTGGCTTGTTGATCATTCTCCTGACGGTGACATTGCTGGTCTTTCGTTTATTGATACATCAAAGATCGTTACTCCGATTGTTTCCGTCCAGTGGAAGCAAGGGGAACCTAAGCCCTCGCTGCCAGAAAATGCGAAAGCGACAGTCGAACTCATCGGCTGTGCAGAATGGGTAAGCGCTAATAAAAGCGAACTTAAAGGCATCTCGGTTCAGTCGACTTTTACCGATAAGGCAAAAATTCGAATGACGAAGACCACTTCGTTTGAAGAGTTTGTCGACTCCGAATTTGAGCTTCCGCCTGAAATTGAGAAAACAGAATTCAAAGATTTTCTCAAGGAGATGGGCCTTGTCGGATAAAGTGAAAGAAACCGTAAGAGAAATGGCGGCATTGACAATTTTGAGCGGGAAAATCAATCCCGTTCAGGTCAATACGATCCAAATGTATCCAATGATCATGTTTGATGGCGTGAAAAAGGCCACCATTCATTACGATCTTTCACGTCCAGAGCCTTCAGAAGAAAAAGTTAAACACAACTCGCTTATCGTTTTTGATCTAGAAACTGAGCAAGAGCAAACCAAGCTCGAAAAGCGCTGCGCTTATCTTGAGATCGCCGTTCGGGAGCTTTTCTGGAAAGAAGTGCTCATCGAAGTCCTTTTCAACGGCAAAAGCGTTTACAAGTCGGAATCCTAATGTCGGAAAATACAAACCTTCAAAAAGTCGTAACTGACGTCTCCAAGCGAACTGAATTTACTGAAAAGGACCTTGAAGACCTTGAGCAGTATAAGGCCGAAGGGGCTCCGGGAATCCATGCGATTCCCCACGAAGTTTTAACCAAGTGCATGGAACTCTATTTAGAGGGTCGCTCCTTTAGGGAAATTTCGGTTACGCTTCTTTTAAAGCGCATCCAGATCATGTATTTGGCGCAGCGGTTTAATTGGTGGGACATTCGCCAAAACTATATTGAAGAACTGCAAAACCAAATTGCCCAACGAGTGGTCGATTCAAAACTGTCTTCCCAGACGTTTATGCTGAAACTCATCCATAACTGGGAACGGCGCATGAGTAAAAAAATCGACGAATATCAGCGAACAAACGTAGAGCCTGAAGGCGGCGTGGTAGATTTCAAAGAGGTCGATAAGTACCTAAAAACCGTCGAAGTTTTGCATAAAATCACAGCTGAAAACACCGGACGCTTGAACGTTCCCGCTTCTCCAATCGGTTTGAACGTGGGCGACGGCATTACCATCGAAAAGAACGGTAACCAGCTAAACATTTCACCGAAAACTAAAGAACGCTCTGTTGCCGAGATGCTCAAGGCCATTGCGGACGCAAAACGCCAAGAAAATGGAGAATAAATGAGAAACTTTTTGATCGTCATCTTTTGCTTACTTGTTTGCGTAAGTCTGCCAATTGTTCATATGGCGATTACCAAGAATCTATCAAGCGATGTGATCACGCTGAATGCTTCTAATACGATCGTTTTGGACGCTGAAGTTAATGGCGATTCTGAAGGCCAGCTTTTGGCCATGGCTCTGTCGACCGACAAACAATTGCGCCCTGGCGATCCGATCTATCTTTACCTTCAAACGCCAGGCGGTAGTGTGACGGCTGGCGAAGAAATCATTGAAGTTTTGCATGGCCTTGGACGTCCAGTTCATACCATCACGGCACACGCTGCCAGCATGGGCTTTTTAATCGCTCAGAACCTCGGTACACGCTATATTCTCTCGACGGGCGTAATGATGAGCCACCGCGCCTCCGGTGGCGTGGAGGGTTCGTTTGGCGGCAAAGAGCCTAGCCAAATGCAAAGCCGCTACAATCAGCTTTTGCGTGAAATGGAAACTTTTGATCTGCAAGTCGTGAAACGTTCAAACGGAAAACAGACTTTAGAAAGCTATCGCCAGGCAAATGACCAGGAACTTTATGCCCGAGGCCAAGATGCCGTCGACAAAGGGTATGCGGACCAAGTTGCCAAGGTTAAATGCGGCGCGTCTTTAAGTGGCACGACAACGTTCGTTCAAAAAGCAAACGGACTGCAAGTCGAATTCCAAATGGCAAACTGTCCTCTCGATTCGAATCCGCAGAACATCCGAGTTATTGCGCCAAAGGTCAAAAACATGATTCCGCCCACCGAAGATCAAATTCGCGAAACTAAGCGAATTTTCTTGCAGGAATTTAACCGCGCACGCGCAAGCACGATCCCTCTGGAGTTATAATGCCGATCATGGCTTTTGTTTGCCCAGACGGGCATATTGTTAAAAAGTTCCTGCGCAAAGTGCCCAAGGGAGAACTGTCCTTCCGCTGTCCGGGATGTGGCAAGCCCTTAAGTCATCAACTCTGTGCGCCAAATTCACAATCCCTGGTTATTGTGGATAACGGCGTTCAAGCTAAAGCGGTCGAAGTAAATCTGGATATGGTCGAAAAGATCCGTGAACAATCAACTAAAGATTTTTCAGAAAAAGACTAGCCAAAAGCACGCATGCTTGTAACGATTTGGCATGCTGAAGTTCAAGACACTGACATTTCAAAATATCGGCCTTTTTGTTACACCTCAAACGGTCGAAATCGACAAGCTTGGTCGACTCGTTCAAATTGAGGGCAAAAACCTCAACACCGGGGGCTCTTCCGGGGCCGCAAAGACAACGATTTTCAATGCAATCGACTTTCTTTTTGGTCTCAATGACATCTCAAACTCAGATCTGCAATCTCGACTGACAAAAGACAGCATTAGCGTTTCCGGTCTTTTTGATTACGACGGTAAAATTCTAAAAATCACCCGTGGCAAAAAGCTTGTAATTGAAATCGATGGCGAGACGACGACCGGAAGTTCCAAAATTGCCGAAGAAAAACTTGATCAAATTCTTGGCGTTTCGCGCGAGCTATTTCGAGCCATGCTTCATAAGCGCCAAAAAGAGGGCGGCTTTTTCCTGGACCTTAAGCCAGGCGATACATACGATTTTTTGACCGACTGTTTGGGGCTCAAAGAAATGCGTATGAAAGCGGAAATCGCCGAAAGCGCGGCTTCTGAATTTCGAAAACAATTGATCGTCCAAAATACCACGCTAGAAAGCGCTAAAGCTGCCGTGGAGGCGATCAACAATGCTTTGCTTGCTCTGGGTGACCGCCCAGCGATTCGTCATACTGACGAGGAACTCAGCAAACTATACGAGGCAGCGCGTAATGCTAGCTACGTCGTCGACAATCTCAATCAAAGACAGATTGCGGAGCTTGCTGAATTAGAAAAAACAAGACCTGTAGCCGAAGTTGATCAGTTTGATGGATCAAAACTTGAAGCACTTTATCAGCGAAAAAAGGCTTTAGAAGACGAAACGAGCCTTTTGCGCGTTGAAGAAGTTAAAATAGCTGCTGCGCAAAAAGAGATCTCGCACCAAAAGCAGGCTAAATTTGTGCGCCAAGAAACCGACAAAAAAGCTCAGGTGAAAGTCCTCGATGGCTTCGCTGCCGCAGGCAAAAGAGCAAATGACCGCGCAATTCAGATCGCAACAGAGATCAAGGCGATCCGCGCACAAACTTGCTTTACCTGTCACCAAACCTGGACCACCGAGACTGCGAAAAAGAAGGAACGAGACCTTCTTGCTGAATTGGCTGATGTCCGAAAGGTTATGCAGGAAGGAACAGACGCTTCGATCAAGGCCGAACTGCTTCTTTCGGAAATAGCAGCAGATCGTCTACGCCATGAAAAGGAAATGCAGGAATCTTTGGTTCCCATAGCGAGCAACCCTCGTCTTGCGGAGATTGCCGCCATATATTCTGCCGTCCTTGCGGATATTAAAAACGAAGCCGATAACCGCTCGCTTTATATGAAAGAATTGACGGCAAAAAACGAAGCCAAAATGAAAGCTTTCGTTGATTCCGTTAATAAAATGAAAAATGAGCATGCGCGATTGATTGGAATGCTTTTAGAAGACCATCGTCAAAAAGACAGCGCGCATAAAATTGCCATGAGCAACGTTGAATCCGACCGTGCAGCAGTTGAACGCTACGAAAAGTCGACCCTGCAAATGATGCGTCAACACGAAGCTGCCGTTACCAAGCTTTCGGAAGCAACAAACGACCTTGTTCGTACAAAACGGCGTTCTTCTATGGCGGATGAGGCCCGACGGGCCATCAAAGAATACACTTCACGTCAATTCGATGGCGCCTTGCAGGTGATTAGCGAAAACGCCACCAAGACAATCCGCCAGATCCCCAATATGCGAACGGCTACGGTCGAAATTTCGGCAACTAAAGAGACTGGTGATGGGCGCGTCAAAGAAGAAGTGAATAAAATGATTCACATGAACGGCGAAGAAAAGATCTCGATTAAGACTTTGTCTGGCGGTGAGCGCACTTCTGCCGATTTGGCCGTAGATCTGGCCGTTATGCAGTTTGCGGAAGAAACTGCCGGTAAGGGAATCGACTTATTTTTGCTGGACGAGCCATTTACTGGACTAGAGGCCGTAAATATTGAAGCGATCGTCGAAATGCTCAAAGTATCCAGCCTTACAAAGCGCATCATGGTCGTGGACCATAATCCGATTATTGCTGAAACCTTCGAATCAAAGCTCCTGGTACAGCGAAACGGGTCCAGTAGTTTTCTATTAGCTTAAATTCAATTGCGTAAATAGTAAATAACGTCTTATCCTGGTTTCTCAAACGGAGGAACCAAATGGGTAAGTTCAAAGAAAAGCTGTCGTTCGAAGAGAAACTTCAAAAGGACGAGCCAGCATTCTGTTCTAGCGTTGACGGCATGGGCGTTGAGGCACTCAACAAAGAACTCGTGCGCTACGCGAAATATAGCGAAGAAATCCAATCGGAAATCGAAAACAGTGCGGCGCTTAAAGAGGCCAAAGAGGCTCTTAAGCTTATCACTGGACCTTTCAACGATGCCAAAAAAGGCAATCGCACAAAAATGCGCTACATCATCAATTTGATTAAGGCAAAAGGCGGCCAGTAAGTGACTGAGCGGGTCTTGGCCTTGGATATGAGCACAAAGACGGGCTGGGCGATGATGACAATCGTCGACCAAAAGCTTGTGCTCAATGCATATGGCCAGTTTCCCGCAATTTCGGAGCCAGCATACCCTTACCCCGAATCCTATCTGGTCTGGGCCAATCAAATCTTCGAAAAAATCAGAGATCTCTTCGATACGTTCAACCCTGATATAGCAGTTATAGAAGAAACGGCTGGCGGCTCGAAATCGAATTATTCGCAGAAGATTCTCGAATTCATTCATTTCAGGGTTGCGCGATATGTGACCGACAGAGGAACTCCGACCAAATACTTTATGACTGAAGAATGGCGAAGAATCTGCGGATGCAAGATGACCAAAGAGGAGTCGAAGCGAAACAAAGAGGTTCGTGATTTCAAGAAGAAACACGGAACAAAGCTTGCGAAAAATACTGATGGAAAGGTGATTGGCCGCATTGGCCGAAAGCACGTAAATGTCCGTCGAGCCAATGAAATCTTCGATGGTCAGCTGAAAGAAGCACTTCGTAAAAAAGACGAAGATACGGCGGACGCGCTCCTTTTAGGGGCGGCCTATCATCTTCAAAAGTGGGCTCCCACAAAGCAAACAACCCTGAAAGGACTTAGGGATAATGGAAAAACAGCTTAAGCCAGAGATTGTCGTAACACAATTCAGTGAAACCGCCGTTCATGAATATATCGACAAGCTCGAACTGATCACAGACGCGTTCGGTCCCGAACAGCCCATCGTTCTGAAAATTGATAGCTACGGTGGCGCGGCCTATGGGTTGATTATGCTTCTGGAACATTTGAAAACGATGCCCAATCCGATTGCAACATACACGATCTCAAAAGCTATGTCGGCAGGAGCATTCCTTCTATCGATCGGTGGAAGCAAAGGCCTTCGAATGGCGAGTCCGCATTCGACGATCATGGTTCACGAGATTCAAGCTGGCGCGATGGGCGACATGAAAGAATTAGAGCAGCAAATGGGAACCTTGGTTGCTCTGAATGAACGGATTTTGACCATGTTTGCACACGCAATTGGTTTGAAGACCGCAAGCGACGTTCGCGCTTTGATTAAGAGTCGCTCAGTTGGACATGATTTGACGATCTCCGCCTTGGAAGCCCAGCAACTGGGGTTCATCGACAAAGTCGGATACATGCGCATTGAACCAAATATGAGATTTGACCTTCACATGAGTCTTGTCGGGGCGAAGCCCGAAAAAACAAAGCCCGCCAAGAAAAAGAGACGACCAGGAGCAAATAAATGAATTTTTGGGACCAGCCAGAACCCTTCGTTGATCGACCAATGGGTCAAGACGAAGAAGTTACGATGCAAGATTATGCAACACCACCACCAGTTCGCCGTTCGGCCCCAGCGCAACGTGCCGAGGAAGTCGTTCAAGAAGTCATGAGCGAAGATGAAGAGTTCGAAGATACCGAATGGTTGACAGACGCACGTCTGCGACTTGAGCAAGGTCGTTTATACGAACTGCTCATGAATCACAATATGTTCGAAGGCGTCCAGGCGGATGCTCGTGCCATTCGAAATGTGCAGCGTGAAATTCGTCAATACGCGAAAGAACGTATGGAAATCATGCTCGGAATGCGCCAAATGGCGGCTCCGGTTCAGCAGGCCCAAAGTTCAGTACCGTTCAACGAAATGGAACTTCAAGTTTTACGTTTGCTGGCCAACAAAGCCTCTGGCGGCAAAACAGCAGAACAGCCCGCTCCAGCACGAGAAGGCTTGGCACCTATGGTAGCCCCCCCGCAACCACCAAAAGCCGTTGCAAAGCCAATGGTAGCTCAAAAACCAGCACCTTTAGCTAAAGCAGAAAAACCTTTGCCGAAATCCCCCCAAAAGCCAATCGAACGAAAGAAAGACCCAATCGTTGATCGTATCTTGCGTGAGGAAGGTCTGACGAGAGAGCACCTAGAGGAAAACTATCGTCCTTTGGATAAAGATCCTTCGCAAATGACAGAAGAAGAGAAGATTCAGCGCAATCAAGAAATCACGAAGCGCCGGCGTCTTCAAACGAAGTCAGATTCGGCAAAGCCAATGCCGTCATTTGAGCAGCAGAACGCTTATTATTCCCAGCAGGCGGCTCAAGTCGCTGGTGGGCCGATGTCCCTTTTGCTCGCAGCAGTCGCCAATAAGAATAAATAACACCTGATATAGGTTCAATAAGGAGTTCAACATGCAACAAAAACAAGCCCCAGTAGCCCCGAAACGTAATGCCGCCCAACGACTCGATGACCTCGAAGCAGGTATGTCGCAGTTTTTTAACGCATTCAACAACCTTGCCGCAGAGACGATGACTATTAAAGAAGCCATCAAGCTATTGGGCAATAAAACAGAGTCGATCGTACAAGTGATCGGCGAAGGTAAGCCCGTCAACGACGATACGATCTCGGCACAGATGGTTGAAAACAATGTAACGACACTTAAAGAAGCCGTTACAAAAATGATCAGCGACAAAATCTTGGTTGAGCAAGATGCGATCTCGATGACTAGCTTTGTCGTCGGTCAAGAAATCAACGACGAAGGAAAAGTCATTCAACCTCGCACGCAATTCGCTCTTGCCGCGATTCCAAATGAGCTTCAGCAAAAATGTCTGGGCGCTAAGCCAGGCGACGTTTTGGAACTTCAACCAGGCAAACTGAAACTCTCAGTGCAAGAAGTTTACAACATTTGCATGCCGGAGCAGCCCAAACAAGAAGCGTAATCTTAAAGTTAACGGGCACTAACGACTGTTTAGTGCCTTTCTTGTGGGGGTTGGATGTTTCAAGACCAGAAGTTCACAGATGCCGAAATAGCTTTTATTGCCGCCCTCAAAGAGGATTCCGGCATGGGCTGGCCCGAAATTACCGATAAGTTCAATAAAAAGTTCAAGAATGATAAAAGCTCAAATGCTGTTCGTAAAGGCTATGAGCGGGCTCGGGATCGTATTTCTGGCGGGAACGGCGAATACGTTCGTTTATTTCGATCCGTCGCTACTACTAAAAAGAACAACTCATTAAATTCCAAAGATCTGCGCAATGTTTTAAAAGCTTGGGATGAACGCGAAGATATTTTAGAGGCCATCAAAGGCGCAGCATCTGACGTTAATAAGGTAAAAGTACCGCCTAGAACAAAGTCGAGCAAGGGCAAGCCTTGTATGACAATGGAATTACTCATTAGCGATGTTCACGTAGGTAAACTGACGGATACATTCAATCACGATGTTTTGAAGAGACGCCTCATGCAGCTTTCTTCGACCATGATCAAGGAAATGCATAAAAACTCGCTGACCAGTAAAATTGATCGCGTAATCCTGGCATTTCTTGGGGATTTAATCGAATCGTCAACCATGCACGGAACCGAGTCGGCTAAAGGTTGCGAATTCGGGAATTCTCGGCAAGTTCAAGAATGCTTGGTTCACCTGTTCAATCTCGTTGTTGTCCCGATCTCTCAAGCGGCAGCCCAATATGGCGCGACGGTTGATTGCGTAGGCGTTGCGGGAAACCATGATCGCACAGAACATGATCGTACCTATAACCGCGTTGGCGAAGAAAATGTGACCTGGATCATCTATAATTCGATGAAAGAGTTCACAAAGCTTGCCGGACTAAAAGATGTCAGCTGGCATATCCCCGTTGACCCTTATATTCGCTTGGAAATCTATGGCGAAGGCGTTTTGTTTGAACATTATGACAACGCCAAAGGAAACACGCGCGCAGCGCTCGAAAACCTGCTTGCAAAGCGTGTGAATCAGCTTAAAAAGCCTATTCGCTTCATGCGCGGTGGGCATTTCCACGAACCAACAGAATATGGCGTCGGCAAAATCATCATTAACGGAAACGTTCCCGGAAACGATGGTTATAGCACCTCGCATGGATTTGATTGCGAGCCTACTCAGACGCTGAATTTTTATATCGAACGCGAGAAAGGTGACTCGGTTAAGCGTGAAACGTCTTTCTACAAACGAATGCTTATCCAGCTAAATTGATGTGGGGCACTACGAGGAACGAGTCGCGCTTAGCGGGCAAATCACGAGCCTGTCCGACGAAATACAAATCGCCGCGAATAAACACGAAGGACTCGCTTTCTCCATTGAAGTTTGTGAAGACCAAATTACGCTTCTTCTGGAAAATATAGCTATCATGAAATCCCCCGGAATCATCCTCGTTGCGAGCGAATACCGGAAGGCAATCATCGAATTGTCAGAAGCCAAGACCTCTCTCAAAGAACTCAAAAAGAATTTCAGGGAACTCGATATATCTCTTCGACGATTGCGCGCAAAGTTTGCCAAGCTCGTCGGCCATTCAAATGAACTAAGGCTCGTTACCGGGACAGTTCTTTATGGCAATTTCAAAAGGCCAAAAAATGGACAAAATTGAACTTTCAAACCGCGTAACGACCGAAGAAGACTACGTTCGCTGCCCGAAATTCGGGAACTCTCTTTCTCGCTTTACAAGCAAAAACTCCGACGGGGTTGAAGACGCTGTGATTGCACGGCTTCTTTTGATTTCAGAAGAAGAAGTTGCGCGTCTTTACCAAGAAGCGGTCATAATGCTTCGCGAAGACATCCTAGACTAAATTTTTATTGCCTATTTACTATTTTCTACTAAGCTATTAGCGAGGTAGGGATGAAAATAGACGTTTACTGCGATGGATCTGGCACCACAGGAAATCGGGCAGCTGGTTTTGGTTGGCTTTTGCTCGTCGATGGAAAAATCCTCCGCGAAGGTAACGGCCATATGGACAAAGGCTCTAACAATGACGCCGAGATGCAAGCCGCTATCGCAGGTCTTGCCGCCGCATTTCATTTCTATAAGGCGTGTGTTGCTAGTGGTGAAAAGAACATCATCGTCACCCTTTGTTCGGATAGCCAAATCACCCTCGGATGGGCCGACGGATCTTACCGATTCAAGCAAGAGCATAAATACGACAAATTCCTGGTGCTAAAAGAGCTTGTAAAGCGCATGCACGTAAAAACTCGCTGGGTGAAGGGTCACTCGGGCGACGTTTACAACACACGTTGCGATGTGCTCGCGAATCTTGGTCGCCATAAGCTGGCTTGCAACGAAAAACTTCCCTCAAAACATAAACGTGGAGCTCGCAGCACGAATCGCTACATGGCTGGCTGGAAAGCCCATGCAGAGCATGCCCAAGTTTTAATTGCGGCTTTGGAGCAAATTCGAAACGGACTGACACCTGATATTAACAGAGTCGAGGCCCTTACAAAGGATCTCGCCCATAAAACCCTTCTGGAATTCGATGCAAGAGTTCGAGAAGCGAAAGAGGTAAAATGAATTACTATTTTGCATTCGATACTGAAACGGGCGGACTTTCGCCAGATGAAGCAGATCTTCTGACTTTTTATGGTGCGATCGTCGAGACTGACACATTAAAAGTCATTGATGAACTTTATTTGAAATTGAAGCCAAACAACGGCGAACTTCCCGTTGCGGAAATAGGCGCGTTGAAAGTCAACGGGATCAAAATCCCCGAGCACATGGCAGATCCAGAAACCATTACCTATAAAGATGGCGCCGCGAAAATTAAAGGAATGCTCTCGAAGTATTCGAAAAAAGTCGGACGCTCTTTGAACATCAAGCCTTTGGGCTACAACGTACCTTTCGACGAGCGCTGGACATGGAAGCACCTTCTTTCTGAAGAAGAATGGAAGAAGTTTATGCACTACAAACGTGTCGACGTTATGGAACGCGTAGATTTCCTAAAAGAGTGCAGTTGGTTTCCGCCTGAACTTGGAAGCCTCGGCTCCGTTAATGAATTCCTCAATTTGCCGAAGCGAAACGCCCACAACGCCAAAGACGATACTTTGATGTGCCTGGACGTTTACGCAGAACTCTTAAAACTTATGGCAAGCAAAAAATCTGGTGGGACAACGCAAGACCTGATCTCACTTTTGGAGGCCGAATGATGTTCTTTATTCTTTTCGTTTTAGTGGTGTTTATTGTTGGTGTCGGAATTTCCTCTTGGGCTGAAGAAAGAGCTGACAACCGCGTCAAAGCACGCGCTGCTGAGTGGCTCGAAGCCGAAAAGCAGCGTCCTATGTGTGCGCTGAAAGTAACTTTTGTTGACGGAACGGATGTCATATCAGATCCGATCCCCCCGCTAGCGCAAATAGGCGATCTGAACACATTTTACCCTTCCACTTCAAAAGCTTATGCCGAAAGCATGGCCCATAGCATTTTGAGTGGCTCGGGCATCCTGCGCATCCGCGGTAAACGTTGGCCAACTTCTTCAATCAAAGTGATTGAGGTTGTTCCAGCCGTGAGCCAGGCAAAATGAATACCGAAGAACAAATGTTCAAGTACACGCTTGGTCTTTATGGCCTTACGTGCGTGGGCTCAGAGCTTTTCGACGAAAACAATAAGCCCTACGGTTTCTTGAAAAATTACGGTTTCAATTCGGAAGGCGTCTTTTGCTTGGTTGTCAGACGTTATTCCTCCATTTCTGCGCTCCCCATCAAGATCACTTTGGAAGGTTAATATGAAAGTCAGTCCGCACATGCACGCCGAAAGCTTCCTTACGGGTTCATCCCTTAAGGATTTCATTGCACGAGCAAAAGAGCTTGGGCGTTCGCACGTTGCATACACTGATCATGGCTCGCTGAGTTCGGCTTTGAAAGTTCATGGCTTGGCGAAAAAAGAAGGTCTTAAGTCCATTTTGGGCCTGGAATTTTACTTTAAAGATCCAAACTGTCAGCTGGTTGCGGGTACGCCCGCCGCTAACGCGCGGTATTTCACCGCAACCATTTACTGCGAAGATCAGGCAGCCTATCAGGCGCTTTGCCAGCTGGTTTCTCGTACAGATTTTGCTACCGTCAAAATCAACGGCGAGCCACAAAATCTTTGGACCTGGGCACATCTCGAAGAAATGTCCAAGTTCAACACGAACATCGTTTTGACTGGTGTTCATTGCATGGTGGCCAAAACGCTTCATGCAGGCGTTCCCAAAGTTGGCGAGCAAATCCTGCTGAAACTGAAACTATTATTTCCAAATCGCCTCTTTTTGGCAATTTTAGCTTCCAAATGGGAAAAGCGTTACGCAGAAGTTGTCGAGATTTTCTTCCAAGATGGTTCTAAAAAGGCAATTTTAGCGAGTGACACGGTTTCTTCTGACAAGGCGAAAAATATCTCGGCCAAGGATATTGCTTCGCGTGCTGGGCATTCTGCGCTTTATTCAATTTTCACAAACGGCTCATTTTACGATCTTTCCTCGAAAAAAGAGGTGGTCGACAAAAAGGGAAAAAAGAAAACACAAGTTTTCCCGAAAAAGTTCACTTCGGTAAAGCTTCATAAAGGCTTTTTGCCGTACCCCAACGGTGATGTCTCCCTTATGGGCAATCGCTTCCTAAAGGCGCTCGCGGCGCGCCACAGCCTGCCCCTGTTGGTGACCGACTATGCCTACTATGCCGAGCAAGGCGACCGAATCGTTCAGGATATGAAGCTTGAGGGCGCAACGCGGATGAACGCGAGCCTTCACATGAAGGACACGTCTGAAATTCGCGATTATCTGACCGGAGTTCTAGGAATGAATCCTTCAGAAGCCGAATGGGTCTTGGTCTCAAATCAAGCTTGGGCAAGCCGTTTCGACAATTTTGATCTCAAATATGATTGGCGCTTAGCTGAAACCGACGGTGATCCGCTTAAGCGAACCATGGAGATCATTCGAAAAGTCGGGCGCATGGATTTTGGCAATATGTTCCACGTGGAACAATTGAAGACAGAACTCGGCGTCATCGCCAAAAACGGCAAGAAAGATCTGTCATCGTATTTTTTGCCGATTTATGACGTCCTAAACCATTACCGCGAAAACGGTCAGTTGACTGGTCCAGGCCGTGGATCGGCTGCGGGTTCGTTTTTGGCCTATTGCATGGGGATCACACACGTTGATCCCTTCAAATATGGCCTAAGTTTCCAACGTTTCTACTCCTTGGATCGTATTTTGGCCGACAAGCTGGCCGACATCGACTCGGATTTGGAAGATCGCGAGCTTTTGGTCGGTGCCGATGGCAAGTCCGGCTACCTCTATTCAAGGTGGGGGAATAAAGCAGCACAAATCGGAACACGTCAAACACTTCGTCTAAAATCTTCCATTAAAGACGCGAACCGCTTTAAAAATGGAAAGGTCGAGCCCGAAATCGAAGCTTTAACGTCAGCTTTGCCAGATGCACCGCAAGGCACGACGGATGAGAAATTCCTCTATGGCGGAGAAGACGACGACGGCAACCACATTTCAGGACTCATCGAGAATTCTGACAAGCTTCAGGCGTATATCGCCAAACGCCCAGACGAATGGGCATTAGTTGAAAAAGCCTTGGGCGTGACGCGCGCCTTCTCATCTCACGCATCGGCATTCGTTATTGCAGACGTGCCGGTTGATACTTTGGTCCCTGTTCGCGACGGAAATATCACGCAGTACGAAGCAAAAGAATGCGAGATGGCCGGATTGATCAAATACGATCTCCTGGTCGTTTCTCAACTGAAAGACATTCGAGTTTGCATTGATTTAATCAACAAGAAAAACGGCGAAAAACACGATACAGGCTATTTCACACACAACGGCCAGCGCACCTACGTTTGGGATTTGCCCGTTGATCTTGAGGCGTTTAAGAGCCTTTGGGGCGGTGCTACCGAGACCTGTTTCCAGGTCAACACCAAGACTGCTACCCCGTTTGTCATGGATATGCTCCCGCAGTCCATTGAAGACTACGCGATTATTTTGGCCTTGGGTCGTCCAGGTCCAATGGATTATATCGATGAAAATACGGGCCGATCCATGGCCCAAGAATACATTCATCGTCGCGCTGGCGGCTCCTACTCCGATATTAAGATTTTGAATGAGTTAATTCCCGAAACTTTGTCGGTCCTCGTCTACCAAGAACAGATTACGAAAATTGCAAAGGAAGTGGCTGGGTTTTCCGGAGCAGATGCCGAGCAACTTCGTGAAAATATCGGTAAGAAGAAAAAAGACGATCTCGTGGCAACCAAGCCGCAATTCATTGCGGGATGTGTTGCCAGCGGAAAAGTCACCGAACAAGAAGATCGCGAGCTTTGGGCACGTATCGAAACAGCAGGACGTTACTCTTTTAACAAATCCCACGCCGTTTCCTACGCATTCATCACGTATGCCTGCATTTTCTTTAAGCACAATTACAAGCTTGAATGGTGGACCGCAGTTCTTTCAAACGCCGACACAAAAGAGATCACTTCGGTCTTGTGGCCATACGTTAAAGACATGGTTTTGCCCCCCGACATCAACCTTTCGTCAGAACAAATGGTTGTGGATTATGCCAACGAGAAGATTCGCTCAAAACTAGGCGTCATTCATGGCATGGGGGAAGCTACCATTGGTCCAATCGTAGCTGGCCGCCCTTATAAGGACATCAATGATTTCATTGATAAGGACGTGGCGGGGGATGCGCTTACGCGCAAATTGATCCACGTCGGTGTGCTGGACTCGCTGTTTCCTCCAAAGCTGACGTTTCTTGAGAAGCTAAAAATCTTTGAAGACGCCATTGAGATTCGCGACTTCAAAGAAAAGAAAGCCAAGGCCGAAAAAGAAGGCAAGCAAATGCGCCTTTTGCAGCCTAAAGAGGGACAGATTCCTGAGATTTACGCGAATTTGAATCAGAATCCAGTCTTGGAAGCGGCTATGCGCAAATCGGTTCTTCCGAGCTTGCCAGTCGATTTCTACTCGCTCGCGAAGTACCACAGCGTAGTACGCGACAAAATGGCTTCTCGCCCTTCGCTGCTTAACAAGCGGAACATGAAGACTTTGCTTTTAAGTGGCGAGCACCTGAAGCGCTTCGATGAAATGTCGGAGCATGCTCTGGAAGACGACACTTACTTTGCCGTCATGGGTTACGTGTTGGAATCGAAAGAATTCGGCTATCCGAAGGCCAACCCTACTAAGCGGGCGCTCAAGCTTGTTTTGGACTGCGATAGCTATGTTTCTGAAAAAGTGCTTTGGCCAGACTTTGATACGGGGCAACTGAATTACCCAGAGGGCGTCAAAAAAGGCTCCGTCGTTTCGCTTTTCATGAAAAAGCGCGTGGGCAAAAAAGACGTTCAGATCACCGAAATTGTGCTTGAGGTCTAGGTGAATAAAGTCTGTCAAAAATGCTTAAAGAAGCGAGAGCTTACAGAATTTCGCACTGATCCAAGATGCATCGATGGTCATCGGAATATTTGCGAATGTTGCCGCCGTGAAAAGAATTATGCGGATTACCACAGCGGTAGTTTGCATCGTAACAAGGACGTCATTCGAGAATGGCGCTCCAAAAACAAAGATCGCGTGGCTGAAGCCAACCGCCGTTACTACGAAAAAAAGAAGAAGGTCTAGTCCTTTCTATTTTGTTTGCTAATTGCTATTTACAATTCTAACATTAGTAAATAGCAATTCGGCCCATGATAGAAGGTAGTATGGCTTTTCTCGATATGAAGATGGTTTCTAAAAAGAGACTCGACTCTCGTAGCGTCGTAATTGTTTCGGAAAATCTTGTTGGAGACCGCATCTTCATTGAAATCGCCACGAACGATGGACGTGCGCGCTTAGAGAGAAATTTCCCCGCAACAGATACCGGCCTGCGCGAAGCCTCAAAATTCCAATCAAAATTCAAAGGTGTTGACGACCTTTTAACCTATTTCGGATTACCGAAGGAGCAATAATGTCTCTGACCACATGTCTTGACGAGATCAAGAAAACGAAGCCAGTCGCCAACGAAGATGTCGAAGCTGGTAATTACCAAACTCTCAATGCGCGACGTGGACGCAAAGCTGCTGCCATCGAGAGACTCAAGGAACTTCGTTACAACTACCGATACGAACTCGGCAAAACAGCAATGTTCTTGGTTGTGACTGGCTCTCAGGCACAAGAACTTGCTGATGCGCTTGTTCCTTTTTCTGGATTCGTTCGCAATCCAGAAGATTTTTATAACGACCTCGCCCATCGCATGTGTCCAGTCATTGCGGCGACCAAAGGAAGTATTTCGAACTTGTTTGATGTCCTCGGACGCCACCTTGAAGACAAAATGCGGGAACTTGGAGTCACCGAGTATAACCAAATCATTATGAAGGCTTCCTACGGGCGCACGGTTTCAAATGAAACTGAGTTCGCGGCACTGGTGAAGCAAGCAATCAATGAACAAGTTGGACCAGAAGTCGCGGGCTTGCAGGCGATTGTCTCAAGCGTTGACGAGGCTATTGAACGTGAACACTCGGGATCTGCGTCACTCTTTGTTCTTCCTACGCAAGACGAAGATTTTGTCAAAACGCTATCGACTGGACTGAAGCGTCTTTCGCCAAACGTGTTCGTCGTTACCGCAGGGAAAACATCAAAAACTATGAGAGATCTTGCCGGGTCTCTCACCGTTAAAGCTGTCAATGAGGACAGTGTCGACGGTCTTATTAAAGCGATCAAATCACAACGAAAATAACCAAGGAGATCACGGATGAAGATCGGAAGCGCCAAGTACGGCGGTGAATATAAAAAGAAAACCTTCGCAAAATTGAAAGAAGGCGAAGCAATGTATCGCATTTTGCCCCCTTTGGGCGATTTGGCAGATAAAGGTGTATGGAGCGTTTACTGGAACGTTCACTACGGCTACACGAACTCAGCAGGAAAACTGCGCACTTTCGCAAGCCCTCTAGTTAAGAACAGCAAAACAAAAATGATCGAAGTGCCGGATGCTGCTTTAGAGCGTATCCAAAAAGGCAAAGCGCAATTGGAAGAGGCGAAAAAAGCAGGAAATGCTGAACTAGCTTCTCGCCTGACCGTTTTGTTCAGCGGCCCAAAACCTAAGTTCAACATGGATTCAAACCATTACATGAACGCGGTTGATGCTTCTGGCAACATCGTTATTTTGCAACTTCGCCATACGGCTAAGAAATTGCTCGACATCGAGATCAAAGCTTTGCGCGACAAAGGGATTGATCCGCTTGCAGTCGATACTGGACGTTATTTTACGTTCCGTCGTACTGGAATGGGCCTCGACACTGAATTTAAAGTTTCGGTTGCCCAAGAGACGATCAATTTGCCGGGAACCAACGAAGAAGTAAAACGCGACATCAAACATACTCTTACCCAAGAGTTGATTGCTCGTCTTGAAGCCGAAGCTGGCGATTTGGATTCTTTATATAAGACTCCGTCGGCAGCAGAAGTTGCGCAAATCGTGGCAGAAGGTGCGCCAGCAGTGGACCGCATTCTTGATGCCAAAGGTGCAAGCGCAGGGGACGAAGTGGATGCTGACGAAGCAACTACGCCGGCAGCCCAAGCTAAGCCTGCCGCAGCTACTCAGTCGGTTGTCCGCCCTCCTGTTAGCGCGCCAGTGGCAGCAGCTGCCCCTAAAGCCGCCGCACCGACTCCTGTATCAAACATGAGTGATGAAGAGTTTCTGAAATCAATTAACGGGTAAGGGGTCATTGTGAGCGAACTTAAAGAACATTCGCTCACCGTTCCGGCGTTCCGCAAAACGCCGGAGCTTACATTGCCCCTTACGGCTACCCGAGAAGGGGAAGCAAGGATCATCGAGGCAAAAACGGTGAGCCCAGTTAGTTATGCGGATCTTGAGAACTGCTATTCGGCAGCTTATCGAGAATTAAAATCTGCACTAGCTACTCTCGGATTTCAGAAAGACCAAGCTCAAAAGGCAATCGACGAGGCTAAAAGCGAATTTTTGATCGATCATTACTACGGCGAAATCTTAAAGGACAAGCCAAAGAGTCATGATTCTGCCGACCTACGGAACGCGCATTTAATGCGATTCGAACCGTATGTCGAAGCGCTGGATCGCTACAACATGGTGAAAGCCATGGAAGCTCTTGTGGATGGGAAAATCAAAGTTTTTGAGCGCGTTTCGGCCTACATGAAAAAGTCTATGGACCTGATTATTCGAGGCGGCTTAGCAGACAAAGGATTATGGAAAAAATGACGAGAGTGAAAGTTGCCGCAGATACCTACATCGACCTTGCCCAAGTAACTACTGTACGTCTTGGCGATGAAGAAAAAGGCGGAAGATTGGAAGTCTTCTTTTGGTTCGTCGGCGGCGGCACAAACTCTTGGTGGCTAAATGCAAAATTGATTCGCCAGTGGGTGGCAAATAGTTGCGTGTTCGATTTTACGGAGAATTTATAAATGGCAAATAAATGGATGAAGCAGCTTTTGTCTTATGACGATGCTGTTGATTATGAATATGACTCTTTTGACCCTAAAAACTGCCTCTATACGCCAAGCCCATATTTCAATTGGATCTTTGCGAACAAGGCAAACGGAATTCCTAGAAATTCCTCGGTTTTGTTTTATTCAGAACCCAAGGCAGGCAAGTCGCTCTCGATTTACGCTTTGATTATGGAAATGCAAAAGCATGATCCGGAAGGTATTGCGATTTATTTTAATACGGAGCTTCGTGGCCAGCTTCAGCACGGAGTTTTTGAGGGTCTTGATCGAGATCGAATGGTTATCTATGATACCAACGATCCAGTCGAAATTTTTGACCGTGTTGAAGTTGACATCCGTTCGATGGTTCAAGACGGAATGCCCCTGCGTATCATTGCGGTCGACTCGTTGACCAATATTCAAGGAATTAAGCGCGGCGCTGCGGAATCAGTTAGCCAGCATTTGATGGGCGATCGTGCTTTGACGATCCAAACGGGACTTTCAAAATTAGTTCCTTTTTGTAAGCGCAACGGAATCCTCCTTTTGGCTACCGATCAGCTGCGTGCAAACATGGAAGCAGGTTCCTACGGACCGAAAGAAAAGGCAGCGAGCAGCTGGGCTACTCGTCACGCTTTTGAATACTTTGTATCTTTGAAGCGCGCGGGCGCCGCTGAAGACAAGAAGGACATCGAAGGTAAAACGTTTGAAGAAGAAGACAGCAAAGATGCGCGCGGCAACAAACTGCTTACAGGTCACAAGGTATTCGTAAAAATGGATGCGTCGTCGATTGGCCAAGCAGGTCGTGCTGGCGTCTTCACGCTATCGTACACCGAAGGAATTATTAACCAGCACGAAGAGATCTTCTGGCTCGCGAAGAATTCCGGAGTGATTACGACGACGAACAACAAGACTTATTCTTTCCACGACAAAACCTTTAACGGCAAAAACCAAACAGCGCAGGCGATTAAGGATGATCCAAAATTGGCTGCTCAGGTTCTGGCTGAAGTCATTGCGAAAGATGCAGATCGAAACACTTAGTTCTTAGAGCGGAGGCGTGGAAGCTGTGGAATGGCATCGCACCGGCCATGTAAGTTGGTAGGGATACAAGCCACTGGGGACACGCAGGGAGAAGACAATACCTGATGCCGAACGCGAGGGTAATCGCATTGCAAGGCTGAACCTCAGTAAGCATAAACGCCGGAGTCGCGCCCGGCCCGCTCGCTTTTTAAAGGAAGTTCATGAAAGACCTATTGAGACCACAAGGCGACGGACGCAAGATTCACTCGAAAGACGAGTTTGAACTTTGCTACCTACGCCATAAATATTTGCGACGTGCGAATCGCAATCCTTCTCAAGAAGAGATGGCTCCTTATCAAAAGACTATTCGCATGTGCGCGCATCGTACTTTTAGCACCTATCAAAGCCTTTTTATTGCCGTTGGATTCGATGTCGACGATCTGATTTCTGTTGGCCGTGTTCAGCTGGTAAGCTTTCTTTGCCTTTTTTCTGTTGAATCAAACCAAGGGGTTGAAGATCGATTCTTTTCGGCTTTCGTAAGAAAGAATGCAAAAATACCGAAATCAAAAGACGTCCTTGATCGCAACCAAGCGAATTTCACACATTTCATCAAGCAGCGTTTTGAAGACGTTGTGCGCGTTTGCCGTCAAAAAGCTCGCAATATTAAGGGCTGCGGCGTTGATGAATATGAATTTTTTTATGGCGTTAAAAAGCCAAGCAAAAATATCCGCGATCTTCTAATTGATTATGCAAGCCTCGGTTTCAAGAAAACGGATCTTCCAACCTATCGTGCGGCTCGTAAAAAGGCTGGCGAAAAGGGAAGTGTGTTCAAGCACAACAGACTCTGGTGGGTTTGCATCCCCGTCGAGACAAAGCCGCTTGCTGCGGAAGACTTATTTGGTGCGGACCTGAATCCTTACGATTCGTTCCATAACATGACACCTGAGCAAATTGTATTGGAGCGTGAAAACATCGTCCAATACGAGGAAAAGGTCGAAAAGTTTCAGCAAATGCTTCCAGAAGAGCGCGCAACGATCCTCCGTGATTTTATCTCAATGAACAAAGCGAACGGTTCAATGACGAAAGAAATCGAAACGGCCAATAAAACGCTTCGCTTACTGGAGAAGGAATGTGAGCAACGAAAAACCGCCGATTGAAGATGTAATCCTGCAATGGTCCTTGGATCACGGGCAACGCTTCAAAGAAACTCGCTTTGACGATTTAGTCGAACTTTTTGAGAAACTAAAGGCTTACGGCTACACGAACGACGACATCTATTTAAAACACAAGACGGCTATCATTGAGGAAACCTTTGCTGAGCATGCAAGAATAACTCAGCAGAAAAAGGAGAGATGGCTTCGTTGTGTAAAAAAAGATATAGAAAAAGCTCGCATTCAAGCATTTGGTCTAAAAGATCCGGACGGAAAATTCACTAAAGCAGTGAAAAAGGGTCAAGAGACCCAGCCGCAGCCTGTTGCTGTTCGTGAAATTCTCGTTCCTACGGATCACGAGGATCTCGCTATTGTTGAGCATGACGACACAATGGCGAAGCTGTTTGGTTGGGAGCCTTAATGGAAAAGGACCTAATGCAAGTCCATGAGGAACAAGAGAAGCTTTTAGAGCAGGCCCGTCGGGAGGCCGCTCTTAAAGCAGATCGCCTCTTTATTAGCGAGCGTAAGACTAAAATTGAAAAAGAAAAGCTTCTAGAAGGAGATCGATCAGAAAGCATCGCTAAGGAGGCCGACTTCAATCTTCTTTCAGATGCGCAAATCGACAAGATGATTGCCGATACCAAAAGCTATATGGAAGCCGCTCGCCATAAAATGCTTTTCATTGACGAAACGTTTAACAGTATAGTTCCTTTCCACAAAGGTAACTTCATTTTGATTGGCGGTCGTACAGGTGAGGGTAAGTCCACCACTGTCGCCAATGTGGTTCGTTCTGTTATTCAGCAGAAAGAACCTAAAACGGGACGGCAGCGTCGCGCTTTGGTTATCACAAACGAAGAAAATTCTGCTGACTTATATAACCGTATTACGTGCAATGGGCGCAACTGGGCCTATGTGAATCACGAGAATTTTACGGATAAGCAGATTGAAATCATGGCTGATTCTTTACGGTACATGGCCTCTACGGGGATTGTAACGATTGTCGACGATTCTTATGCTGGCGCCACTGGTGTGACGACAACCTACGAAGGAATCAAAAGCATTTTTGACAACATGATCTCCAAAGGAGTTCATTACGACGTTATCATCATCGATTACCTTCAAAAGATAAATCAGTCGCGGAACGACCCTTCGGCTAATCCCTATGAGGTTCAAGACAAGGTCCGTCTTCTTCTCGACAGCTATAAGAACAACTATTCCGGCGTAATTGTTGCGCTCGCGCAAATGAAGCCGCCAGGTGGCGACGATAGCGCGCATTTTGAGCATCGTATGGATGGACGCAAATCGATCTGTCAGTCGGCGACATTCATTATGGAAATCGTTCGTCACGCTGAGAGCTTGAGCACCGAATGGATCGTCTGGAAGGCCCGTAACAACGACGCCAACGGAAAGGTCATTTGGACGGGATTCGACCGAGGACGTTTTGTTCCCTACACACAGGAGTTCAAGGAACGTGCTGCCGCTCATTTGCAGGAAAAAGAAATGCAAAAGATCCGCAATGCTACGGGCTTAACAGAAAAACCAGAGGAACCAGAAGAAAAGAAGGCCGTGAATGATTGAAGTTAATCTTGTCGAGATTGCAAAACTGAACTTAGGGCCGGAAGACGTTCTTTCGGTAAAGGTTCAAAGTGACGAAATCACTATTGAACACGTATCGGACCTCAAAAACAGGTTACAAGCCTTTTTCCCTAATAACAAAATTATGATGATGGTCATTCCCACTAATAGCAGTGTAGAATTACAAGTAATTACTAAGGAGAAGGCGTGACAAGCGAAAAACCGACGCGCGAAGAAATCATTTTGAAATGGCAAATTCGCCATGACGGTATACTTTTGTGCAGAGTTCGATTGCAGGCTATGGTCGAGGTACTTCAAGACTTAAAAAGTTTTGGTTACACAAAATCATCAATCCTCGAAGTTCAAAGATCCATACTATTTACGGCATTTCCACGCCCGTTTTCCAAAGTAAAAGCAAAATGGATGTTGGCAGTTAATAGAGATTTTCATAAAGCGCTGACTTTAGTTTTTCCGTTTCCACAAACAACACCAATTAAGGAGCAGACATGAATCAAGAAGCAACCAGTCAAGTGATCGAGCATGAAGAACACGCACACCACCATAAAGAAAAATGGCTTCCTACGAGCCATTTGACCCGAGCAGAGCGTGAAGAGATGAAAGCTTTGTCGAAAGAAGTCTTCGGCTCGTCGAGTCGTTGGGCAAAATTCGTCGACAAAGGTGTAACTCAAAAAGTTACTAAAAAAGTCTCCGAGGAAGTGACGAAAGAAGATGGAACCAAGGAAACGGTTGAAAAAGTTGTTCCGGTTCATCTTCGCGTTGGCCACCACAATCACGAATATTCAGTTCACAAGTATTTCACAGTAAGTGAAGTAAAAGCGATGATGCTTGAGCGTAAAGCGCAGCTTGAACAAATCCGCGAGCAGATTGCACAGCAACAAGCCGAAGCAAAACAAAAGCAAGAAGAAGCCGCCAAAACCCAAGCTGCTTATCAACAAGCGAAAACTGTTCAAAAAGCAGCTGGCGGATCGGCTATTTGAATGGATCAAAAGGGAATTGAGCAAATCAAGCTTATGTTTAATGAAGGCGAAAGCATCTGCGTTTCGCACAATAAATATGGGTATCACTCAATTCCCAGAGACAGCGCCTTTGGAGAAACCGTAACCCTGGTTTCTCCGGATTCCACTCGCGCCCACGAGGAAGTTTCCACTGATCTGCTTAGTTTGGTCGCCCTGAATCCGATCCAGGGCTTTCGCGCCGATGCGAACTGTCGTGCGTTTCGTAGTTTTTTGCTCGAAATGGACGGATATGACCTTAAACAGCAAATTTCCTATCTTAGGAAATTAGGAATTCCCTATTCTGCCCTGATCTTTTCAGGCGGAAAATCAATTCACACCCTTATCACCCTTGATAAGGACCTCCCCGACGAAAAAACCTGGCGTTTATACGCTGAATGGATTTTGAATCGTGCGGCCCTCTGTGACCAAGCAACGAAGAACCCCTCCCGAAGTGTTCGAATCGCTGGCGCGCTTCGAGACGGCACTCACAGGCAGCATCCAGTCGAAATTAAAGGCAGGGTTGATCGAGAAGAACTGACAAAATATCTTCTTCAATATCCGCACTTGATGCCGCGACCAAAAGAAAAAAGGCCGATTTCCACCGAGCCACACCTAGACCTTCTACCAGAATGGGTCCAGGAGCAGTTAAAGCACGGAATCGATTTTGGGCATAGCCGAAACGTCACTTGGTTTAATCTCGCCTGCTGCTTTGCACGCGTAGGCTACAGTGAAGACAGAACTATTGACTTCTTATCGAAATATTTTGTCGAAGACCGGACCTTCAAAGAAAAGGAATGGCTGACCTCAATCGCTAGTGCGTTCAAGACTGTCCATAATAGCTAGGTTGACAATGCTCTAATAGCTAAATACAATTTTAAAAGTAAGGAAAATAACGTGCGACGTGACGATGAGATCGAACGGCTGACAAAGTATGCCCAAGGAATGGGCCTAAAGGTGACGTTCAGCAATTCAAAATCTGCTGACTGCGCCGCCGATTGGAGCACGGACGGTTCTGAGATCACGATCTATCGTCGCCAGAATGACTCGAAGACAGAAACCATTTTGTCGATGATTCACGAAATTGCGCACCACTTGTGGTTCATCCACGAGAGGAATCGCAAGCCCGATCTGAAGCTTGACGAGGCAGTAGGGGTTGCGGATTGGCAGAATGCACCTGAAAAACTTCCGAAGCGTTTTCGCAAACGGATTTACGACATGGAGCATGCAAGCACGGGGTACTGGGAAGCGATTTTTAAGGAAACCGATCTCAAGATACCAAAATGGAAGCTCAATGTTGCGATGGCTTTTGATGTTTGGCAGTACGAAATTTATTTGAACAAAGGGAAATTCCCTGGACGTGCTGAAGAAAACCAGAAGCGTAAAGAATTGGTAGCAAAATATAAAACGGGGGAAATGTGACCGACAATGAAGTCAAACTCAATGTGAAAGTTTCAGGCAAGGATGTCTATAAAGCAATCCATGCACATCTAGAAAATAGCGATAGCTTGCGTACAGAAATCGAACTTGCACTTCACGACCTTATTGCTACGGGGAAAATTCAGGCAGTCTGCGAGCGGCATTTAAACAATATGCTTTCTTCCTGGGCGACGAAATCGTTAGTCGAAAAGACTCTAACCAGCGTCGTGACCGATGAAGTTCGTAAGAAAATTGACGTCGAAGTTCAAGCTGCCGTCAAAAAAGCCCTCACGAACGCTGTGTTCTTCAAACCGGAGTAATGAATGTCAGAATATCTTGAGATTGAAACCAAATACGACGCGACAGACATCAAGCGCGTGGACTTCAAGGTTCTGGCCGAAAATTTGGGTCAATCGCAGTTCCGTTATGCGGAGTCGCGAGATCTTTACTACGTCAAATCGGAAGAAGAGTTCCTTCGCCACCGCACGCCTTCCTCAACGGATGCAACTGGCAAATCCGAACTGACGTTTAAGAAGAAGCATGCTGACGGGAACAACTTGGTTCGTACCGAAGTGAATCTTCGCGTGGACCACACTCCTTTGCATACGGTGAAGACGTTCTGCGAGGGTCTCGGATATAAATTTAACTTTTCGATTCTGAAATATTGCGACATCTACGTTTATGACGACGCAAACATCGCCTACTACACGGTTTTGGACGAAAACCGAAAGAGCGCAAGTTTCATCGAAGTGGAAGCGAACGAATACCTGAACGGCGTACTTTTCGCCAACGGTAGTCCCATTCGCATTTCTCAAGAGCAGGGCTGGGCGATCGTACAAAAATACGAGAAGCTATTATCCCCATTAGGGATAACAGCCCAAAAACGCATGAAATTATCGCTATTTGAGCGCTACAGAAAGGCTCCCATAAATGGATAAAATTCAGATTTACGAAACAGTTCTTCTTTGCCTATGGCTCATCATCAGTGGCGTCCAGGTCGGCATATCTGCTGCCGGCGGCCATAAAAGCGAAGTTGTCGGTAAGCTGATCGGGTTTGTCCTTGCGGCTTTGGGATCTTTGCCTATTGTCGGACGTATTTATGGGTGGTGGTAAGTGAGTAAAGTCCTTTTATTGCTAGTTGTTTTCCATCTAAAACATTTCTTAGCAGACTATCCCTTGCAGGGTGGGTATATGCTTGGAAAGTTCAAAGGTGGTTGGGACTGGGTCAAACCTTTGGCTGCTCACTGCGGTGTTCACGCGATTTTTACTTTCGTAATCTCACTGGGCGTTCATGCGGCTCTTGATCTTGCAATTGGCCTCGCCGCTTTGGATTTCGCTCTCCATTTCACGATGGATCGAATCAAAGCAAGCCCCAATTTGCTAGGACGTTTCAAAGCGCTTTCGGCGAAAGAATATCCGGGAGTCATGTCTTATACGACCAGCCCAGACGAAGACGCTCGCGCAAAAGCTTTTAAGCAACTGCGAGATAACAAATACTTTTGGTGGGCGCTTGGCCTCGACCAGCTGGTTCATCATTTGACCGACATTCTGATCATTGCGTTCCTTGTCGGGGCAATATGAAGCTGGTCCAGTGGATAAAAAGCTTATTCCCAAAGCCCAAGCAAACTCCCAACTACCTTTTTGTTGACGGTCTTCCCTATGACATTTCGACAAAACAAGGGGCGGAGGATTTTGAACGGGCTTTAGATGAGAGCAATGATATTTATAAGTTAGTGGCGAGAATTCAAAAATACGTCGCCGAGGAAAATCTTGCATTAACAAATGCGGGGAGGGGCTTATGCAATACCTTCGCCCTTTTGCTCAAAGAACTGCACACATTTGCGGACAAAATCGCAGACGATGGATTGCACAAAGAACTGAAAGCTATTTTGAAGAAACATGAACAGACGCCCAAAGAAATCCTAAAATGGGCGACCCCAAGGAAGGGAAGTAAATGAGTTCGATCGACGATGCAGCAGAATGGGTTGAGGCAGCTTCGCAGTCTTCAAAGCAATCCTCAAATAAGTCCTCACAGAGACCGCATAGCAGTCATGACCACGAAAGTCCGTTCAAAGACGAGGATGACGAAGTTACTCCAGGGCAACTAACTCAATATTCGCTTTATGGCCGAGGTTTTAAGCCTACCACGGCAACGGTTGGAAGCCTTCCAGCAGGTGTTTACGAGATTGAAGCCGATGACCACGGGGTTTACTGCGTTCCGATGCCACCTCCCTCGGGGCTTCTTTTGGAGTTGCCAGAAATGCGCTCGGAAGAAGTCATTAAACAGATCAATCGCTTCTGGGATTCAGAAAAAGACTACAAAGACGGAAACGAATTCGTAGTTGGCGGAGCGCAGTTCAAAGCTGGGGTTATGATCTATGGACCTCCCGGTTCTGGCAAATCATCAACGATCAAATTGGTTACCCAGAAAATGATCGAAAAAGGCGGGACGGTTTTTTACTCAAACCTCCATCCATCGCCTACAGCAGGCTTTCTTTCGTCTTTTGCGACGATTGAGCGTAACCGCAAATGTATTGTCATCCTGGAAGACATCGACTCTTTGATCGAGCAATACAGCGAATCTGGCTATCTTGAGATGCTTGATTCGGCAAAGACCATCGACAACGTCTTGTTCATTGCGACGACCAACTACCCTGATCGTTTGGACCCTCGGATTTACAATCGTCCGGGCCGTTTCAGCCATGTAATCAAAATTGGTCTGCCCACCAAGGCTGCGCGGGAAGCCTTCTTGAAGGCGATTTTGAAGAACCACAAAGATGTTCCTTATATCGTGGATAATTCATCTGGGTTTACCGTGGATCATTTAAGCGCCTTGATCAATTCGGTCTATCGCGAAGGCAAAGATTTGGAACACGAAATTAAACGTCTGAGAACCTTGTTCAATGCTCCCAAAACGGAAGAGCGAACGATGGGTCTTGGAATTGGAGCTAGTTTTGGATCAGATGAATAAAATTGAGTTCGGTCAGTATAAGACTGACATCGGCTCGTACAACCTCGGCGTATCAAACGACATCGCTTGTGTCGTGTTCATTCGAACGGACAAAGACAAGCGGTTTTCTCTGAAGGAAGTGTTAAAAAAACACACTTTGGAGAAAAACGGAAAGCTCGAAATTACGTCACAATTTTGTTTCTACAAGGTTCAGACGACCGAGCAAATGTGGCTTCCAAAAAACAAGCTTCACGAGCGCTGGATGCGCTTATGGGGCCAGCCTTTGACCAAGGAAATTTCGACCGAAACGTCGAAGATGGTTCAAGGCAAACAGCAAGAACTAGAGGGGCATACCTTTGAGTACGCCGTAACAAAGCTCTACGTTCCAATTCGTTAAATCTCCCTGAGTTCCCTGGGCGTCGTTTTCCTTCCTTTCCGGCGCTCGGGGGACGTTTTTTAGAGCCCATGGAGGGGTTGTGTGGATAAGCTTACAGGACTCGACTTGTTCAGTGGCATCGGCGGAATCAGCATTGCCCTCGAACCGTGGGTCCAAACAATCGCCTACTGTGAATCAGACAAATATGCTCAGTCCGTCCTTCTGTCACGAATGCGCGACGGGACCTTGCAAAGTGCTCCTATCTGGGACGATGTCCGGACGTTGCACGATGGGCATCTCTGCACTCCTGAAATCGGGGTCGATATTATTTTCGGCGGTTTTCCCTGCCAGGACATCAGCGCTGCGGGCGCTGGCGCGGGCTTGGAAGGAAAGCGAAGTGGCCTTTTCTACGAAATCGTCCGACTCACCAAAGAAATCCAACCGACGTTCGTCTTCCTCGAAAACGTCCCAGCAATCCGAACCCGTGGACTTAAAGACGTGGTCGGGTCATTTACCGATCTCGGGTATGACTGTCGGTGGACTTGTATCTCAGCCTCGTCAGTTGGAGCCCCGCACCTCAGAAAAAGATGGTTTATGTTGGCTGCCAACACCGAGCGCATCGACCTATGGAACGAACATGGGCGGAGCGGCGGGACGATCGGGAAAGATTCGTCCCTCATTGGAAACGATGGCGCGCAAGAGTCTCTGGCCAACGCCGCGATCGAGCGACGGGAAGGGCGAGGGAGCCGGGGCAGCAGCAAGACGACAAGCCAGCGGAGCGGGATGCACTCTAGCGGGAGCGGTCAAGCTTTGGCCGACACCAACAGTCAGGGACTCGAACACGATTGCCAAGTGTACTCGGGGAGCGAACGCTTCGCCGGGCGGGACACCGCTGCCGGTAGCGGTGGGAGCAACTCTGAATCCTATGTGGGTGGAACTTTTGATGGGTTTTCCGCCTGGCTGGACGACAATTCTACCCGACTTGGAAAGCTAGTTGGGGAAATCGTTAATTATGCCCATGACCAAAAAACTAGACCCCGAGAAGTTTTGCGAATTTTGTGCGAAAGAGCTTCTGAGGAAAACCTACGCCAATCGACTGGAAGATCGGAATACCTTTCTTCGCAGAAGATTTTGCTCGCTTGCTTGCTCGGAATCGAAAAAGGGCAAACTGACGAAACATGGTTACAGTTGGCGCGCGCGAAAGTTTCTCAAGAAGAATTGCGAAGCTTGCGGCTACGACAAAAGTCTTCATGCCCACCACGTAGATCAAAACCCAGAAAACAACGTGGAGCAGAACATTCAGACCCTGTGCAAACATTGTCACAACTTCTGGCACACCACGCAGAAGAGGCTTGGGCTTTCTATCGCCGGGAAAATGTGCCAGCTTTACAGTCTTGGGCAGATGGTTGGGACGACGGAATCAGCCGAGCAGGAGCCGGGATCGTCGACAGAGTCGATAGGCTTAAGTGTTTAGGTAACAGTGTCGTTCCGGCGCAAGTCCGGGTCGCGTTCGAAATCTTAATTGGAGGATAAATGAAAAGTACGAATTTCTGGGATGTGGTTGTCACATTACTTTACCTGTCATACATTCTGATCGCCTTTGGCGGCGCAGCGTTCCTGGTTACATCGTGTGGCTGGTCTGCTTGGTGGATGCTCTTCCCGGCTTGTTGCATGGCCGTGCGAATTAAAACTGGAAACGGCGAATGACCGAACTTCGACGCTTGATTATTGCAATCGGAAAGCCTGTCCTGAAAACTCGGGATTGCGACTATTGCCGCGGAATCAAGCTAGATGACGGCGAACGATTTTGCAGCGATCGTTGCAAAAGACATTTTACCGACAATCACATTCTGATCGAAAATCTCCAGCGCACGATTGATACCGCCCGCGATACCATCGAGAAGCTGAAAGCTGACGGCCTTCGCCCTTTGCGCGACCGCATCACGCGGCTAGAGAAGGAAAATGCCTGCCTTCTTGACGAGAATATCGAACTCCGAAAGGGCTGCGAGCGCGTAAAAGTCCTCGACAATCCGGCCATGCGCTGGATTCACCGCGCTTTGCGCAATGCCGATATGATTCGGAAAAATTTCAAAAAATCTTGACTGCCCCGTGCCTTTAAAACAGACTGCATAGCGTTGGAGGGGCAACAATGGCTCAAATTTTGGTCGTAGACCAACGCATGCGCGAACGTCTTAGAGCACTGCAAGAATACGCAAAAGAAAACATCATCACCGCAGACCGCCTGAAGCTAATGGTAGAGGGTAAGGTAAGACCAATCGGCGACAACGAGAATTTCTCTGTCTACATTCCTCTTGGATACCGCGCGGTATTTTCGATCGAAGAACAGCCCATCGGGCTTTGCCGCCATCTTTCAATATCAGTCGCAAGACATGCAAAACTCCCAAATCCACAAGCCGTAGAAGAAGTCATGAAATACCTTGGCTTCATTGGTGGCGTTACGAAATGTCAGGTCTGGATTGAAAACAAAATTGCCATCAACGTTTTGCAACCCTACACTCACTAGAAGGAGGGGCGATGCGCGAATATCTATGGTCTGATGACGAAGGGAACGTCTGTATGACGCTTTCTGAGGAACACTTGCGAGAGTTGGGCTTTAGCAAAACTGATCTGAAAAATGAACCTGAAATTGTCATCACAACGTCTGACGACGAAGACTCTGTAACTGGAAAATCACTCGTCATTTACAAAAAGGAAGACTAATGGAACAAAAACCTTCAATTGGCCGCATCGTTCATTATCAACGCTATGGAACTCCAGGCGGCGAACACAAATCCGAGCCGTCAGCCGCTATCATTACGCAAGTTTTGGACGAAGCGACCGGCAAGTGCCAGCTTTTCGTTATGAATCCGAACGGCGTTTATCACAATGCCACCGAATATTCTGAAACGCCTTCGCCTGGCAAATGGAACTGGCCACCACGCACATGAGCGATGCGCGCGAAGATCGCATCCGCAAAGAAATCTTAGAAGGTGAATGGGAAACCCTTTGGCATGCTGATCTTCGCTTTTTGATCGCAAAACTTGATCAAGCCCGCAAACAAGTCGAAATGGCTTCCGACCTTTGGAAACGGCATCAGCAGACAAAATTTAAGTCCGACGGAAGCCATTTTCAAATCGACATCGAACTAAACGACTTCTTTGCTAAGTTAAAGCAGGAAAACGAATGAACTTCATTGAAGCCGGAAAGCTAGCCAAAGAACAAAACCGTCCTTTTGGCCGAAAAGGATTGTCGAAGGAGCTTTTATTTTGGGATGGCATCATGCTGAAGCTTCTCATCTATGCGCACTTCGGAACAGGCATGATTCCTTATCAGGCCATCGACCATCAAGACATTTTCGCCGAAGACTGGGAACTGAAATAGACTAGACCCGTGCTAATAACTATTTACATAATTGAAAATTTCTCCTAGCCTGCTAATAGGAGAAAATATGCGCCGTCGAATCTACCGCCATCTTGAAACCAAAGAACTCTGGGAAGTCCGTTTTGCTGGCGAATGCCTGATGCTCCTAAGCATGAAACGTGGCATCCGCTTCGTCAAATTGACCGAATATCCAAATTTTGAGTTTGTTCACGCACTATGAAGCGTGTTGCCGTGATCGGCGACGTGCATGGCTGCCTTGATGAGCTTAAACAGCTTTACGGCATGCTTTGTCACTTTTCGCTCGATGAAATCCGCGTTGCAGGTGATCTCGTGGATCGGGGACCCGATTCAGGGGGCGTCGTGCGTTTTTGTCGTGAAAAGGGCATTCCTGCGGTCCTGGGCAACCATGAAGACTCGGTTCTGGCTGTGCGCAAGCGCCTTCTGCGCGGTGATCCAAACGTAAATAAGGGCGAGAAGTACAAAACCAATATGCAACTTACGGAAGATGACGCTAATTGGCTAAGGGCACTTCCGAAAATACACTACTATGAAAATTTGAATTTGCTAGTAGCGCATGGCGGGATCTGGCCAAAGCTTGAAATGTGGCAACAGCCTTTAAACGTGATTCGTGCCCAGATGATTAAGCCCCTCGAATTTGGCATGTCCAAGTGGTGGGGAAAGGATGCGACGGTCCACGGCGGAAAGACCGAAGAGCAACTCAAGGAAATGGGCTGGGCGCGCTGGTATGACATCTACGATGGCCCCTGGAACGTCGTTTACGGCCATAGCGTCTTTGCCCAGCCCCACATTCAGCAGAATCCAGGCGCGGGCATGACGATCGGCATTGATACCGGCAGCTGCTTTGGAGGCATGCTGACGGCTTTAATTTGGGATGAAAAACAAACCCCTTCTTTTGTAAGCGTCAAGGTTCGGGAGAACTACGCAAAGAAGGAAAAGGTCGGATTGGACCAGGAGAAAATGTAATGAAATGCCGATTAACTCGACTTGAGTCGAATCATCAGAATTTGCGAACGGATTCTGCCGAAGGTCAGACGGATCTAGCCCCGACTGTCGGGGAAATCTTCGTTTTAGCAGGCGAACCTCTTTCAACAGAAGGCAACATTCGCGTCATACATACGACACCGATTGAGAGAGTTGAAAATTTTGATGGATATGTCGAGTTCTGGACGAAAAACTCGCATTATAAATTCGAGAACCTGGAGAATTAGTTACCGCTGCCAACCAGCGCCCCGACGCCCTTAAGCTCGTCGAGCCTAACTTTGAACTTATCGACTTGATCTGAGCAGTTGTTCTGTTTGCATTGGTTGATGATGTAAGTTACCAAAGGTGCATACGACTCTTTTGCAGGCAAATAAATCGACTCAGTCTTTAGCTGACTCCATGGTTTGCCGTTGAAAAGGTGAGTTTTTTGCTCGCCAACATACACTTCTTTTTGACTCATTATATAGATCCCATGGCCGCACGAAGGCTCTTGAATCGCTGCTTCACACGCAGGCGAAGGACGAATTTCAATGTGATTATTGGTGGGATTGGTTCCCATGTGAGTCGGAAGATCTTCAAAAACAGCGACGTCGGGCGGAGCCGTTACGCAAGCCGTTAAGAAAAGACTAGTCGCCAGATAAAGTGACGAAATCGTTGAACGCAGAAATTTGAGCTTGTTCGGCTTTTGCATAGTCGGCATCGGAAACATCCTTCGGAAGGTTTGCGAGCGCATCTGCGGCCTGAACGAAAGCGCCGGCATCAGTAGCTTTGCGCAAAACGGTATTCATAAAAAAAGCGCCCATGACGGCGGACTCGGACATCTTCGAAAGAGCGAAGGTCAAAGCCATTTTAAAAATAGATGAAATGATTGGGAGTTTGGAAATAGGCCCAAGATAAGGAACTGCTACCATGGCGGTCATTAAAAAATCGACTCCCCACGTAACAAAAGAGGACCTCGTTTTTTCAACGAGGTCCGTAACGTCTACAACATCTGGAGTAGTAGACGCAGCCATGATTATACCTTGCTGATCAAGGCGATGACCGTTGCGATTGCCGCTTTTTCGATCTCATTTGAAGCTTTCGCCTGAAGATCTGAAAGCAACTGAACTGCGCTAATCGACAACTGCAAAGATGCCGAAGCGTCTGCGCCTTTGTAACTAACCGTAATGTTCGCTGAGCCTGCTGCAAAGCTAACATCGTAGCTCGCTTCAGGACCGATATTACCGTTAACAATTTCTGCCATATATTCCCCCTTCGGAATTGGTTCTGTTCTTAAGATTGGCTCGCGAGGGATTCTCGAACGCAATCTTTAGATCAAAACCACCAAGGAGAAACAACATGAGTTTCCTAGCTAAAATGCTTCAATGGCTCGAACAATTATTCGCCAATAATGGAGCGATGCCTACACCACCAACTCCTTCTCCGGCACCATCCCAAGTAACACCAGCACCAGCACAAATTCAGCCGACTTTGCAATCAGGGGATAACAGTGCGTCGGTATCAACCGCGCAAAACCTTCTGGTTAAAGATGGTTTTCCCGTAACTGTGGATGGGTCCTTTGGTCCAGAAACAAAGGCCGCCGTTATTGCCTTCCAACAATCACAGGGTTTGACCGCTGATGGGGTCATTGGACCTTTGACTTGGGCGGCATTAGCAAATCCAAAAGCCGTTGTGATTCCTGCTCCAAAACCAGTTCCCACAAGTGGTCCGCTAAAAATCATCGACCTATATCATGGCGATGCAGTCGCTTCTTATTCCTACATCGCAGCAAATACTGACGGCGTCTATTTGAAGTGTTCTGAAGGCGAAACCTATATTGATTCCGCTCATGCGACTCGTCGTGCCGCATTAAAAGCCGCTGGTGCAAAAGTCGGAGATTATTTGGTCATTCATTGTGACGAAGATGGTGCTGCGCAAGCAAAGTTCTTCTGGGCACAGGTTGGCTCTTTGGCCAAAACTGATCTGACTCCAATGATTGATTGGGAAAGTTCAGTCAACTCTGACTGCACTCCTGCTCAAAATAAAGCAGCAATTTTGGCATGTGCTGCTGAGCTTCGCGCTCTTTCGGGCCGTCAGATCATTCTTCTTTACGGAAGCAAAAGTGACATCCAAGCGATGAATTTTTCGGCCTCAGAAGCCGCTGGGTTCTATCTTTGGATCGCAGCTTATCCGACAGTTCCGCCAACAGCTTCTTCGGCTCCAACGGCTCCTTCTAAGCCCTGGACATCAACTTCGGCATGGCAATACGACGATGGTTCACATACGTCGACCCCAGGCGCTGGTCACTGCGACATCAGCTGGTTCTACATTCCACTAACTAGCCTTCAAGGCTAAAAAGAAAGGGGCCGAAAGGCCCTTTTTTGTTTCTAAATATTGTTCTCAGATTATTCGTAAGTAACAGCGACTTCGCCGCTTGTGAATGTATTGGTTCCACCAAATGTCGTAAAGCGAATGCCCGTAAGAGCGCCTGACAAAGTGATATTTCCTCCGCCGCAACAACCGTAGAAGTTAGTTCCGTTCGTCAAACCGGCTGATTGGGCGTAAACCCATTGGTTTCCACCAACGTTTGTAATGACAAAAGATCCAGATGGTGTGTCGATAGCGTTTTGAGCCCATGCGCCGAATCCAGTCGTGATGTTTGCCGAGTTTGTTCCGCCTGATCCCGTGTTTGCAAATGTCGACTGATAGCCGGTTGTAACTGGAACGCCTCCAACTGCCAATTGCACCATAAGATAAGAAGCACCGCTTTGCTGTACTTTACTGTACGAAACGGTGATCCGCTTTACTCCCGAAGGAATATTCGTAAAATCAATGAACGTCCCGCTCGTAGTAGCTACGGGAGTCATTTGCGTAAAAGGAATTGGCAGGTTGGTTTGCGGCATCGTATCTCCTTACGACAAGCTTGTCGATAGCGGAAGTCCAAGATACGACTCAACTTGATTGCAATATGAAAGCAAACGAGCCGCTGTTACATATTTCGAATCGTAGCTTGATGTTGGCACTGCTTTGATACGTTTAATGACTGAGGTCAAAGATCCACCCTGAAGCGCCGTTTGAACTGGAGCCATAACATCTAAGACGGTATCAACCATGTCATCCGCATCAATACCCATAATCAAATTTTCAGTTGCAAACTGATTCATGAGATTTTGGCCAAAGGCCAGTGCTGCTGCAACTTTTGCTGAGACCTCTGCCTTAGTTTGGTTTGCAGTATAGTTCGTTGCTTCGGGAGAAGCAGTCGAAAGACCTTCCCAATAAGCATTGATTGCGGCTTGGTATTCCGAAGGGTCGCTCGTGTACCAAATTGTAAGGTCTGAGTCTGCTGACATACCGTTGTAGCCAGTGGGAGCATTTGCCTTAACCCATGCATCTACAGTCGGAAGGTCGACGTTGAATGATGGCCATTGAAGATCAATTGAAAACATAAATTCTCCTTTTATTTTTCTTTAACGATTAGGACACGGCTGGTGTTGTAGTTACTCAATGTTCCAGAGTAACTACCCCAGTAAACCTGAACAGTGTGAAAGCCTGGAGCAACGTTTAAGAGCCAATTTCGAACAACCTGGAAATTGTAACCATTGCCCGGCGCATTAAGGTCACCATTGGCTGGTCCGACGGGTACGGCATCCACATATATCTGAACGTTGCTGCCGTTGCCGGACCCGTTGTTGTTCATGTCGCCGTAAAACTGAATGTCGAGCGCGCCGCCCGAGGTCTTTACAATCACAGACATGTCCGGCATCGGCACCATCGCCGTGTATGAAGCCGAAGTAGTTGGGTTGCTCGTAATACCAACTGCCATCGCACTGGCCTTGGTTGCCGGAAGAGCATTCTTAATTGGAGTTGTCTGACGATCATCGCTGATGGAGTTTGATCCAACAGTTAATGTATTCTGGAAATCTGCATACAAGTTGGATTTCGGTGAGTACAAAGGAGTAATCACGTCCGCAGACGTAATATTTAGCCCGCTTCCCGTGGCCGTTGTCGTTAATTTTAAAGTGTGAAGTCCGAGTGTGAGGCCTGAGATTTGAAGCTTGGCTCCGAACCCAGTATCGTTTGTCCAAGTGCTCGTACCAGGAGTCCAGGCAGCCGTGCCTCCTCCGCTGGTGCCGTTTAAAGCCACCGCAGTGCCCGTATAAGCAGAACCATCGATTTGAATCGTGGAGGTAGTGGCAGTAGATACTCCGTATCCACCAATTTCGACGCCAGTTCCAAAGAACGTAAATTGAAGAGAATCGCCATTCGTAGTGGACCTGACGATCCAGCCATCGATCGCAGAAGTCTGAACGAGAGCTCCACCCGACCATGAGCCGGTGTAAGTGAACTCACGAAGAGCCGATTTCCTTAAAACTCCTGCGGAAATTGTCAGTGCAGACTGAGTGCCCGTGGTGGCCGAATAGTTGGCCATAATGTTGTATGATCCGAGCTGCACGCATCCAGACGGAATCGAGGGAGTTTTGGGCTGATAGACCTTGTAGTTGTATATGCAAAAATCCCAGGTCGTGCTTCCGTTGCAAAGAATTTGAACCGTATGCGTTCCATAGGGCAACCCTGATGCCACTTTTAAATTAGTCAATACTCCTGAAACAGAAGCAGTCGCAGGAACGTAGCCCTGAGACACCCCGTCAACATAAACTTGGTATATGGTGGAGGTATTGGTTCCGCTTAAGCTTGGAACATATCCAATGTCCAGCCCAGTGCCAACGAAGGTTAGGGTTACAAAATATCCAGAAAATCCCCGGACATCGATAACTGAATAGTTACCTACTACCGTACCAAGAGCGACTCCGCTGCTTGCCACCAACGTCGTAACCCCATCATCAAGGGTAAATGCGGCAGCTTGCGCGTTGCCAGTGTACAAACTGAAGTCATCGCTTCGGCCTGCACCAAATTCTCTTGGGATATAGGTTCGAGCGAGTTCTTCATTCGTATGAGAAGCGGCGGTCAAATAGCTCGGCGAGGTCGCATTCTGAGTAAACGCTTGCCCACGCGTTCCTGCCAAAGTGATATACTCAACAACGCGACCGCCAGTTGTTCCGACAACTGCTGCGTTGTAAGCCAAAGTTGACTGTGCAGAAAGAACTGATTTTTGTCCTTGGCTATAGGCGATGCCGGGGTTTACCGTCACAAGGCTTGATCCAGTAGAAACTTGGTTCAAAATTTCGAAACCTTCGAAATCAATATTTCCAGAGTTCAGTCGGATTTTTACGGTATGAATACCCAGCGCAAGGCCGGATGCTGCCGGACAAACTAAATTGTAAGGATAGTTTCTTTGCGAAAACCCACTTGCGATTGTCGGGCGAATCGTTGTAGTGCCTTCTGTCCCGCCGTCTACTGTAACTCGAATATCTTTAGCGCCAGATGCGACGCTACTCAGCATATTGAGTCCTGTTCCATAAAAAACGATCTCAACATAGTCATTCAAATTCGAAGAAAATGGACGGGGACCATCGGAATCAATTTGTGAAACCCAACCTGAACCGACAAGACGAACAAGGTTAAAGGTATCATTGGGAATTCCAAAGACAGGCTCACCGTTTGAGCCAAATTCAGTTTGAATAACTTGTACCGCCTGGGCGCTGATTCGTTCGATTCCGAATCGAGGCTTTAGATCTTGAGAAATATCGACAATCGGTGCGCGATTCGTAATTTGAGAATAGAATGTTCCAGCAACAGGTGACCCTACGGTCGTCGTAGCCGTAATAATTGCGTCAGTTTGACTTACAAAACCCTGGAAAGCTGAATTTTGGTTTGCGTACAACTGCGTAAAGCGGTTGTCCATTGTGAACTGAATTTCAGGCTTCAAACCAAGTTTGAAAGCTTGAATATTAAGACCAGAAATCAACGAGAAGTTAAGGGTGACTTGCGAAGAAGTTCCGTCGGAACCGATCGAAGTGAACGTATAATCGTTTGAAGATCCGAGATCGAGCTTTTTACCATCGACAAACAACCAAAAGATGTCCGTAAACGCAGGAACAGCGCCGTTAGCCGCTGCTTGAAGTGTGAAGCCAAAGTTAATAATTGTCTGGCCAGACGTCGAAGTAGCATAGTACGAATTGATGACTGGCTGAGCAGGACTAAAGGGCAGGTCGTTGCTCGTGGTCTTCTTGACGTTGGCTTTGCTGTTTAAACTTTGTGTAATACTCATATATTCCCTATATCATTGAAGATTGCGCTTAGAGTCCGGCGTCGGCGGTCCAGTGTGCATAGCATCTCGCCTCTGTTCCAGGATTGTTGACTTCAATGGCGAAACTATCTGTCCCCTGCATCTGGTATGACGAAATTGAGGTGCTTGGGCTTGCGGCGTCAAAAGAGACCGTGTTGATGGCGCCGGTTCCGTTGGTGTTGTAAACGGCGTTTTGAGGAACGGATCGCTTTTTCACCGAATATTTAATTGAAACACGGCGAACTGCTCCGGAATTCGTGGTGGCTGTCGTGGAAAACGCGCCGCCTTGAGTGACAGTTCCGATCGTAGTTCCAATATCATAGCTTTTTTCAAAGTAACGTTGGCACAAAGCCAATTCTTGTTGGATGTCTTTTCCTGCCCGCTGAAAACCAGTTGAAGAAAAACCAAGAGGCCCTTCAACAATTGAGAATTGGGCGATTTGGATCGTCGCGCCTGCTGTCGCCATGACGTTTGTCGCAGATGAAGAAGCAACAAGATTTCCAGACTGCCAAGTATTGAGAGTTGACGTGCTCCAGTTTGCTCCGCCCGCAGCCGCAACATATACGATCAAACCTAGAGTAGTGTCGAAGTTCCAAGAAGATGAATTGGCAGCGGAATCTAGCGGGATCGTCAAAGTAATGAACTGCCAGCCTGCGCTAGCAGCAAATGTCGTAACATAGCATCGAGTTCCGGCATTATTACCTAATGCGAACGAATAGGTGCCAGAGAGAGATGGGTTGAACCAAAATCCGAAAGTTGCGGTTTTCCCGTGGATCTTTTGATAGTCCAATCCTTCCATTCGATATTCAAGAGGGATAACAGCATCTGTAGCTGCATAACTTGAAAGTGCCGTTGTTACGGTAAAAAGCCAACTATATGTACTGTTGTAACCGCTTTGTGCCAAGGTTGGTACGCTCGTAGAGCGAGCAACAGTAAAAGCCTTTGTGTTCGTACTTCCAACGCTTTGAACCGAGAACATATCAGCCTGTGTGCCGTAAAACGAAGCTGTTTGGTTAACGCTCGTAGTATTACCTTCAATGCGTTGCCAGTAATCAAAGTTTCCGTTGATCGCGAGGTTTTTGAGTTCTGCTGGGTAGTGAACACCCTGAATCTTTGCCATATTAAAGCTCCTTTACCGTCATCACGCGATATGTACCGATAGCCGTTAGCGTTCCGGAGAACGCATACCAATAGAGATCAATTTTGTGATAACCAGGCGAGAGGTAGACCAAATTCGAAAGTCCATAGCCAACATCATCAGTAGCTGGCGGTGCGGAGTTGCCCACGATTGCGTTCTGAACGATTCCGTCCACAGCAAATACTAAGAAAACGCCATTGCCAGAGCTTGTGCGAATTTGTACATCCGCACGAAGATCAAACCAGTTGCCTAGAGTTTTGACGACCAAAGACATATCAGGCATCGGAACTGCCGATGTTGCCGACGTCGTTGGTGATGTAAGGACACCCACAGCTTGGCCGCGGTATTTCGCTGCCGACTGGTTAGGAAGAATAGTCAGATTGCGATCGTCAAAGATTCCCTGCGAGCCAATTGCAAAAGTATTCTGGAAGTCGGAATAAATGTTCGTTTTATAAGAATGGATTGGCGTAATAATGTCGAAGCACTCAAGCGGCATCGCCGAACCACTATTATATGAAACCTTAACAGTATGAAGCCCAAGCGAAAGCCCTGAAACCACCACACCAGATCCAAAAGAATTCGAAGTGTTCGTCGTGAACACTCCTGTAGAGGCCGTGAATGCGGTGACAGATCCGTAAAACGAAGTCGTATAGCTTGAAAGGTTTGAACTTCCATCGATGCTGACCGTAGCATTTAGGGCAGTTGTTCCTGGAGTTCCCATTCGCATGTCGAAACCAGTGCCAAAGAATGTATAGGTATAATAGTTACCTGAAGAAGACCCGTTAACGTAAAGACCCGTCGTTGAACCGGCTGTTCCTGCGGCAACTTGGTTAACTACTGACCAAGTTCCAAAATAGACAATCTCGCGCGCTGCGCTTTTGCGCAAAACTCCAGTCGAAACATACTCTGATCCGGCAGTTGTATTGGCCACGAAGTTCGCCATGACGTTGTAATCAGCCAAGGCAATCGCACCGCTTGGGAGCGTCGGTTTCTTCGGTTGGTAAACGATAAAATTCAAAATGTCGAACGAACCAATTGACCCTGTGTTAACAAGTTTCAGCGTGTGAGTTCCATAAGGAAGTCCTGAAGCAACGGTTACCGTTCTGATTGCGGAAAGGGTAGGGGTGATTGTCCCAACTGATGTTCCGTCAATATACGCAGTCATAGGACGAGAATTTCCGTCGCAAGAAATCGACAGATCAATTCCAGTTCCTACAAATGTAATTTGCGTGAAGTAAGAGCTTGTGCCTTGAGTTTCCAGACCTTCATGGCCCGAAATTAAGGATTCAAAGCCACCGCTGGAAGTGGTTAATGTCGTTGTGTCGTCATCAAGTGTGAAAACACGAACTTGATTTGAAGTTCCTGTCGCAAAATCGTCTGATCGGCTCGACCCAAATTCACGAGGGAAATAGACTCTCGCAACTTCTTCATTCGTATGGCTGGCAGACGTCAGAAATAAGCTTGTTGAATTAGCAGCATTCCATGCCTGTCCAATTGTTCCACTTGAAGAAAGATAGTGAAGAATGCGTCCGCCGCGAGTGCCAGTAACGTTTGCGTTATAGGCAATTGACGACTGCGAAGTTAACGAGATCTTTTTTCCGCCAATATAACCAACACCGGGAGGGGTGATTACGTTTGACGAAGAGTTGACGATCTCAAAACCGAAGAGATCTTGGTCAACGGTTGAAGTTGTACGAATACGAACCGTATGAACTCCAAGAGTAAGACCCGATGCAACGCTAACAACTTGGTTTACACCATAACTTCTTGCGGAAATTACGTTTGAGTTACCAAGTGGGAAGGCTGTTTCAGATCCACCATCAACCGATACTGCAAAGGCTCGGGTTGCAACGTCCGCCAAAAGCAGGGCGTTAAGTCCTGTTCCGTAGAATACAATTTCAGCGTATGCCGTGCTTGATGCGATAATTCCAAGGCGAACACGCGCACCGTTGCCGTCAACGAAAGAATCGCACGCACCGACCAAACGAACTTGACCAAATTGATCACCATCAACAGCAAAGACAGGCTCGCCGTTAGGGCCAAACTCTGTCGTAAGAAGGTTTGCCGTTTGAGTCATGATACGGTCAATGCCCATGCGGGGCTTAAGATCTTGAGTAAAATCAACGATAGCTGCACGATTCGTGATTGCTGAGTAGAACGAACCTGCCACCGGAGTTCCGACGGTCGTGGTTGCGTTCATCAGTTGCGCTTGGCTTACAGCCGACTGGAAGTTATTTGAAATGATCTCTTGCTGTTGGCTGATCGCCGTAGTGTTGGTCGTCGAAGAATCAATGACCTGCAAGTCGTAAACGACCATGACTTCAAGAGCCTGAGTCGAATAGTTTTGATCAAGCTGAATCGCATTTGCTGCATATTCAGTGTAATAACCGTCAGAAGAAGAAGTAGTTCCTGCAAGGTAACGGTTAAAGACCAAGCCGTTCACGGTCACAAACAACGAGCCCACAGTTCCCGACGAGTTAACGCCAATAGGATATGTGTTGTTCGTAAACGTAATCGTGGTTTTCCCACCAACGACCGAAATTGTCATGTTGTTCTGTGCCGTACCTACGATATTGGTCATACCCTGAGCAGACCAAATCACGTTATTCGTGCTAGCTGCCGTAACAGACTTTTGCAGGAATGCCTTGTAAGTGATCAGATTTACTGTGCCTGAACCAATTGATGCATTTGCAAAGAATCGCAAATAAAGGCTTGTGCCAGCAGAAGGAAGAATCGTGCTAGGAATCGTCGTCGTCGCCGACGAAGGACGAGTTTGAACAGTCGTAAAGTTTGTTCCGTCCGGAGAAGCGACGTATGAAACGTAAGGACCTACGTTCGGGGTGAAGATATTTGAACCCGAAGTCGCATTGTCCTTATAGTCGACCATAATTTCAGAAAAAGTGGTCGAGCCAAATTCAGTCGACAAAGCAACGCCATCAACCGAAAGGTTGTAGATGTCCTTTGTAATGACGGCTTGCGAAACAACGCAAGAAGCCGCTGTCAAAGCTGAAGGAAAAGCCGATTCCAATGTGTAAGACGTTTGACTTGCAACAGCCGTAATTTTGCGTGCGTAACCGCCAGAAACTAGAACATCGCCCGCCGCAACTGTATAAGCCGGTGCGGCTGACATTGTTGCGGTTGTTCCTGAAGTCGTAACCGTTTTGGAAGCATCATAGCTAACTGCGTACATTGCCTTGGCGGCATTGAAAGCTGCATTGGTGTTTGGCGAAGTCGCATTGACAGAAGAATTGGCATTTGATGCGCTTTCTCCGAAAAGATCAGAGAATGATGCCTGGAACTGCAAAGAATCCAGATCGTCGCCGATGCCAGAACCAGTTCCGCCCGATCCGGCTGATCCCAGCCGAGCCGATTGGCCCGCATTAAATGCGGCTCCATTGCGGAAATAAAGACGTTGAGTGCCGTCAGTGGCATCCAAGCGTTTTGCAATCAAGAAGACTTCGAGGTTTGCAGAAGAGACCGCAGGTAAAGCGCTACCGCTTGTAACAATCGACAAAGTGCCAGTGGCAGCTGTGCGATTGATCGTCGCGATAAGCATATCGCCAGAGTTCGTGAAGGTTTGTGAAGTCGAACCTAAATTGATGACGTAAGGGGTTGCTCCAGCAATGTTTTGATTGATGGAAAGTTTTAGGTTGTCAGTAAACTGGACTTGAGTCCCGGTAAAAGTAATCGTTCCGCCATCCGAAATAAGGATGTTACGGTCTTCGAAAAGCTTACCGATCTCGGCGTCATGCGCAAGAAAGGCGGTGTCCATGCCGGTATTGGTTCCGGTGCCCACCATGTTGGCGGCTGGGCGGAGAACTGACTGTCGAATATCTAAGGGTGTGCCTGCCATTTTTTTACCTCAAAATCTTTATATCGTGTCTCAACTTGTTCGCTCGCTACGGATGTCGATGCGATCTCCAACAACTAATTGGAAAGTGAACTGAATCGCGGTGTAGTTCGGACCTGAACCTGATGTGGTCCAGTCGTAAACTTGCTCAAGTCTTTGACCGTTGAGATCAATGTTAATGTTCGCCACGCTTTCAGCGTTGAGCGTGTATGAAAAGCTTGCTGGCAAAGTAAGCGCCGTGCCTGCCGTAACGGGTCCGTTCACCGATGAAGGTGCGGTCCCGCCCGAAGCAACGATCGAAATACTTTGATCGTAAATATCCTGGCCAGATACTGAGACCTGCCTTGGGAATCCGTTTACGATCTGCAAGAAGCTTGGCACTTAGTTGACTCCCACTGGAGCAATCAAAACGTCGATCGTGCTGGTTGAACTTGCGATACCCAGACGGCAGACAGCCTGACCAGAAGTCGTGCTTGCAGTTGAAGTAATCGCTCCGCTTGCAGCTAAGAAAACAGGGAGACCGACTTGGCCAGTCGTAAAGTTGGTATCAGACGATCCCAAGGTGTATGCGCCAAGGGTTGTAGCCAAGATGGTTGTTCCAGCGGTAACAGTCGTTGCTGAGTTAAAGATGCCGATCACATAGAACAAATCGTAAGAAGTGGTCGTGATGTCGGCAGCATAAACCCGACCTGCTGTTTCACTATTTGAGGGAATTCCCCAGCGAAGAGCATAAGTCGTATTTGCGGTGAAGGATTGGCCAGCAACAAAAGAACGTTTAACCGCAGGAGCGTTTTGAACCGACGCTGCTGTGCCAGCACCACCTGTGATAGTAGCCTGGTCAAATGCGCCAGTTGCGAGTTGTGTTGCGCTGATACCAGCGTTTTTAACCGCAACTTGGTTTGAGCCGTTAATATTTAGGGTCGTGCCGTCGGTATTAACCAACAGACCCGAAGAAACCAGCAAACCAGACGAAGTCGCCAAAGCAACTTTAACGCCCGAAGCCGAAGACGAAAGTGAAGTGTCTGCAAACAACAGCGCCAAGGCAGATGAACTGACCTGGATACCACCAGTTGTCGAAACTGTAACACTTAGGCCTGAAGATGAAACAGCGATGGCCGATCCAGTTGCGGCAAGAACAGAAAGTGTATTGCCTGATTTCGTAAGACCGTTACCGGCAACGATTTGACCAGATCCTGAGATTTGGACCCATGATCCGCTGGCAGAGTAAGAGAATTGAAGGTTGGCGTTAACCGTACCTTGCAGAACGAGAACAGTGTCACCAGCTTGAGGCGCGCCAGTTCCTGACTGACCGTCGGTTGCTAGAGTCCAAGTGATTGCAGAACCAGAAACTGCTGCAACGTAAACTTCGTTGTTGCCTGTTCCTAAATTCGTGAACAGGACGCGCATACCATTCGTGACCGTAACGCCGTCAATCAGAGTAGCAGTCGTTGCAGGCTTACTCGTATCGACTGAATCCAAAAGATTCACTTCTGGACGCCATGCGATACCAGAAACAAAACTCATCAACTGGCCATAGGTAGCGGCGTCAGTTGAAACCGATCCGTTAGCCAAGTTCGTGAGCTTGAATCCGCCCATTGATTGTGCGGCTGCAAAAGCCACAGAACCGTTTGATTGGATTGCAGTCAAAACCAGACCAAGGTTTACGTTCGCATCTGGCATTGTAACCGTGCGAGTCGTTCCCGTTGAAATCGTAGCTGCGTTGAAGGCTAATTTCTTCGTATTGTCCGAAGAATTGTAGATGTAAAAAACTGAATCTGAGTAATTTGTCTTACCGACAGTCGCTAAGGCCGAATCAATAGCCGTCAAAGCACCTTTTACGGTTGCGGTGGCGGGGGTAAAATTCGTATAGGAAGCGTTATCACCGATGAGCGTGGAGCCCGCAGAACCCGAAGTCGACGAACCAAGGGCCGAGGTACGAGTGTAGATCGTATCGTGGGTGTGATAGGTTGAACCGACTTCAGTACCGTTCTGGAGCGCAATCAGGCGTCCCAGGATAGTATCGGTCAGACTGTAGCTTGCGGTTGATAGTGCTTGAACCTGAAGAGTATTCTGGCTCAGATCAACTTGGCGCTGAACGCCGTTGACGAGACGTGAAAGTAGACTAATTGTGGCCATTATGCTTCCCTAGAGAGTCGGTTTGATCTAAAGATTGGCGGCCTTTTTAGATCTGCGCTTCCTAGGTGATTTTTTGGCCTTTTCCGGCTTTTTTTCGATGTTTTCAGGTACTTGTGCAGGAACTTTGTCCATTTCGACAAATGCGCACTGCATTTTTGCTTCAAGACCATAGACGGATAAAAGCTTATTAACTTCGTTGATGCAGTTATCGACCATGTCACGGATCTTGTTGCCCAGTTGAGCAGCCAAATTTTCCGTTTCCTCTTTTGAGAGCTTTTGCACATCGATGTGCCGGGCTCGATCTTTTAGTTCCATGCCCTAATCCTTTAGCTGGCTTATAGCTGACCGACGATGATCCGATTCAGCTGAATGTCTTGTTCTTCGGTATCGAACTCGTTTGGAACGACAACGCCCACAAAAACGACAAACATACCTTCTGACCATCCTGTAGCATTTATATCAGGCTTTACATTGGTCAGACTTCCGGGGGTTAAGCCCAAATAAATGGCGTCCCCGATGGCAAAACCAAGATCAATCGGAATATTTTCGATTCGCCCGTCTGAAACGACTTGACCAGATGCGCCAGAGGGCAAAGCGATTTGAGTCAGACCGACAAACGAAGTCACTAAAGACTCCACACTAGGATCGGTGTAAACTATGTTGCCTGCCGTATTGGCTGAAACTGGGGCGCAGGCATTCATGTTTGCGCCCGTGCCGTTTTGGTAGCCCGTAGACGTCGCTCTCGAACTGATATTTGGATTCGCACCGCGAATAAGTGGATTGTAACCCATGTGTCCTTAGATCAAGTAGAAGCTGGTTCCGTCGCAAACCATGGTTAATGATTCGTACTGAACGGTGATGACCTGGGTGACGGCGCCGTCGCAAAGTTGGCCGCCAGTTGTGTTAATGGTAAGTGTATTGGTCGTTGAATCTGTCTTTTTAAAGACGAATACTCGACCAGCACATGTTGAAGCTGAAGGAAGCGTCGCAACCAAGTTTCCAGATGAACAATTGAACAAAAGAACGTTGTCTGCGGAAACGACGTTATAGTTCAACGATTTTGTCGAGATCGTCATCGCATAGAGCGCATTTGTTCCAGGCGGCCCAGCCTGTCCTGGAGGTCCCTGTGGTCCAACTTCACCACCGCCGCCACCGCCAGCAGATCCACCTCCGCCTGCGTTCACTCGGAATTCAAGAACGTCACCCACGACAAGGTTTCTTAAAATCTGAATCTGATCACTTGCGGTTTCAGCTGTTCCAACTTCGGCCCAATCAATTCCTAGACGTAGGTACTGACCATTGAGATAGAGAAGAAGCGCGCCTGCTCCGACGGTATAATACTCTTGAACATCGCTAATACGAGTGTTTGGAGGCAGCGTAATTACTGTTCCAGAAACGACCGGACCAACAATTTCATTTGCTGGAACTGAGGCACCAGAAGTTCCATCGTTGCCGATCAGAGACCAAACGGGATAGTGTTGGGGATTTGTAGGTTCTTGAGTCCAACTTGTTCCATTGGTGCTTCTGTAATACCATGTGCCTGGGTTCGGAGTGTTGGCACAGGTCGCGTACAGCGCAGGTCCGCCAGAAATATTCGAGGTGTTTAGTACCCACCAATAAGTTCCAGCAGGAAGTGTCGGAGAAGATGCCCATGTGAATTGCTGACCATTGGTCTGAAGGCCATCGCCTGCCATATTCGGATAGGGCAGAAGCTGACTAGCGTTCAAAGAAAGTGTCGTCGTTCCAGAAATGAGAGTCCCCGGACCGCTTCCGGTATCGGTATAAATGGAACAATTCATCGTTCCACTCGACGTACCTAATTCATTATAAATCAGCATCGTCGACTTATCGAGGATGGTTGAGTTCGCGAGTGTGAATCTGAAAGCGTTATAATGGTTATCGCCATCAAAACCGCTAATGTCGGGCTCAAAAACTTGAGAAACATCAACGCCAGTCAAATATCCCGTTACAGAATAAATACCGCGCTTAGTAAATGACTGATAGCTCAGCCATCCGCTTGAGCCGTTCAAGGCATCCCATTGGTAAAGGCCGTTGCTTGTGCCCGTTCCCTCGGCAACGGACCATTTCCAGTCCGTACCGACGATCACAAACCAGTAAGCTCCTGGCTGCAAAACAACCGGAGTCGAGAAGTTAAATGACGTTCCCTTTCCTGACAGCGTGTCGCCCGATGTGTATGGGCCGTTCGGAAGCGAAGTTGCTGCGACGGTATTGGATGCGGTTCCCACAGTGTTCGTCGGGCATCCGCCGTTTCCATTTCGATCAGTGTAAATCTGAGCATAGAAACTGCCCGTGCCGCTCTGATTGTAAAGCAAAGCATTAAACTGAGTAATTGTCGTAGGACTTGCGATCTCGACACGGTAGGCGACAGATGTCGCTCCGCTTGAATATTCAGTTGAAAAATTCTCGCCACCAGTTGGCGTGGTGTAACTGTAGAGAACAGCTGGAGTTGATCCGCCTGAACTTGCGACGACACTCATTGGCTCGTCATAGTTAGGTTCGTCAAGGCCTTCTACGATGTTGTAAAGAGCACCGTCGAGTTTTTTAATCGCGAGAGTAAGGCTGTCGCCGTCGTTAATGAAGCTGTTACCGACACCCGTGCCTGCTTGCGTTTCCACAATAGCAAAGGGTGAAGGCATGTTAAAGTTCGCAGCCGCAACAGTCGCACCGGCAGAATTATTTTTAACCGTAACGACAGCGCCACTAACTGAAGTCGTGAAATCGTTCGGAGTAAGTCCGCCAAGGGCCGAAGCATAGGCTGTAGCAACTTGGGCCGCAGTCATTCCAGTTGTTAAATCAACTGGGATACCAACCCGGCCCGGAGCCATCGGATCATTGTTTGCTCCACCGATATTAGCCCAAACGTAATAAAGACGCGTGTTCGCAGACGAGTTGATTTCGAAATATTGGCCCGACGTCAACGTTGAAGCGGCACCAAACGTCAAAGTTTGGATCAGAGGAACAGATCCAGGATTCAATGCCGAAACATAGCCAGGAGCATACGCCGAAAGCGTGGGAGATCCGACATACTTAAGAAGCTCATCTGGAACTTCTCCGCCGATGTCTTCTGATTCACCTTGCGTAAGCTCTGAGCTTAAAAAGCGAACGTAAACGCGTGCAGCGCCCGTATTGTCTGAACGAAGCAAGAACCAGAAATAATTCTCGCCTTGCGGAACAGAGCCACGATCGGCAATTTGAATGTCGCGGTTTGTGCTCGGAGAAGCAGCAGCTTGATAGCTTCCATAAGAGTATTGTGATTGAAGGCCCGCAACGCCTGTCGATGTCTCAGCAAAATTCGATGTAAGGGTAACTTGCGTGAGAGAGTCGACTGTTGAAATCTGGTAAAAACCAGCAGAAGTGTCTGAGGAAAGCTTAATCCAGTCGCCAGATTGCAAAGGCGCCGTCCATGCAACACTTCCTACTGAGGTAACAGTCGGCGAGCCGTTGGTCCAAATCAAAGAAGGCGTGATTGCTTGGTTGCGAACTAAGTTAAGGTATGCGACTTCGTTGTCTGCCAGTGTGATGTCAGTCGAGGTCGGATTGGCCAGTAATTTATAAGAAATTTCAGAGCCGATGACGCGGATGTAAATATCCTGGTCCCAGTTCACTTGGCCAATGGCGGTTGGGGTTTCGCCATCTGACGGCAAAACACCATGCGCGATCGAGCCTTTTCCGGTGATAACCGTGTTGCCTAAATCTTCGCGCAAGCTTTGAGTTGAACCCGAAGAAGATGTCGAGAACCAATAGGTGGTTCCCTTGATCTCTTGGATTGAACTCATGATCGCGTTCATCCAGTCCTTCAACGTACCGATGGCTTTGTCACCACCAGAGAACGGATCAGAACTGTTTGAAGTTGAGCTTACCGGATTTTGCGTGCGTCCTTCGGGCCAAGTGTATTGGTAAAAAGGATTTGGGCTATAGCCGCCTGCGCCCAAACTGAACATGTTCCAGCGCGCATCGGTAATTTCAGTTACGTTATTAGATGCGTCAGTGACAACAACGGCAAGGGGCAAATATTGCGAGGTCGGAACCGTAGTCGTGATGTTCAGCGTATAGCTTAACACGAGCGCGCGCGGGGTGATCTTGGTCGTTTCGGTATTCTGCGTTGGGTCCCAGAAGTAAGTCTGGGCATCGGTCGTGTCGTCAGCTAGACGTTGGTACTCAAGAGAAACATAGTTAATAGCGTTTGGGGTGAAAGCGCCATTTACGATCGTGTTAGTAGCCGAATTGAGGGTTTGAACAGGTGTTCCCGTAGGAACCAAATAAAACGTACCAGATTGGCTTGAAGAAACATGGAAGATCGCGCCTGGATCAACCTCGACCTGCAACGAGGACGCTGCGCCTCCGATGGCCGAAGCCATGACGATATTAAAGCCACGAAGGACGTAACCCTGCGTAGGGCCAGTAACAAACGATTGAATAAGGGTATCAAAGTCAGCAGAAGCTGCGGATTCGATTGAGCGAAGGTCAGGAACGTCGACCCGTTGCTCTGAAAGTAAATTTACACGTCGTTGTACGCTCATTGCCAGCCTTCAGAAGTTAAAATAGCGGTCTTTTCTATAAGATTATGACCACCTCACTATTCCTATATCAGGGCCTTTGGCGTGAAATTTCTCGGCAATCTTAATGATATAGCTATTATGGGAGGGTTATGGGCAGAAGCCGAAATACCCGGTCAGACAAGGAATTCTCCAAAGAACAGAAGCTTGCTCACGAAAACCGTGAACTACGCAAGGCGCTCGCCAAATTGCGTAAAAAGCTAGATCGTATGGACCATGAGGCCCACGAAGAAATTCAAGAGGTACTTGAAGAAGCCCAAGCTGCCGAGCGCCAAGCTGAGCAAGAAAATGAAAAAAAGCCTATTAGCATTCGCTGCGACGACTGCGGTAAAGGCAATTTAGCTATTTTCCAATATCAAAAAATCACCGAACCCATGTGCTATTGGCAGTGCGGCCTATGCGGATACCGGACTAAATCGCAAGTTTTTGTTCCGGAAGGAGACAATCGTCCCAAATTAGCGCCGCTGGTGACCCAAATTGTGTCTAAAGTACGAAAATAAAAGGGCAATTAGGCCTTAATTTTGACCTGGACCTGCCGATAAGTTTGCATACAGGAGGACGTATGCGGATTTTAGTGGGTCTTTTGATATTTTTCGTAGCGTTTCAGGTTGAGGCGAAGAATTTGACCGTGGTCGAGTATAAGCAAATTCGCTTCACGAATGCGTGCGTTGGTGCTGCCAACATAATTTCGTCGTATTTCAAGGGAGGCATCCCATTGCAATATATGGGTGCATCCGAAAAGTTGTGCGAAAAACAAGCCGATGCCATTCCGACAACAGAATGGAAAACGATGATGCATACCTCTGAACGTGGTTGCCTGACTGCATTTGCCAAATTGATGCCTAAGAATCTTCCTCAAGACAAAGTAGCCAAGGTTGCTGATGATAGTTGCCGAGGTGCTGTATCTGTAGATCAGCGCTTGTATAATGAAGATATTCAACTTATGGCCAAAGACAAATAAGGGGGACGCATGTTAGAACTTATTATTTCATTGATTCTTAGCGGCCTTTCGACCCCTACAAACATTGATGCAAAAGTTGGTGAACGCCTTGATCCAAACGCAGCCTTGACGCTAGAGCAAATTGAAGCGAATCCTATGGCTACAAGTGTTTACAAGGGTTGCGCAAAGGGAATGTCAGCCTATGCTGTGGGGGAGTCCGATGACGGACTTCAAGCTTCAGCCGACCCGGTAATTGCTCACGACCTAGCGACCAATATAGGGAAATACTGTACGCAATTTGTAACGAAATTTCGAAATGCAGGGAATATGGCTCACACGCAGAATCCAGAAAAGGATGGCTGTCGAGACGGTGTCATTGCTTTCATGCGATCACAAAGAATTCAGATTTACCAATGGAATCCGAAGGCAGATCTTTACTGTGACGTTAAGCCCGATCCAAAGCAAACAGTGGCAGCAATCCAGAAAATTGGACCGTAATGTGGTAAACGCCTTTTGCGGCAGCAGAATGAGATTCTTTGATAATCTTTGCGTAGGGAAGCGAAATAATATCTTCGCCCGACTGACGATCGTGGACCCGCAACTGGATATACGGGGATGCACCAATGTCGGTAAACAGGGGACGAAGGTTCTTCGCTTGCAATCCGCCGCTGTTTTTCTGGCGAATCAGCGTCATTGAGCCTGAAACTGAAACTTGCGTCGCTGCAATTTCTTGCGGATAAGGCGAATCAATTCCACGAATCTCTTGCTCCCCATAATCAACCTCAAAGTTGACCGACTGGACTTCTTTTAAAACTGCGTTATTAGCATAAACGACGATATTCGCGCCAACTAAAGAAAATTGCGGCATTACTCACCCCAAATCGTAGAGATCTCTGAAAACACGGTTCCTGCCTTACCTAAACCAATGTCACCGGGGTAAAGGACCGTGAAAACAACGTTAATGCCGGTTGCCGCAATAGAATTAATCAAATCCTGCGCATAAGTTCGCCCGTCGACAACGCCCGTTAAATAAAAAGCATAATCTGTTCCGTCTTGGGCAACGGTGACGGGTGATTTATAAACGTAAGCAACGTCTTCGCCCGTCGGATGAACATTTTGAATGTTGTACGCTGGCGAAATTAAGAGCGTGTTGTCGGACGGACGCGCAATGTAAGGAATCGGACCTTCTTGTCTTTGCGTTCCGTAGCCCAAGACAATGTACCCTGTCGCATCTGGGAAAGAAGTCGAATCATTGACTGCAATGACTTTCGTAGAATTTGCATTCACTTGTTGCGCAAGCGTCGTTCCGATTGCTGAAATTGTAAAAGCCTGACTTAAATCGTAAGCGTATGGACCTTGCTGGTCCGGCAAAAGCGAAAGAGGGTCTGTTGGATCGTGAATATGCGCAGAGCCAATCCGATCACGGCGAATTACTTTAGTTGCTGCTGGCAAAAAGATTTCGAGTAATCTGTTTTCGACTTGATATACAGCTGCATAGGTTTTCTGACTTGCAATTGTTTTACGAGCAGGATTGTAGAACAGAATCGCACTGTCCGTACCTTGAGTGACAATGCCAGATGTCCCGAGCGGATTAGAAACTTCGAAATACGCTTCGCCTGCAACGCCACCAATGGCATCGGTAATGGTAAAAGTTCCTTCGTTGTCTGACGAAGTAAAACCGCCTCCATAAATATTAACGTAGTTGCCGATTGAAATATAACCAAGGTTAGGGTTTGCGCCACCAGTCCAGGTAAAACGAACAACGCCACCTGGACGAAGCGAAAGGGTCCACTGAGTTGAAGCGTTACCTCCGGCGGCTACAGATGCGGCAAAACGAAGCTCGTTCTGGGCTCTTCCCCCGAAGACGGTTACAGAAGACGCCGGACCAATTGTGTCCGAAAGGATCTCCACATAGTTACCGTTTCCGTTATTATTGGCAACGGCAGTGCCAGTCAGACCTTGGTTACGCAATGATTTGGTGATCGAGTCAGCTACTTCTTGAGCAGTCGCTGCGGCGATTGAACCAAACTGTGATGCCGCAAAGGTAATGGTGGCATTTGACTGAAGACTATCAAAGTTCAAAATCAGTGTGTCGCCATCTTGCAAATTATAGGGCTCGTAAGCTGTCGAATCATTTTGTGCCCGAACAAGCTCATCGCCAAAAATAGCGTCCAGCAAATTGTTAATCAGATCCCGAACCTGCTTACGATTTTTTACCTGAATACCGATTTGGCGAAAGACGTCATCCGACAAACCAAGATTCGAAGGCGACGTAATTCCATACTGCGCTAGACGATCTGCCAAGTATTGGCCTGATGCCGTCGCAATATAAAGCTGATCGTTCACCGCTCGGATGTTATTGATCAGATAAGACGAACTGGCGCTCGCGAGAGCGTTTAAAACCGCGTCCGTATTCTTACCCTTGATGGCTGGGTTCAAATATGAACGAAGTCGCTTGTACTCAATTTCCTGAGTCGCGATGCCAGTTGTGGTTGGCGTAGCCGTCGTTGCCATAGTTAGTTCCCGTTAATCGAAACCGAGATGTCTGAAATCGAATCGATGATGCGGGCCTTTTCTTTTGCCGCCAAATTGATGATGTCATTTGTCGTGCTGTAATTCGGGCTTGAAATCGAAACAGCCGTGATACCCGGAATCGCATTGACTGCGGAAACGATCGCCGAGATAGCGATTGCCTGACCGACAGGATTCGAGTTGATAAGAGCTTGGATCGAAGATCGAACCTGGCTGACCGCTTGAGCAAACGGAACACCCGTAGCTGTACGAATCACTAACGAAACCTGGATACGTTTTGTTAACGGAGCTTTCGTGAAAATCTCGGCACCTGCTGCCGCAACGCCCGGATAAGTTGTCGGATCGCGAGGATCGCCGTAAACGATACGATTGGCTTCTGCAATCAATCCAGTGTTGTAAGAATACGAATCCAATCCTTGTTTCAAAATCGTTGAATAGTTCATCTTATTTTGAGAAACCATTTCGACAGAAGCCGATTGGTTGATCTTTTCGTACTGAGCATTGGTATCAGTGACAATCATCGTGCGATTCGTAGTTCCCGGCTGTGCAGCAACTAAGTAAACGTGTTTGTATCCGTAGTAAGGAGATGCTTCGAGAACATAAACCGATGATTCGACGCCGTTTAAGCTTGCATTGCTTACTGCGACCATCACACCTTTGACGATGATATTATCTCGGTCAATAACCTGATTGATCGAATAAGACCCGGCATTTTTCGTGCCCAGAGTCGCTCCAGTTACAACGAATTGATCTCCTGCAACAGTCGCCTCGTATTCCGAGAACTGAAGTTGTGGGCGATGAACTTGAAGAACATTGGATACGAAAACAGTTGATTGGTTAACGGCAGAAGGATTGATCGCCTCAATGAATGTGCGACGGCCTGATTGAGTTACGTTTACAATAAACGCAGCAGGCATCGTACCAGCAGTAGCCGACGCAGTTTCTTGATAGCCAGTTGTCGTAACAGTCACCACGTTGCCAGAAGCAGACGACGTGAAGCCTGACGTTGCAGTCAGGGCGGCAGATGCTTTGGCCGCAACATTAGTTGAAGAATCGCCAGTTAAAATATTGACCTGAACGCCCGTGTGACCAGCTGGAGCGGGATCGGTGTTTGCTCCGGTATTGAACCAAACGTAATACTGAGTTACGTTACCAGCAGTGTTAATCAAGAAGTATTGGCCCGCGCCAGTAGTCGAGAATGCAGATCCAGAAGGCATCAAAAGCTGAGTCACTTGCTGAAGTTTAGCGCCTGAACGAAGGACCATGAATGATCCCTGGTTGCCGGTCGCAAAATCTGTGCCAAAAGTGATCACATCGCCCATTTGCGCATTTTGCAGCGATGGCTCAGTACCAACACCATTCCAATTAAGGTAAATATCTTTGTTGGTTGCCGAGATTTTGAAAGACGTTGTGGAGTCGTAGCCCAAAGATACAGAGTTCAAAGGCAGCGTGACTTCTTCTTCGACCACATTGACGTTTTCAAACCAGATAGCGCCATCGTAACGTCGAATAATGCGGAATGTGCCTTGGTTTAAAACGTTGAACGGAGATGAAACGACCAAGCTATCGCCTTCGCCCACTTGAGTGATGGCCGAGAACGTCGAACTTGAATAAGCAGATCCAGAAACGGTTGATCCGCTCACTGTGACTGCTGAGCTAGTCGTAGAAAGCGCCATCGAAGAGCCAACATTTTGTGCCGTAATGGTAACTACGTCACCGCTTACCGATGATGTTACGCCCGACAAAGTTCCCGCAACTGCGGAGAAGTTTGCTGCGGTTGCGATATTGTTGACACCAATTGCGAATCCAGTACCAGCAACCAAAGTTTGGCCATTAACGCCGAACTGATCCCCCGCTGTCGGATTCGAATTGAACGTAAATGTTCCAGAAGAGTATTGGTTCGATCCGCTCGGGTTTTGAACCTGCAAAGTCGTGCCGTCATCCGATACGCCAGTAACAAGGAACGTTCCGTTGTTTCCGGAATTTGCCATGCCCGAGACAGTTACGAGATCGCCAATTGAAAGTTCACCGAAACCAGCTGCGCCAGTCAGAATCACATATTGGAAATCGTTTGTTCCTGTGACAGAAACAACGTTTAGCGTTCCGCCCGCCGAAGTATTAAAATTGACGTTCTTATGAAACTTGGGATCAGTTCCTTGGCCGTTCCAGCTAAGGCAAACAAGAGATCCTTGTTTTTCGATACGGAACGTGAGGCCCTGCGTGCGAACATGATTGCGTGGCTTGCCGAAGTTACGCTGAGTCAGCGTGCGTCCGGTTAAAGTAATTTGCGCAGTCGAACTTGAAGGAACCACAGCAATCGTCGTATTTGACGAAAAGAGTGTTTGTTTTTGCTGAGTATTCAATGCTGACAAACGGAACCATTGATCCGCCTGAACGGATTGCGCGGCAATCGAATTGGCGCTAATTTGCATATAAGTATTGTCGTAACGAACCGCCGAATCCAAAACCGGAACCGAATATTCATTAGCTGCGCCACCGATGATTTGGATAGAACCGCTGCTTCCGAGAGTATCAGTTGCAAGTTCAATTTGCTTTTCACGGTTAACCAACTTCACAGTTCCGACGGTCGTGAAACCAGTCACGCCAAGGATCGAAATGAAGCGAGCAACTTGCTCCATCGTGGTAGGAATCAAGCGCACTTCTTCGCCGTTATTGAACGTGTATCCGACGTCCGATGTTAGAGTAAGCGGAACTTTTAAAGTAAACTGGGGGCTTCCGCTAATGTCGCTTGAAGCAATCCAGTTAATCCCGTCCTTGAGTTGAACAGTTGAGTATGTGAATCCGCTATCTTCATATGTGCTGAGCACGATTGCTCCGGAGCCAGCCGTTCCACCGTCGTTTACGATAGTTGAAGTCACATAATTAGAGAGGTTTGCGTTGACGTAAGTGTTGATGTCCGACGCAAGCGTAGTTGACGAAGCATAAAACACGATTGCCCCATTGACCACCGTAGCTGCGCCAGTTTGATTAACACCTTTGCCGGTCGGCATTTGAACAGAGAAAGATGTCGAAGTGGGTGTAAAGCCAGATTGGGTCGAAACACGGTAAACACCAGTGTTTGCCGAGGCAAGCTCTGTGCCCTGTCCAATGTTGACGTACTCCCCACCCGACAAAGTCAGAGCAGGAGAAGTTCCCGTTCCGTTGTACGAGAAGGTAACTTGATCAATGCCAGCCGAAGGAGTGTTTGGCGTAACAGAGACATTCCATTCGGTCGTCGGGTCAATTGCCGAAGAAATTGCGGCACCGGACTTCAGGTTAATCAGGATTGTAACTACGGAACCAACGGTAACCGTACTGGAAATGACAGAATTCGCAGCCGAAGGGTAGCTGTACCCAACCATGATTTTTTCGCCAGAACGGCCCCAAAGAGCGCTACGGTAGAGTAGGGCGGTCTGAGCCGGTGACGGCTTTAATGTTTTCTTCGCTTTCATTAAAGCTTTAAAATTCGAGAAATCAAAAGAAGTGCCGAAGGTCGAAGTGAAAGCGGCTGTTGGCCCAGCGTCAACATCATATGCGTTGAAATTTGACGTGTTATTGACATCCGAAGTGTTCGTGATCGCACGACGATAGAACGGAATGGAGAACGATTTTGAGCTTGCATCACCATCGACGATAACGACGGCTGTATCAGCTGGACCGAAGTCCAATGGACTAGCAATGAAATAACGATCGGCAGCACGGAGACGTCGAACGTCTGGATTGTTAGTCAGCATAATATCGGTTCCCGAAATTGCTGATTCCTGGACGAACTCCCCGTAAGGCTGAGCATCACGGATAGCGCCGTAAGGATGCAAAAGAGCGATCAATTCGTTGGGATCGCGGCCCGCAAGGCTAATGGATGAAACAAATGAAGTAACGTAACTATCAATTGGATCGGCTGCGGCGCCGGTTGCCACCAATGCTTGAATAAACACTGGCATTGCTGCGCCATAGTCTTCGCTATCATAGAAAGCGATGAGAGAATCTTTGCTGGTATTTGAAGTGCCGTTGGTAAAATTAAGAAGCTTGCCGTTAGTATCGGCGGTAACGATCAATAACGCACCAGATGCAGATTTGGTATTGGTCTGCATGACGATGTATTGTTCTTGAAGAACGCTGAAAATCACACCCTCAGTTTGTGAACTCAGTTGCTGAACAATTGAATCAAGAGAGTTAACGCCTGATTGGATTTCAAACTTTTGGGGAGCCAAAGTCGATCGCAAAATAACAAATCCGTCATTGTAAACGGCTCCGTTTACTGCTGTGGCATTTGCATATTCGTTTGGAGTTACAACGATGTCCAATGTCGTGGCTGTAACGGCATGAACGCGGCCCTCAAGCTGGTTTCCAGAACCAAGTTCCGTTGCCCAAATGATGACATAATCGCCAACCTGGACGGTTTCAAATGCAGTTGCAACTGAGGAAGTGTAGCGAACGGTGTTTGTTGCTGGTTTTGAAACGGTGATTAGCGTGTTTGATGTGACTGCCGTTGGAATGATCGTTCCTGGATTGTCGATAAGAACCCAGACATGGCCATTGGCGGACAGCGTGACGTTTCCGCCGCTGATTGCATTGCTTTCGACTTGCGCTTCGGTTAACGACGTTCCCGCTGCAAGCTGATCGCCCGCAACGAGCTTGTTGACTAGCTTAATTTGTGCAGTGTTACGCGAAAGCGTATAGTCCGAAGTTGCTCCTTGCGATGACAATCCAAGGATTGAAGAGAACATACCCTTCGTTACCAAGGTCGAAGATGGGTCAATGAAAATCTGCGCGCGAGTCAATGCGCCAAGGTTTGAAGTCAACGTGATTTGCTGACCAGAAATGGCGGCAGTTACCCCGACGAGTTTGCTGTTAATAACTTCAACCCATGATTCAAGAGAATTCTGAGAGTTGACGGTATTGTAAAGGCCCGTAGCGATAAAATCTGCATCGTAGAAAGTGTACGTGAGGCTTGCAGTGCCATCCACAGCAATGATTAGAGTGTCGCCATTTTGAATATTCGTTGACCAGAGTGTTTGATCTTGGGTCGAAACGATTGCAGAAGATCCGTCTTTATTTAAAGGAATTCGGTTTTTGTAAAGGCGAAGCGTTTGTGCTTGGCTATCAGGAAGACCCAAAAGGACAGACGCATCGCGACCAGATGTCGTAATGCCCGCAACCTGAATGGAGTCTTCAGTTTCTGCCTGGGCACGTAGAACAACGAGTGTTCCTCCGCCAGACGTTGCCGCTTCAAAGCCAATTTCAGTGTTCGCGTTGATGGAAGCTGTGATTTCGTAAGCAGTTGCTGCACCAGGAGAAATGAAATCGGTATTTGCAAAAACGTGCTGATAGAAAGTCTCGCCAACAGTCAAAGCAAGAGTGTCCCCGCCAACGATGTCAAAGGGGGATTCATTCGTAGAAAGCAAAAAAGCCTTAGCAACGGGAGCCTGACGACCACCAGTAGCCAATTGAAAGAATTGTTCGCCGCCAAGAGCATTGTCGACAATGGTCTCTAGACCTACGCCAGCTACCTTTTCCTCGTAGCCAGTCCCGTCGTCGATATAAAGCGTTGCTCCGTCCGTGTCGGACTGGATGCTATCGCTTACGACAGTTGCATTTTCGTCGGAGGGCGTTGCTCCTATAACCGCTGCTTGAATCGCAGTTGCAGTACCCAAACCAGTAGAAGCAAGTGCCAGCTTAATGCGGACCCTCAACTGATCATCGGTTTCAGTATCTCGTCCGGTCGTGAAGGCGATGGGATTGGTTACTGAGGCGCCAGGGAAAGGAAATGAAGCAAACTCTTTAATTGCTCCGGCAGGAACGTTTCCAATTGTGCCAGGAGTCGTTGCCGTAACCGGGACGTTTGCAACTGAAACTTCACCGTCGAGAATCACGGCAGCAGCCGTTGTCACGAAAGTAATGTCTGGGCTTGCGCCAACTGCCGGCGCAATCGGCGAAGTGTTAATGGCGACTGGACGGTTTCCGCCTTGAGCAAGGATAACCGTTTCACCGACGTTATGGAACTTTGTGGTCGGGCTCGAAAGATTGATTAAATAGATGGTGCCTGATTGAGTAATCGAAGAGTAAGGAAGCGGACCTTCAACGTTATTTGTCCCGCGGCCCAAATAGACGGAGCCAGTGGCCGGAAACAAAGAAGCGTCTGAAACCGGAATTTGGATTGAACCAATGTTCGGAGCGTTCGCGCCAGCATAGATTTTTGTCGAAATTTTCTGAAAAGACGTATCAGTGACCGTAACAAAGCCGGTTGAAGGCGATGCTGTGATTGGCGTTACATTATTTTCGTTCGCAAGACGCTGGAGTGCGTCACCAGTTGCGCGGTTAACCGAATAATCACGCAGAATCTGAAAAATGTCCCCTGACGCCCGTGCAGTGTAAAGGGCGACCGTCGACATCAGCGACGTAATCGCCGAACCGACGTTAAAATCGTTGATTCCTAGCGCACTCGCGTAAGTAGATAGCAGGCCAGAATTGATTTGTTCATAACTTTGAGGCGTAGGAAGCTGATTGGCCATTAAGATAGACTCCGTTGACCTAAAGATTACAGTCTCTCACTACATCTATCAGGGCGCGTAAGTAGGCTATTAATCAGGACAAAGTGAAATTGACTGGGAAGACGCCTTTTTGGCCTGCAACCTTGATTGTCATGTTGATTAGGACCTCGGGTCCGCTCAAAACGACCTGAAGCTTGTCGACCGATGTAAAACGTGGGTCTTGAACGACAATTCCCTGAATTGACTTATAAATTTCGGCTACGTTCACATCGACATTAGATGTTCCAGGCTGAATTCCCAGACCAAAATCCGGATATAAAATCCAAGAATTCTTTTGAACTGAAAATTTAATCTTCAAAGCCTGAATTAGATTTGTCAGACCGTATGATAGGCGTAAATCACCGTAGTTATTCACGGCAAGGTCGCCATCATCGGTCAAAAGCAGGTCAACTTTGCTGATTCCGGTCAATGGATCGCTAATTGTTGATGCCGGAGCGAGCACAGTTTGGGTGTTGTCGACCGGAAGATCACTCGGAATGAAGATTTTTTGCTGAGAATTGGTCGTTCCAGGCAGGTAGGCCTGGATATAAGCCTTATCTGAAAGCAAATAAGAGTCTAAATTGGCGTCGCCATCCAAGGTAAGAAGGTAGCTTGTGGTCGAAAGTTCATCAATATTGAGAATCGTCCGCGCTGTTGCGGTCTGAGTGGCAGACATGACGATCACGCGCTGACCAATATAAAGGTTCGACACGTCCGAAATGGTAACTTGGCGTCCAGACGCATTGGAAAGAAGCGGTAGTTGGAAGCCGTTCTCGTCAATGTAAGGATCTCGAAGGTTATTAAGGGTGACGATCTCAAGCCAACGCTGAGGATCGCCTAAGTAACGAGCAGCAATAGCCTCGACGGTCAGACCAAAAGGCACTGGCGCCAGGATTTTTGCCTGCGTATTGTTAAATTCAATTCCCGATTCGGCAGCTAGGCCAGCGACGTAGTCCATATTTGACTGCTGGTTGATGTCGTCAAGATACGTGGTAGCTGTCAGGGCATCATACGCCGCTAGCATGTCGTAGAACGTCGTCAGGATGTCAAATTGATCCAAAGTAATCGGAGAATATGACGTCGCAGGAGCGGGCAGGCCGTAAACTTGGTTGTAGTAAGCATCGCCGGTTCCGAAGCTGTTCGAAAGCTGAATTGCCAGCTGCTGAATAGTCGCGCGGAAAGCTTTTACGTCTGCGACGGTGAGAGCCCGCGCTGATTCGACAGCATTATTGACAACATTTTGCTGAGCTTTAGATAGGTTCAACTTATTAATCGGAATTACGTTAAACAGATCAAAGTTCGCATTCGGGTTCGAGAACAAGTTGTTGATTGGATCAGTCTGAGTATTCGAAGCAGCCTGGGCTCCGTTTTGACCGCCCGTTACGGCGGTTTGCGAGAGCCCTTCGTTTAATGCTTTGACGGTAGTAATCGCCTTAATTGCATTCGCGACAGTTGGATCTGTTTGGCCGCCAGCGCCCGGAGACAGGCCAACATTGGCCAAAGCATCTTTGATCGTGCTTTGCGCATCAGAAATCAGCTGCTTTGGAAGATCTGCCGCAGTCAACACGACCCCAGCCAAGTCTTTTACTAAAAGGCTCGTTTGCGTTAGCACATTGAAAACGTTATCGACATCCGAACGGACGGCACCAATCAAAGCAATTGCTGAAGCCGCAGTGGAGCGAGCCGCTGCAATAGTGTTCAGAATTTGCTGCAAAAGACCGGGGGTTACCGCAAACGGACTTGAAACGTTGGTGACCGCTGAAGAATTTAAGTCGATACGACGCCAAGCTTTGAGACTTAGGTTGTATTGAATCTCCATAGAGCGCCCTTTGTCTTGGCGCCAATTGAATTGTATTGGCGTTACAACATAGGAAGTGCTCTGTTTTGGAATGTCGAAAACTAGGCGCCACGAGGCATTTGCTGGATCGGTTTTGGCAATCGCATACTGTTCAAGAAATTGCTGCAATGTCTGCGCTTGGTAATATCCGGTCGATGTCGGATCAGTACCAACGTCGCCTGGACGAGTCGTAACCGGCTTTGGGTTTTTGTTGCTGGAAGTTGCCGAATTGATAACTGACTGTGCTTGCGCTACGACATTTCCAACCGCAGCAATGGTTCCACCAAAAATCGACTGAACAATACTTGGGGGAGAAGATGGTTTGAAGTTAGCTGTGCGCTGAGTCCAAACACCAAACGAACCGGATGCAGTGATATTTTTGAATGGAACGCCGTTATGCTCTTCACCAATCCCTTTAAGGGTGGCCGTCGTCGTAATAGCATATTGGTCGACAATGCTAAGCTGTTCCGGTGTGATCGGAAGATTATAAACCCAACGATTAACAGGTACAAACTCGACAGATTGGCCGGAAGTACCAACGCTGACCGTAACGTTTGGAACTTTTCCGCCATCAACGACTTGGTTTCCCTTATTTGTATCTACAACGATGAAACGATACGGGAAAAGTTGGTCCCAACGAGTTTCATCGATGGCAATAGGCACATAAAAAGCAGCTTGAGAATTTGATGGCTTTGGCGTAATGCTGAGCCATGGCGCGCTATTGGGCGACGCCGCTGTGGCGCCGCTAATTGCTGATGAAATATCTGAAAGTGATGGCATTACATTCCGTCCTTAATGAAAAGATTGGCGTTTTCCAATCTAGACTTAAGTCGCGTCCTTATAGATTCGCGCGTTATTCGAAACGGTATATTTCGAGGGCACAACATCATTTAGAGTGATCGTATTGTTGTTGATAGAAGCAATCGCGCGCAGAAGTTCGGTTTGAGTTTCGCAATAGACGTAAACCGTATCGCCGACAGAAAATAACTGGGGATTCATGACCTGAATCGTCTTGAGGTTGTTTCCATCAGCTTTAAAAATACTGGTTGGCACAAACCCGCTGTAAGTTGAAGCATTTTGCTGAGCGCTCGTGGCAAGGGCCGTCTGCGCATTGATACCCATTTGAAGCTGAGCAACCTGCGAAAGAGACCCGCTTAAAGAATGAAGGCGCAAAGCAAGGATTCCATATCGTTTACCGTAAAGCCCGCTTGAGGCAGTAATGTTTCCTGTGCTGATGTCCTGAGTTATTGAGCCCAAAATCGCATTGATTTGACTGACGCGCGTAGCGACAAACCTTTGTCGAGCTAAAACAGCCGTTTTCAAAACGTCAAAAGAGGGGTCTGGGGTGTTTGGGGTCTGAGTCGCAGGAGGAACCGCTGGCGGTGGTGGAGCGGGATGCGAAGCCGCCAAGTAAGTCGCAAGAGCCGGAAGAATCACATTGTTGATGTTGTTCAAAGCCGCAGTGTTTTGCGCTTGGTTCGGCGAAGTCGTGTCTGTCGTAGGAACGGCAGAAGCCATTGATGTGAGAGTTGCTTGATAGAGCATAACCGTGGCCTCTATCGTCGCAACTGTTGTCGTATCCGTATAACCAAGAATAGTCGTAATCAAAGTATCTTCAGGATTTGCTAAAACCCCGTAGGCTTCGCTGTAGTTTTTGCCGATAGCATAGCTCAACGCATATGGAGGAAGTTGCGTCCAAACGTTATTCTTCGATGCGAGACTTGGAACGGAGATCGCCGTGTTGTTCGGAAAGAAATGGTTTCCGGAAACTTTGTTTGCGGCATCCTGGATGTCTTGCTCGATGATCGTCGTGCGAATGTTGCCGTCGATGTACTGAATTTCATTTTGATAAAGATTAATCAATGCGTTTGGCGAGGTGAAAAGGTTCATATTCGCCGTATCCAGAGCCTGGACTTGAGTAACCTGAGCTTGAATTGCAGCTTTGTTCGTTGCCACTTGCGCAGCAACGACTGGCGCTTGAACAACGTTCAAGGAAAATGCAATTCGGTCAGACTGCGAAAGAGCCATTAGTGAAACCTCAAAGGAATGATTCTCAAATTCAAAAGAGAAGTGAGGATTTCCGCTTTGTCTTTTTTTGCGGGATCTTTAAGCATATCTCTCAATCCTTGCTGAATTTCTTCAACGAATCGTTCAGCCGTCTCAATTGTGAAGGAATATTTCTTTTTATAATCGAAAAATTCCCCGCCCAATTGAATCAAGAATGCGCCATTTTCAGCCCTAAGAATTTCCTCAACGCTGAAGTTGGCATAAGGGGATTTTTCCATGTCATCCTTCATACTTATCCTATATCAGGTACTTAATCAGACCGACCGTCGCCAAATCGTAAATGACATGGCAAAGCATGATGGTCCCAAACCCATGTTTCTTTCCGAAGTAAAGTGTAATAGGTATATAAAAAGCCAGCATGCAAGCCGCAAAAACTCCCTGATACAGATGGCCAGCGCCAAAATCGACCATCAATACGATCAAGAAAAAGTAACGTACCGTTCGAAAAAAATAATTATCCGGAAAAGATCTTCCCATGATCGCAAGCGGAATTGCGTGCGACAGGTCTTCCCATGGAACAAAAAATGTGGACCATGTGGGTAGCCAAGTAAGGCTTGAGGCCAAGGCAGTGATCTCTTCGGGACTTGAAAAACAATGAATCAGAAAGTATCGGACAATAGAAATTGCCAAAACGAATATGGCCCATTTAAGAACAACCTTAAATTTTACGGCGAGTAGGTCACGATAAGAAGAAAAGTAGACCGCAACAAACATCAGTACGCCGTAAGTCCAGAAGGGAACCATATTTAAGGCAAAACTGATGAATTCCACGACAACCTCTTAGGCTTAAGATTGTCGGTTTGATGACTAGCGTTAGGTCGCGACGACCTTGGTGGTAAAGCCGGAGATCGCCTGCGAAATGACTGGTGCCCCGAGGTTTCCGACGCCTAGAATCATTGCTGAGAGCAGCAAAAGAGGCTGGCCGCCCTGACCACCCAAAGCTACCTGTCCATCAAGTACGATATTCGAAGCTTTGATAGTTGCCATAGATTGCGCTGTGAGCTTGATTGTGCTCCCTTCAATCGTAAGAGCAGATTGCGCAGCGATGTCACAATTTTGGCTTGCAAGAGACGCGTCGCCCGAGCATTGAGCCACAAGTTTGGTCACGCTGATGTTTGCGTCGCCCTGAGCAGTAACATTCACATCTTTGCCAGTTTTCACGACGTAGTTGGTCTGGGTGTTTTCTGTGATGTCATCTTTGGCCGTGAGGGTCATCTGACCTTTGCGATCATACCTTGCGGTGATGGCATCATGCATAAACTGAAAAGAGCCATCTTTCTCAATAGAAAACTGTGTCGTTCCTTGAGAAGAATCGGTAGGCTTTCCTTGCGAATCAGTCGTGCCCATAAAAGTGAGCGACGTACTTCCGTCATCGTTAACTTTGATGTTTACACCGTTAAACTCACCCTCAAGATGCATTTGATCGCCAGTTAAGGTCGTTTTGCGATCCGGATGATTCAAACCACCGATGATGACTGCACGATCGGACGTTCCGTCGATGCAAAGGAGAAAGACAATTGCTCCGTCTTGATCATTAAAAGTTTGCGTCTGATCTTTGCTCGTCTTGGTCTTCTGAGGGCGGAACGTGCGCTCAAAAAAATCGGCAATCGACCCCAGCCCGTCCATAGAAAGGCAATGTCTATAAAGTGTGGTCGTCATTCCGCTGCCAGCTTCTGTTTCTGTGGCTACGACATCATACTCCACCGTCAGCTGCGAAGAGTTTTCAGGATCATCAACATCGTATCTTTTTATAATCACGCCCACTCGTAGCGCAGTATTTCTATAGCTTTTATTAAAGCCTGCCATCGCTGGGCGAGATGTTTCAGATAGAAGTCCGTGCGGGAGAACGGTTCCGTTATCTAAGTAGTTACTCATCTTTTTTCGCTTTCTTCACAAAGCGAGTGCTCGATTTAATGCTTGTTGTTGTGTTTGGTTGTAAGAATGGCTTATCGGTTTTTCCCGTGCTGTCGATGTTATCGCCTCGGCCAACCGTCGATTGACTTTCAGAAACGCCAGGCAAAATCAAATTCGAGTTCGCATCGGCATCGCGATAACGATAAGCATTTCCGTAATCCATTTGCGCATATTTCACGCCATTGATGTTTGAACTTGCTAAGATTCCAGAGCTTAAAGAAATAGTCGTGCGGAAAATTTTCTTTCCGTTAGAGATTTGGCAAGAATGTGTAATGGATTCGATGTGATAAACGACATTGTTAAATTGCAGGTTGTCGCCAACAGCAATAGGCTCCTGAATGCCGAACGTCATGACAGATCCATTTAGCTTAAGATGCCCGCCAATAACCGCATCTCCTACGATGCGTGCCCATTTCGGAGATTGAAAATTTGGGTTGTTGCCGTTTTGTTCGTCGAAAGTAGAATTAACCACCATTGGTCGAAGGCCAGATCTTTTTACATCATCGGCATCGTAAAGATAATTTCGGGCGGCAGTTTCTGCTACAATGTCGAAGCCAACATTGCCAATTGCGGATCTTCCAAAAATTTGCACAAAGTTGACCCGAGCAGCCTCGTCTCGTCCAATATCGAGATTCATAACCATTGCAGGGTCAAGGTTCCATCTCGGCAATGTCAAAAAACGAGTTACCGCAAATCCCCCAGCATCAAAATCCATATTCGTAAAAGGGGTTTGGCGCAAAATAACAGTGGGCATTACAAGGCCCGTTGGATCAATCCGAAAAGTCGTAAACATCTCATTCAAAGGAGCGTTAACAAATTGATTCAGAATCGACCAAAGTTTCACTTGATTCCAATATTCAGCTTTTTGAATAGCATTTCCCTGAATGTTCGTATCCATTGGGAAAAAGTTTGTGTCAGGATCTGATGTCGCAATATTGCTCGGATTCATACCAGAAGGCATATCCGTACCTCCTGAATATTGTTGAATTCCGAATAAATAATTATAAATATCTTTTGCGGCGGTTACATTTTGAGTCCCAAGAAGGTTACCAACACTTGTCGGAACTTGAAAAAGGGTGTTTGGCGTTTTAATATTGCCAACCTTATCATGAGATCCGGTATCACTGAAGCCAGTTCCGATCATCATCTTAATCAAAGCATTGATAATGTCCTGAACGTTCGTGATGCCTTTGTCAGAAGCCAAACTCGCGAAGGCGCTTCCCATATTCGATGCGAAAAAAGCTACGTTCTGCGTATCTTCAACACTGATCATACATGGATTAAAATAGATCGTGTTGTTGAATTCGGTAAAAGCAAAACCCGTTATTTTGAATGCAATATGCTTGTTGCCGTTGTCGGGATCTGTCATCAAAATTTGGCGAACACTTTGAACTTTAAAAATCCCTTTAAACCCGTCATCTTGATTGTTGATTGCTTGCTGGTTGTGCGCGCGAATTGTAATGTCGCGCGCTTTGTCTGGCCAATTAACCATGTTCACAAAGCAAAAATCACCAGGAGCCACAGCAGTTAAATAGTTGATGTCTGTCATCAACAAAGTGGCGCTCATATTCGGCGTGAGAGTTCCTTTGTTCATGCTTGTCGTGACTTCAATACAATCGCTTTCAACCACGAGAATATGATCACGAACAGAAGTAGACGTAATTCCATTCGTTGGCTTTGTGCGCAGCGTATCGCGCTCGGCCCAACGAATAAACGTCAAAACCCAGGTTGGAGACGATTGATGCTCATTCTGAGTCTTGCCGGATGTAGTAATGTCGTATTTATAGGCCATTATTCGCCATTACCTTTAGCGCCAGCTTGAGGCTGAGTTTGAGTTTTGTCCATAAGATTACCAAAACCAAAAGGACCAAGCATTTTATTGCGTTGTTCTTCTGGAAGTTTCATTGCTTCTACAACAACAAGCTTTAAAGCTTCATTAAAAGCCGCAACATCTTTTGCGCTTGTTACTAACTGCGAGCTAAGCTCTTGGAAGTTGTTCAGCACTAAACGAGAACCCTCCGCATTGGCTTGAGTCGTTGTGTCTTCAACGCGATTTGTTTCTTTGTTTTCTAAATTTTTAGCAACGCTAGTCGCAGAGGCACCTTCTTGGAAGAAATCTTCTGTTCCTCCAAATGCACCGGCAATTGTAGATCTCAATTTAACCTGATCTTTTGCAATTTCAGGCGACTCACGACCAAGATATAGCGAATATTCGTTTCCCGTTTTTCTGATTTGATCCGCAAGATTTTTTTTCTTCATCGGATCTTGTTCTTTTTGATATGCTTGAACTAAAGACCGACCTCTTTTTGTTACCTCATCCGCACCAGAAGTTTTATTTCTGCTGCTATCATTGGCCTTCTTCATTGAATCGACTACTGTTTTTGGATCAAGACCATATTTGTCAGCAATACCTTGGACGATAGGATTGTCCGAGGTTAGCTGATTGTCTGGAACATCCATGAGAGACGCCTTGTCCGGCGCGCTAACTTTTCCTAAATTCGGATCTTTCATCATGGCAGAAAAACGCATGACTCCGCGAGGACCGCTCGTCTGAGATCCGAGATCTGAGTAGGCTTGAAAAGCCGACTGAGCGGCGCCAATACCTGCGGTTGTTTTGTCATCTACGAATCCGCCGAAACGCTTCGTCATATCAGAAATGTCGCTTGCGTTTTGTGATCCAGACCCCGCCACAACACCAGCAGCTGCGTCTAGGAACTTGCGATTCTCTTCAGCAAACTGAGACGAATCCAGGCCGCGGCGATTACCTTCAGCAATCATATCAATGAAGGCCTTTTTTGAGGCTTCGGAATCGCCCAAGGTACTTGAAATTTTACCCAATACATTGGCGGAGTTTGTGACTCCATAGGCGCGCTGAGCTTGGAGACCTAAAACTGAATTTTGAGCCATCCGCGTTGAGCCGCCAGCGGCCAAAATTCCTGAAGACTCATTCATGGCTTGTGTGTCCATGAAGCCCGCATTAATCGAGCGTTCACGAAATCCGTTCAGACCATGGAAAGAATTGTAGTCGAGACCTGTAGAACGTTGAAAATCAAGGTTGCGCGAATAGTTTTGGTTATATTCTTCCGCTGCCGGACTTTTAAATGGGTTTTCATTTTTCTTACCTTCAAGAGCGGCCTGATAGCTTTCGGTAAACTGTTTTGCTAAATCGGCATTACGTGCTGCTCTTGCTGTTTCCGAAAGGGGACTCATAGTGACGTTTTTGTCGGCACTCATGAAACCATGAGCTAATCCGCCCACTCCACCCACAACTGCGCCGCCAATTCCACCAATCACCGCTGAGGGGATAGCCATGGTGCCCAAAGTCGCAGTACCGCCAACCAGTCCACCAATTTGCGCGCCCGCAAGACCCATTGCGCCTGCGCCAACGGCTCCGCTTCTCAGCATATTCCCGGCAACATCGGTCCATTGAGTGTCATGGATCGCATTCATGTTTTTCATTGCCATTTTAGCGGCAGCGGCTTTTTCCGGCAAAAACGCCATCTCCAATGCCGTTCGACCGTTGTAAGCGTTATTTACTTCTTTGCCAAAAGTCCCGCTAATAGCCGAACCCATGTTTGCAGTTGCTTCGATTGGAGCACGAGCAAAATAACGATAGAGATCGCCGCCAGCCAATAGCCCGGTGCCAGCGGCTCCAGCGACAGCGGTGGCTGCACCAATTCCGACACCAACTTTGGTGCCCATGCTTTGCTCGTTCCAAATCGCTTTACCTTCGTTGACACCGCCGCGCCAGCCGCCGTTTTTGATCGCATCGTACATGCGCTCACCCGGTTTTGGAGCCATCTTTTGACGAAGATCGGCCATTTCTCCTAAAGCTTGGTCGCGCTGACGATAGCTATCAAGATTTCTAGCGTTGTTCTCTCTTACTTTTGCAATTTCTTTTTGAAGCGCAAGTTCTTCGGCGGTCCCTTTAACTAAGCTTTTTTGACGCTCAACCATTCCTTTGAGCTTTTCATCACGCTCAACGATTTGTTTGACGAGCCCCTGTTGAGCCTTAAACTCACTCGCCATTTGTTGGTCGAGTTCGCGGCGGACCTGCTGAGTTTGCGCTTTATATTGCGCCTGTGCGGCGGGACTACTGCCTCCCGCACCAATACCCATTGGTCCCAAACGTTGTTGCATTTGCTGTTGAGCCAAAACTGCGTTACTCGGACTATAAATGTCCTTAAGCTTCCGTTGCATGTCGCCAATGGACTTGTCGAAATCCTCGAAGTTAAGCTTAGCTGCAATTTGGAATTCTTTTTTCATTTCAACGCCTTAGATAATAAAAGGGACTATAGAGAAACGCCCCTCTCTACTTAAGATTGCAGTTTTCTAGGTCAGGCTGAAATGAACGAACAGGCTGATTACAAAAAGAGCCCAAATGACTTTTTCCTGGGTCCAAAGCGCTAAAATTAAAAGCAAAAGGGAAAGTGATATGGTCATTCTGAGTCCTTTTCTGGGTGGGTTGAATCCCACCACCGTTGATCGGCTTCTGGGTCCGATTCAGTCAGTGGAACGTCGTGATCGAGGATTTTTTCGGAAAGCTTTAGAAGGTGATCAACCGCGCGCGCGGAAGGCTTGGCCTGTAGCTTTTCGCCAATTTCCAGCATCGCGTCCTTAGACGTGATCTTCTTGGCCTTCCACCTTTTACAAATATCGCACACATTTACTCCTAATAGCTTATTGTCAATTTTGTATTTAATTTTGTCTAGTAGTTTTTAGTCTGGGGCATCTTCCATGAAGTCTAGTAATTCCATGTTTTCGCTTAAGATTTCCAAAAGTTGTTCGTTTTGCTCGCGAATCATCTGCGCAGTCTTTTTGCGGCGCTTCTTTCTTGGTCCAGAATTGTCGATTTTTGACTTCGCCTTGTGGCATAAAAAACAAATGCATTGATGGTTGGCGGGGTCCAGCGCCAAGCCACCGCGAGCGATTGCCGTGATGTGATCCACTTCCAGTCTATGATCAGGATCGTGCGCCGCCATATGACGTTTAAGCTGTTTTACGATCCAGTAAGTGTATTGTGCCCTGAATTTTGTCGTGTCGACACCGGCAAGGCCATAAGGTGGTTTGGGCCGAGAAATCAGATCCTCGACGACTGCGCCCCAATCAAAAAGGCAGACATTGCAGCGGTAACCTTGGCGGATCAGAAGCTGGCCAAGGTTTTCTTCCTGTTGGGGATACGCCCAAGCCATTGCCGCACTTGAGCATTCGTTTGAGCACCACTTTCGCTGCTTATTGCTAAATTCTACGTCGCCGCACCATGCACAAAAGCGTTTCCCATCGCGTTGGATGGCAGAAATGCCTCCTAAAGCGTAGGAGCGTTCACGATACGATTTGGTCAACGTTAATATCTTGGGATTTTTGCATTCCTTCACATAAGGCTTTATCATGGCGAGCCAATCTTGAGGGATATGGCCAGTCAAACAGCAGCCCAAGCAAACGCAGCATCGATGTCAGGGCAAAGCCTTGAACAATCAACGCTAAATCAGGTATTTTACGATTCCGTAGATATGATGATTGCGAATGCAGCCGAACTTGGCGCATTTAATGTGGTCGTTACGACTTTTGATGGCGCCGACAACCAAACCCTAGTTAACTATTACGTTGGTCTAGGGTATTCTGTGAGCCTTTTGGACGTAAATTTCATTGAACCCATGGTCTACAACGACCCATTCTGGATCAATTGGGTTCAGTACAGTTACGGCTGGCCGGGCTTTAATGCTAAAAAAGCCCTTCGCTTAAATATTTCCTGGCGCTAGGGTCGCAGGCCCTGCACCAATGCGGAAGTACATGCCAAGTCATCGTCTTTTCGTCTAAAATCTTCTGAACGTACCAAGTCTTAAAGCAATTTAAACAAGTAAATTCTGAATATGGATACTTCGTTACTTTAAACGAGGTCGCATAATTCGTTTCATTCATGTGACCGCTTCTAAGCGCTTTTGAATCGCCTCAAGAAACGAATCAAATGTTTCGTGAACCTTAACGCCATACCTTTGAGCAACTATATCCACGTTGCCCTTGCGCCAAAAGCCATCCGGACAGCAAAGAATCAAGTTATGCGGTTTTTGTTCTGCGCGAATGCCCAATTCCAGAAGAGAAATTGGCGACATTGTTCCTGGCTGCAAGTACATCGCGACGATGCTTGCCCTTTTGAGCGCATTTAGCTCCCAGGTGACCTGCTGATGGAACTGTGGGTTGCTAATCTTCTGTTCCCACGAAGAATCCCAATCATCACGACGCGGATTTAAAATCACGCCCGAATAACGGTCCAATTCCTTTGCAATTCTATCCTGCCAAAGCTCGGCCTTCCCCATTTCAATACTTCCTGCAAGGAAAATGGACGGTCCATAGCCCGTGACTTCAACTTTGTTCGGTGCCTTGATGACTTTCACTGCTCTTTTCCCTTCGATGATAAAATAGCTTGGCGATGCATTTCAAAAATTTCAGAAGTGATGGTTTTTAAATTGGGATCAAGGCCAGGGAGCTTCGAAATGTGATGAGCCATCATGCACCAAAGGGAGAATAACCTGTTCGGCGGGATTTCAAAACCAGTCTTGCCCTCCAAGGAAAGCACGAGATGAGACATCGGGCCTTTGCCAAATTCACCCATTACAGACATCAATAAAATGCTGTCTGCGCCGCCAAAACCACCGTTTTCTAAATCTTCTTTGGTGAACTCGCCGGGCTCAATATTATATTTGATCGGATATTTATGTTCGCTCATTCGCGTTCCTCATATTTTCGCCCCGCAGCTTGATAAAGCTCTTCCGCTTCTTCGATAGTGTCGCAATCATTGTTCTCAAAAATCTCGATGATCTTTTTTGCGACTTTCTTTTGGTCTTTTTTAGGAATAGATTTTTTTACCGCATCCCATATGCTTTCAGCGATTTCAGATCCGCTGGCCCACCCCATTTAGCCCCCTTTTTAGGCATCATGCGCTAAGGGGGTTGCCCCAATCAACCATTTTGTTCTTCAAACTTGCTTGGTTCTCGTGGAATTCAACGTAAATCATCGTATTAGCTATGCTACGGTGGCCGAGAGTGTATTTCACCAAGCGAATATCCTTGGTCTTCTCATATAATTTTTGGGCAAAAGTATGGCGCAAAGAGTGGGTCTTCTTTTTGACCGGACGATAGAGATTCCAAATCTGATTTAAACGTTTATAAGAGATGTTGAATGGTCGACCGGACTCGCGTGGGAGTGCCATAATTCGTTCAAAAAGCCATTTAGGGATCGGGATGTTACGATCATCCGAACCCTTGATGCCCGTGATGTGAACGGTGCTCGTATCCGCATCGAAATCTTCCCATTTAACCAGGATCGCTTCCGTGCAGCGCGCGCCAGTCTGGGCCAAAAACCAAATCAGCGTCGTATCGCGAGGATTCTCTTTATGATATTTGGTCAGAGTTTCTTGCAACTGATCGCATTCGCGATCCGAGAGAAATTTCTTAATCGACAGAGCATACCGTTTACTCATTGAACTAACCTTTCGACTTCATTGAAATAAAAAATCTGCGTCGTGCCGTCGTCATGAATTCCAAGTACCGTCTCGGTAAGGTAATCGAAATCCAGGACGGTCCAGCCAACGACATTTCTGCCGATGAACCGATCCCCTGCTTGCCACATTTATTGACCTCCAGCGTTAAATTAGATGTTACGTGGTAAAATCTGTAACTTCTAGGGTCGGTCTCAAAATAGTGTGCTTTTACTGTAAAAAGTGCGTGGTCGTCTCGAAAAGATACGATATACCTTTAGTAGATAGAAGGTTGGGTGAGTGGTTGAAACCACCAGTCTTGAAAACTGGCGAACCGCAAGGTTCCGTGGGTTCGAATCCCACACCTTCTGCCAATTGATTGATACAAACTAATCTTAAAGTATCAGTTAATTGTAGTTTGTTGCGGGGTAGAGCAGTTGGTAGCTCGCTTGGCTCATAACCAAGAGGTCGCCGGTTCAAGTCCGGCCCCCGCTACCAGTTTTCTGGGGGTGTAGCTCAGTTGGGAGAGCGCCAGCTTTGCAAGCTGGATGTCGCAGGTTCGATCCCTGTCACCTCCACCACTTTTGTTCTTTGAAATTAGATTTTCGCGGGTAGATCAAAGTAGATCGCGGCACCATTACATAGCCGAGATGAAGAGTAGCGTCCTTCCCCGCGAACCATTTTTCTCGATAAGGGCGCAAGCCCGCGTGAAGCCTTATGCTCGATGCCCGTATCGCTGCATAAGGATAAAGAGAAGCCAGAAACGGGCATTGTTGCGCTTTAGCCAAGCGGTAAGGCACCAGATTTTGATTCTGGCATCCCTGGTTCGATCCCAGGAAGCGCATCCATTTTAGTTTTTGTGTAAGCGTGGGTGAGTGGCTAAAACCACCAGACTGTAAATCTGGGCTCTTCGGGGTTCGCAAGTTCAAATCTTGCCGCTTACACCATTTGATTTTGTTTTGTGCGCATGTAACTCAGCTGGTAGAGTACCTGACTTCCACTCAGGATGCCGCAGGTTCGAGCCCTGTCATGCGCTCCAGTTTTTGTGTTTTGTCTAAGTATAGCTCAGTTTGGTAGAGCGCTTGGTTTGGGACCAAGAGGTCGTAGGTTCAAATCCTGCTACTTAGACCATTTTTGTTTTTGTTCGGCAGTAGCTCAGAGGTAGAGCTCACGACTGTTAATCGTGTGGTCGCATGTTCGATCCATGCCTGCCGAGCCATTTTTATAGCCAGTATGTGACGTAATAGGTAACATACGGTCATGAATAATCTTCTTCTTCAGCTTTTCCTCATAGTACAAAATCGTTCAGCCAATACCTGGCTTGTCGGCGGATGCGTGCGCGATCTTATTCTTGGCATGGCACCGAAGGATTATGACATCGTCACTGACGCCAATATCGAAGAATTAAAAGAAGAATTCTTGGCCAATGGATGGGCCGTCAATGCTGTTGGCGAGAACTTCCTGGTCTATGCCGTCTCCAAAGAACACCAGCAATTTGAAATTGCCAATTTCCGCAAAGAATATGGGTTTACAGATGGGCGACGCCCCGATCACGTAGAGATTGGAACCCTAGAGGAAGATGCCCAGCGCCGGGATTTCACGGTGAATTCAATTTATTGGAATCCAATTACCAACGAGTACAAAGATCCAAATAATGGCAAGAAGGATCTCCAAAACAAGGTGCTGCGCTTTATTGGAAAGCCCAAAGACCGCATCAAGGAAGACTACTTACGCGTCTTCCGATTCTATCGTTTTTTAAGCAAATTTAAGAAAATCGGCATGGAGGCTGAACCCCGCTCCCTTTCAGCTTGCCGCGAAATGTTTCGCGAAGCCTATGGGAAAACCAATCCGGAGCGGGTTCGTATGGAAATCGAAAGAATGAGCCTTACTTAATTTTCCAGTCCATGGTGCGCGCGACAGCCTGGAAAGCTTCAACTCCGCGACCCTTTACGTTGACAGTAAAAGTCTCGCTGTGGCCGTGTTTTGAGTGGGGTTTCACCTTGCTTCGCAAAGCCAAAATTCGGTCAAAGTAAGGTTTGTTGAACAACTTACGGTTCGGGTTTTGCGGATCGTAAATAGAAAACTCAACCAATCCACGCGCGAGCTTCTTGTTGTTTTTCGCCTTCCAAACACGGAAAGTCGAATCCTTCATGCCCGTGGCTTTCTGCATATCTTCCATCGAGTAACGGTAGGCGGATAACTTTGCTTTCGGGATCTTTGTTGAGGTTTTCTTTGCGGTACGTTTCGTAGTCTTTTTCGCGGTCTTTTTTGAATTCGTCGTTTTTTTAGCCATTGTGGCCTCCTATTCAGGCCACTATATAAATCAGAAACGTATCTAATGCCACAAATAAAAATGCCCCGGTAGCGAAACCACCGGGGCCGACGAAGGAAGACCATCACTTCGTTTCAAGAAGACGCACGACTACGTCGTTACGCCTATTGAACTTGTTGTCACCCAAAGCCTCTTCCCGCGCTACCGCAGCTTCAAAGGCCGTCCCAAACCCATACTTACGAAATCTTTTCCCGTTAACATTAAATTCATAACCGAACCTATCTCTCTTAGCGACAACCCCATGGTATCCAGTTTCCGTACAGGGCGTCTTTCTTCGGCGATTCGCTATATTTTCGGCGTTCGTCGCCAATCTAAGATTTTGCTTTCGGTTATCTAGACCATTCCCATTGATATGATCCACGACCATACCCTTCGGGGCTTTCATAATCTCCCTGTGTAAGAGACCGGCATAAACCGTTTTCTTATTCTGTCTCTTGTAGAGAACACAGTAGTGTGTCGACCGATACCATTGAACTTTTAAGTAAAAGGTTTTCGCCAGCCCAATGTCCTCGGCGTCGATCAGCACACTATTCGACGCGACCTCTATTTGAGGCATGTTTCCGGACGACGCTTCAAATTCGCTTCGTTCGTTGCGTCCATTTGCTGAAGCTCAAGTCCGATGCTCTTGCTCCAGGTCAGCATCGCCTGCAAGTCTTTCGGGAAACACATGCCCGCGAAACCAAACTTTGGGACGTCACTTCCAGCCTCAAAATTTGGTACTTTCGTGTGCGTATCGCCCAGCTTACCTTGTGTCAAAGCTAGCGTGATGACACCGTCATAGTTCACACCCATCGTTTTGCAGACTTGGAAGATCTCATTCAAGAAACCAACTTTTGTCGCGAGAAACAGGTTGTGAGTATATTTTGCAATTTCGGTCACTTTATAGTCATTGGCATACGCAATCTTCACATTCGGAAGAAGCGCCTGGAAGATGCAAGCAATTTCATTCACGTCATCTTGCGCACCACTGAGTAGTACCGCTGGTTGCGCCATGAAGTCGTCGATCGGCGTCTTGGCCGTCAAAAATTCAGGATTGTGAACGATTTTGAGACCGTATTCTTTCGCGAGACGATCGCAAGTGCCCGGCAAAACCGTGCTCTTGATTACGACTTGTCCTGCGTATTTATTCTGCCCAAGCCACGCGCACGTTTCTTCGAGAGCCGATTGGTCTTGGCCCCCATTTACGGTGGCCGTTGGCAAAGAGAGAAACATACTGTCCGTTTCGAGAAGCTGATCTTTCGTGTTCGGCGAGGTGCGAATGTCGTACCCAACTGTCGGAAAGACCGTAGCAAACGCATTCGCTACAGCACCACCAACCACTCCCAACCCAACAAACCCCAGCTTCTTCAGTCTCATCTTAAACTTCCTCGATCGAATCTTCCATGCGGCTACGGTTGTAGCGTCGGACTTCATGTTCAAGTTTAGGATTGTTGATGATCGAAAGGACACCTTGCGCATCGTAGTGCAGATCTTTGTCCGGATTGTACTTATCGCCTAACAGCAATTCCCAACGCTCACGGTAGTAGCGACGCTTTTTTGGGCCGTGAAAACGGTGCTCAATGCGAGTAGGGACAAACCCAACTTCTTTTTGAGTGTAACGAACGGCCCGCGCTTCCCAGTCATAGCACTTACGGAAGAACGACTCTGCCATACCTTTATGAATCGTATTTTTCACCTCACCAATCATAGCAAATGCCATGTGGTGATCTGCGCTACCGAGAATTGGCCAATCCATAAGAGGTCCTGGACCGCCAGCGCCAAGCATAGCTTCCATGAAGCTACGACGGCATGCCCATGCATAACCGCTATGCGCATATTGATATTCACGCTGCGAAGGATGCATTTGCTTTGGAACGCGACGTTGATGTTGGTAGCCAAATGATTTGAAGTGCTGAAGGACCGTCCCATGATGACCTAGATCAAGACAGTCCGCCCATGGCTGAACAACTTCGAAATGCTGAAGCTGCTGCATGGTTTCTAATGCCCAACCTTCATCGGGGAAGAAAACGTCCATATCGATCCACGCAATGTATTGCGCTTCAAGAGGGACCAAATGGCGAAAGCCAAGATTGATCATATTTTCTTTGATCCACGCTTCCGACTTGGTGCGAACCTGCAAGATTGAAAGATTTTGGCGTGGCTCAATGTCTGTGATTTCGTGATGACGATCGCCGAAAGCACATTCTACGAGGCAAAGATGAACGTGCGGAGTGCCCAGCATGTGCTGAATCCACTCTCGGGCAATGCGGTAGCGGGAATGAAAACGAACGGGATTTGAGCAAACGCCGATCACATAGAGCGGCTGTTTACTTCGCAATTCCGGATGTCGGATTTGCAAGTTCAGGTGAGATGAATGCTGCATACGTCCTCGTGAAGAAATTAGGTTTGGGGTTCCCTATATTCTTCACTAATAACGTAATTGCAATCAAGCTAATAGCTAAATTCAGAATCCATTTAGCTACTTCCTGGCCTTTCGTCGGGCTACCAGATCTTCCAAAACGGCTTTTTTCGCACAACTTTGGGCAATTCGTGCGGAATTTCCGACTTACGATCGTCCTCGCTTGCGGGCGGATGTTCTGATTGTGCGTCTTTTAATGCCGTCACGGGAGCCTGAGCTTCTTTTTCTTCAAGCTCGCGCCAGTTGCTTATATTCGTGTCAGCCAAGCGTTGATGCCTTGCTTTCACTTCTTCTACGATGGCTTTGAGTCGCTCGTCGGTAATGTCTTCGACGCGACTGACTCCGTAGTCGGGGTCATCTTCTTTAAATCGTTCGACAAATTTATTGAGCGTGAGATCGCAATATTCATCAACCCAATCGGCAATAAAGTAGAGTCGGTTTGGCTGATGAAGCAGCTTTCCAAATAAAATTGGGTCTTTGCTACGAATTTTTTCTTTGGTTGTTGTGAGCTTTTCGCCTGTGTAATCAATGTAGAGAATCCAGAACTCATCGAACACCTTCGCTTTTTCGAGCTTGCGCACCTTCGCTTGGACGCTTTTCGGAATCACTCGCGGAAACTTCTCAAGTGGATTCCATTGAATTACGCGATCCTTCACTAGTCCACGAAACTTGTCGATGTCTTTTGATTCAACCCAGGTATTTATGCCGAAAGAAACAATTTCGCACTCACGCACGAGAACCGCGATCTCTTCGCAGAGCGACTCGTACAAGGCACGCTGCCCCATGTCTTTGGCGTAAGAAATCAAGCGCTGAACTTTAGCCATCCGACGCTTAACTTTTTCGATGTGAACCTTGCCAAGCTTCGATTTCACGTACTTCATGTAAAGGGCTGGCGAAATTGATTTGTCTTCGGTTTTCAGGCTGACCGTTGACTGAATTCCCGACGGCGTGTCGTAAACGTATTGGACTGTATAGCCATTAGAAATGGCAGTTGCGCCGCTAGCTAACCCTAAACCCGTAACCGTGATTCCATTGCTCATAATTCCTCAGTTCAGTGCGTTCTTGATTTCTTTCATTTGTCCTGGGGTCATCTCTTTTACCACGACTGCCGTATCCGGAATTTCGTTCACGAAACATTTTTCACAAACGAATTTTAGGTCGTACCCCTCGCCAGCCTTTAGGCTTTCCATAGTGACCCAAACTTTTTTGCCGCACGTCGCGCAATCGCGGTGCTCACTGGGTGCTATTGAGCGCTCAGTCGCCCGCACGCACAGCATTGTCGCTGTTGGTTTCATCTTTCCCCCTCAAGTTGTGTAACATTTTGTGTGCTCTATCTTTGATGAGTTCGGAAACCGTTGAATCACCCACCAATTTTTCAAGCCCAAGGATAACCACCGTGTCGTCGATCTTGAGTCCAGCGCGCCCCTGCGCGAGACCGGCCTGATACGGATCTAAAAGTGGTTTGCCCATGGTTAGGCGCACGACGTAATCCTTCCAAAATTCTTTTGCTGCTTCTGTATCGTTCATCAAACCTCCCCGTGCTTTTGATTCACTCCCAAATGCACGCCCAATGCAAGCGCAAGCGCAGGGCGTTAGAGGTTAAGAGTGGTTCGGCACTAAAAACCATTTCTCCATCAAGCGGATGACCTCAAAGGCTCCAAGAATCATTGATTGCTCTTTCTCTGGCGTTATGTAAGGAAGTAGGCTCTTCTTCATTCCGGCAGCATGAGACTCTTCAGCAACCATATGATGGATGATGTACTTTTCTAAGTCTGACGAAATCGGCACCATGTTGTGGTTACAGTATTTTTCGACAAGAACGCGAAGCCCCTGAAACTCAAAAACCGCCGTTGCCTCTAAAGCGTAAAGCGCGCCCGCGACATGATCTGGACTACCAAAGACAAAGATGTCGGCCATGGATTCAAGAAATCGCTTTGTGTCCAAGTTAGGGTGGTGAAGATCAGTTAAAATGCCAACCTTTGCATAACCATCGCGCATGATCGCCAAATGAGGCTTCCCTCGCGTATGTTTGCCCAATTCTTCAGCAATATTTTCCAACACTTCTTCACGCAAGGCCGGGTATTCGTAAATTCGCGTCGCTGCGGCAATAAGAAATTGAATCGCACGATACGAAAATGCGCTATACTCAAGGAGCGCAGCCTTGGCTTCTTCTGCCGGAATTCTAGCCAAAGGATGAGAGGCCAAATTTCTGCGAATTCTTTGGTCAATAACATCAAAAATCACGACGGCTCCATCATATAATCCTCAAGCTCATTCACCATGCGCTGAAATTCGGGTGTCTTTTTTAATTCGGGCGCTTTTTGAAGGAACGGCACGATGACCTTGCGCTTCAAAGTAGACGGCGAGCCACCCATAACCCAAATTTCGTCGGCCAAATAGACGGCTTCTGAAATGTCGTGAGTAACTGAGATGATTGTGGAAGCGTATTCGTTACGACTGCGGGCACTCAAAGTAAGAGCAAGCGCAATTGAATGAATCGAGTCCTGCATTTTGAGTCGTGTTTTGACGTCTAGAGCTCCGAAAGGTTCGTCCATTAATAAAATCTTCGGATTAGCCAAAAGTGATCGAGCAATTGCTACGCGCTGAAGTTGACCCCCAGACAAATTTGGATAAATGGCGTACTTTTCCTCTTGGCCCTCTAGGCCGACCAGTCTAAGCATTTCAAAGGCGCGATCACGCGATTCTTTGTCTGATATTCCCTGGTAGCGCGCACCGATTTGAATGTTTTCAAGGACCGATAGCCAAGGCAACGACGAATAGCGCTGAAAAACCATTCCGACTCGGTCGTTTTCCGTTCGCGGTAGACCATGCATAAGAACCTGCCCAGCGGTTGGCTTTTGCAAACCCGCTATATAGCGCAGGAGCGTCGACTTGCCACAACCTGACGGCCCTAGAATCGCAACAAAGCGTCCTTTATTGGTTGGATCGTCTATTCGCAAGTTCAGGTCATTGAAAATCGTGATTTTGCCCTTGTCATAAGTCTGGGAGATGCCCCGAAGTTCAATCGTCGGAATAACTTCAGTAGGTGCTGTAGGTGGCGAATTGATGTCGGCAAAAAGGTTAATCACTCGGCCTCCAAATGCTTGAACTTGAAGGCCCACTTATCAAAAAGAATCGCCAGCTTGTCCTGAATCATGCCAACGACAATGATAACCGCAAGGATACCAAAAACCTTATCCACGCGTGATTGGCGAGCAGCCGTGTAGGCCAACGCACCTATTCCGCCATTCCCCTTGTTAATCATTTCGGCGACGATAATGTACGTCCACGAGATCGCAACCAAGACTCGAATATCGTCAGAGATTTTTGCCAGGACGGCTGGAATAAAAATAGATTTGATTGTCTGCCATTTGTTAGCGCCAAGTGTGTACGCCATTTCGACGTAAACGTCGTCAACTTCTTGCACGCGCTGGACAACTACGGGCAATAGGTAAACGGAGATCCCGAAAGCTAAAAACTGGACCTTCATCGTGTTCATGATACCGAACCAAGCAATAAAGAGTCCCGTGATCGCAGTCAGGGGCAGAAAGCGAACGGCGCCAAGGTATTCTTTGAACATTTCTCGAAAGAAGGGGAAGAGCCCGATAGCAAAACCAACCGGAATACAAAAAGCGATTGCTTCAGCATAACCAAGAAGGTTGATGTAAATTGAGTACCAAAGATTTCCCAGAAGACCGTCTTGTAAGAATAACTCGCCGAAAGAGCTTACAACTTCCGTGGGAGTAGGAAGCAGGGCTGACGAAATCAGATTTAAGCGCCCAATGGCTTCCCAAACAAAAAGAATCACGACAAAGCCGCCCCACTGAATCAGCAGGGCGGTCTTGCGCTCAACTTTACCACGTAAAGTAAAGAGCATGCTTACTCCGATATTAATTCAAAATCCGTGCGGCGATTTTTAGCGCGTCCATCAGGAGATTGGTTGTCCGAGACAGGCTTGTCGGGACCATTACCAACAACCACAAAACGGTTGTGATCAAAGTGATACTCTTGAGCCAAGAATGAAGCGACGGCTTTAGCGCGAGCCAAAGAAAGTTGCTTGTTCACTTCTGTCGAGCCAGTCGAATCCGTGTTGCCTTCAATACGCACGCGCGAGTGCGAGAAGCCTTTGGCGACATCGCCAAACTTGGCGCTGATCAGGTATTTCGAGTTTTCATCCAGCTTTGCCGATCCCGTTGGGAAGGTGATCGTCACGCGCTTTGTAGCAAACGCAGGTGCCGTCACAGCCGATTGAGTTGGGGCGGTGAAGGTCTTTGCACCTTCAGCTAAGTTCTCTGCGCCTGGAAGCGTTGTGCCCGAAATCAACGACGAGTCGTAAATTTGACGCCAGTCTGGAAGTTTCGTCGTGACGACTCCAACCTGGGTGTAAAGATCCGACATTTTGTTGTAAATCGACTCGCCAGTGACACCGTTGCCTTGCGCTAAACCGAAAAACACTTGGTTATCTCCAAGGGTCGCAAGCCGCGCATTCGAAATGGCTTTAGCCGCTTCTGCCGGTGAAATGTTAAGGCCTTGAGCCAAAATCTCGGCTGCTTTTGCTGCCGCCTGGGGGTTTGAGTTAATCTCGGCAGCACCAATCATCCAGCCTTCGAAAAGTTCGCGAAGCTCGGTTTTGTGTGCTTGCAGGTACTCATCTTTCACAAAGAAACCGTCAGCAATAATGTTTGACGCTTCTTTGGTGTTTTTCAGAATTTTAGAGCCAGCAACCGTCTTTACGCAGTCTTGGTCATCTGGCGACCAAACAACTGCTGCATCAACTTTACCCGCTTTGAACATTTGCGCCGCAGCGACTGCCGAATCCGTCTGAACAAGGGTAATGTCCGAAGGTTTCATGTCGGCAGCGTCGAGCATCCAGAGAAGGAACGTATGAGAAGGCGTGCCGTAAGCAGCTGCGATCTTCATGCCTTTCAAATCATTGACCGAATTGATGCCACGACGCGATACGATAGCATCGCCTCCACGAGACCAGTCAGCCTGAAAGATCAGCTTTGGATTGAAGCGGCCATAACCGCCTACTTCCGTCGGGAACGAATCGACTGTTGTCCAGAGCACATCGACTTGATCTGCCTTCCATGCATCACGCGATGAGGCATAATCATCGTTCAGCACGAACTGGACTTTCAGCCCGTATTTAGTGAAGTAGCGTGAGTTCTCGGAAGCCTTAAAGCCATTGTTAAAGTATTCACCGCCTGCATAGCCGCCCCAGGTTACGACGCCGACACGGATCACTCCGGGCTCGCGAGGCTCTGGTTTGGTAGCGTTTGCAGCCGTTGTAACCTTAGCTACCATTTCGGGATGCGCATCTCGAAAGGCTTTCAGGCCAAAGACTCCCGCTCCGGCAACTGCCGCAACGATCAAAAGCTTGGCAAACAAAGTTGCCCGTCCATTTTCATTATTTAGCGCGTTCATTTCTTCTCCTTCATACGTTTGTTGTAATTTTCCACTAAGCCTCGTTTGATCACTTCAGCATGAATTTTCATGCCCTCCGCGAGGACATATCCGTCCGCAACAACTTTGTCGAACCGATGCTCTGCAACCTCTAAGATCCATGGCATAGAGTCGATTATCTTCCTGACCGCGATGGCCTCCGGTCCGTATTGAGGCTCCCGCTGCGGGATCTCAAGAACTCGGCGCTCATGCGCGGTAAAGTGAATTTCCTGTTTTTTCGCTTTACTCTTTTTCATCGCAATAGATCTTTAAAACGATCTGGTTTTGCACCTACCGGAACAGGGGTCACATCGATTGCGCCCATCGAAGGATCGTTGGATTGTTGGATAAGGACTGTCTTACTGGAGCCAAGCAAAACAGACTGAGGATCTGATTCCCACTGGCGAAGCATCTTCAGAGCGTCTTCTTGCATAACGCCCTTTTCAAGATCAACGCCCTTCAAAACGCCTTCAGACACGTCCATGATATGATCAATCTCAGCCAACTGACGGTTCGCAGTATCGGCCATATTTTGCATCGCAAGGTCGAACATCTCTTTTTCAGGCGAAGAATTGAGAATCTTCGAGCCCAACGTCATGGCCTTGTGGGCCGACATAATGAGCTTTCTTTCTTCTTTTTTAATCTCAAGCTCTGATGAGGTTTTCTTGATGTTGAAATCAGCTGCGTCGCACATTTGCTTTAGCACCGAAGACATCATCGCAACTTTAGAGCGCGTCTCGCCCAAAGTCTTGTTTGAGGCCGCATAGTTCTGGGCCTGAAGGGCCATCAATTTGGCTCCGTTAACGTCATTGGCCTTCTCGGCGTACTGCGCGCGCTTCATACAATCGTTAACTTTTTGGGTGTTCGAAGCAATTTTCGCGTCCAACGTTTTCAATTGGCCATTCACGTCGTTCTTATTTTTGTTTGCTTCATCCAAACGGTCTTGCATTTTCTTAAGCGACGTCTCGACAACCGAAATTGGGTCCATGTCGATGATCAAGCCCGTAAGACTGCGCATTGCCATTTTCCATCCATAAAAGGCGATCTTATGAATGTCCGGGCTCATGGAGACAAACAATAGCCCGCAGACTGCTGCAATTAGAACGCCTGCGTAAATCATATTGGTCATCGCCAAAATGATGAACGGCAACAAGTTAATTGCAGCCCAGACGCATCCGGCAGCTACAACAAGGCCAAAAATGACCGAAGTTAAATTTTCTGGTCGGCTAAACCATGATTTCTGTTGTTCCATTTTTGGTCCTTAGAGGTATTGGTTGATTTTTTGAATGTTGCCTTCAATTTCAGCCACACAGCCTGCGTGTGTAACTTCGAAGGATTTTTTCTTGCTTTCAAGTTTCGCCTTGGTCTCGGCAATTTCATTGCTAAGAGCCAGTCGATCTGCCGCCGCCTTTGTGTTGAGTTCAGTCAACTGAGCAATTTGCTGCAAGCGTTCCGCCACTGCATTGTCCAAGTCTTGTAATTGACGCTCGCGAACGACGACCTTCTCTTGGGTCGTCGCCGCGAGGTTTGACTGGAATTCTTTGAGATCTTCGTTGAGGACTTGGATATAGTGTTGGCCAGTTTCCGCAAGTTTGACTTTGTCGGCCCCGGCTTGCTTTGCAACACTAAATGCGATTTTGAAACGCGCGTCCTCGGCGGGAACCATGCTCTTCATTTCTTCTAAAGCAGCAACGTACTTTAGATAATCGTAGCCTGGTAATTTTTTATCATTGATGGATGCAATCAGTGCGGCGCGAATTTCTTGGTCCGGGCCAGCAATGACGGGAGTTTGCGGGGCTTGATATGGAGAAGCCAAAGAAGACGACATCGTCGTCGCAGGAGCGGCTTGCGGAGCGACTTTCTTAACAGGTTGCTCGTCTTCGACGAAAAGTGATTTAAACTTCATATTTCCCCCAGGTTGTTCAAAGAGGTTCGCCAGGAACCGTGCTTTTAACAAGAAGAATTTTCTATCTTGCGGGATGTGTCAATTACAATTCGCCATTGTATCGTTCGACGAGCCGAATGGCCGAAGAAGAAATATGGACCAGTGAGCGGTCAGATATGAAATAAACAAATGGGATCTTTATGCCGAGATCCTCATTCCAGTATTGCTGCGTTTGTTCGGCAGCAAGATCTTGAGCATTCCTTAGACCTCGAATGACCGCAACGGCTAAGGGTACAGTCTCAAGGTAGTCGCGCAAGAGACCATGCCAAACGTTCGCGACGTTTACTCTTGAAACAAGACTTGGCACGATCGAGCATCTAATGGCGTTTCCCAGACCATGTAACTGAGAATTGGCAACGTACAGTTTCTCAGGATTTTTCATAGGCACAACATAAACCTTGTCAAAGGTCTTGAGCGCCTTTGTCAGGATGTCGGCATGGCCTTTGTGCCAAGGATTAAATGATCCAGGGTAAATGGCAATTCTCATGGGTGACGGGAGTTCCGGCGAGTGCGTTCAACCCAGCAACGAAGATTTACTATTTTCGAGATTTGAGGGCGGCATACGCCATACTTTTCGGCAAGCTTGGGGTTAGGCATCCCAGCGGCACTTTCGGAGCGGATTTCGCGGACCTTTTCCCAGGTCAAAGTTTGATGCGGAAATTTTGCTTTATTCATTAAAAACCCCTTTCACTTCTAAAGGATAGTCATTGAAAGGGGTTTGCGTCTAGCTGTCTTTTAGAAACTAATTGCGTTCTCGCAAGCAGTCGTGCCCATAGCGATCAATGACGAAACCGTTGCCGAAGGCGAACACTGCCATGCGGCTGGAATCGCGCCCGAGAAAACCGCAGTCTCCAAAGACGTGATTACAAGAGGGCAAGCGACGTTTCCGATAACGCCCTTTTCATTTGCGACTTTAAGGTTTTTGCCTTTTTTCGCTTCTGCCAAAGTTTGTTTCGCAGCGGCCAAAGTCGTGCAAAATTTAATGCCGATGCCGGAAACTGCTTTTTGAATGTCGGCAGAAATTGCCGCAGTTCCAGTGCAACCAGCTGTCGATGCGAATGCCGCAGCGATTCCAGTCGTGACAGCGGTTTCCGCATCACACGCAGCCGACGGAGCGGGGGCCGGTGTAGGCGCAGGCGTTGTGCCAGGGGCGGGAGTTGGTGTCGGTGCCGGATTGCTGCTGGTGCTGCTGCAACCGACGAAGCCAACGAGGGCAAGTGCTAAAAGGATCGTTTTCATTTTTGTCTCCTTGAAAGACGTTTGTTATTGGGACCTAAAACCAAAAATCAATGGCGGAATTGGTGGGATTCGAACCCACGATCCCCTGCTCGACAGGCAGGCGCATTAGGCCAACTATGCTACAACTCCATGGTGGACCTGGGGAGAATCGAACTCCCGTCCGCAAAAGCCTCCACTAAAGATCTACGTGCGTAGCGTGTTTAAATTCCCGCCGGACGGGGACGTTGGCTTGCGCTAACATCCTCCACCAAGTTTTTACGAGTAACTCTCTCGCGACGTTTTACCCTCCGTCGGAGGTGGCCGTCTTTACAGCGCGAGGCCCTCTGTTTTTTGCCCTTCCTTGGTAACAAGGTTTGGAAGGACGTACCCCGCCTTTGGGTTTTAAGGCCCGCAGGAAACCACAGCGGTTAGGCTGCGGCTTGTTCGAAATCAGCGTCGATTACGCTTTTGCATCTTTTTAAACCGGCCTGATGCTCCGGTACACGCACTCTAGATTTGGATCTTCCACGTCGAAACCATGTCAGGCCCATTAACAGGTATTGGAGCGGGACTTGTTTCTAAAAGCACGTAAAATCTTCTCATAGCGCGAAGCATTATGTTGGACTTTTATGCTAATAGCGGTAAAAATCAGTGTAATTAAGCTATTAGCGGGGTTGGCATGAAGCCTATGTTGCATGCATTGGTGAGCGCAAAAAAGTTCGGCGGGAAGCCAGAAGACTATATGAAGGTCCATGATTTCATCGACTCAAGCAAAGCCCACATGCCCGATGTCCGGCACCGCGCGCTTCTCCATTCCTCGTTCGGCATTTATATGGTCGAACAAGTTTTCGGCCACGAGCTAGAAAACTCAGAAGGTCTTATGGTCCAAATTCGTGACATTGCCGAAGAACACGTCTTGTCAGACCTTGGATTTATTCCTACAGTACAAGACTATTTCAAGCACATGCCAATTCAAAATTGGTTTGGTGGCAAAGTAAAAGGTCGCAAACAGACATACAGGAGAAAACTATGGGACTCGAAACCATCAAAGGATTGAAAAAGAAACTCGAAGCCGTTCGCCAAGAAATGAAAGATACCGGCGAAGCAGCGATCACGGAAGGATTCAAGGAGATTTTCGAAGCCTATCCGAAACTTGAAGCCGTTCGCTGGACGCAATATACACCCTACTTCAACGACGGCGAAGCCTGCACATTTAGCGTTAATGGGTTCTACGTGAAAGTCGAAGGCACTGCGGAAGACGCGGGCAATTACGAACACGGATTCGTTAGCGAGTACGACGAGAGCGTGAAAAAAATGAAAGGCTCAAAGCAAATGTTAGAGGCCCTGAGCGAAATCCAAGAAATGGATGAAATGCTTGAGATGGTTTTCGGCGATCACCAGCAAATCACCGTTCGCCGCGATGGAACCGTTGAACAAGAAGAATACAGCCACGACTAACCTCTAGATCAGCTACGGCCCTGATATAGAAATATAAAGGGCCGAATATGAAAATCTGCGCAATCTCAGACACACACCGTAGGCGTCCCGTCGACCTTCCCGAAGCTGACCTGCTTATTCACGCAGGAGACATCGGTTCGCATGGAAGCGCCGTCGAAATCGAAGCCGAAATTAAATGGCTCGCCACTTTAAAACCAAAGTTCCCCAAGGGCATCGTTTACGTCCCAGGCAACCATGATCTGGCGCTCGATGCGGATATGGCCCAGAAAGAATGGGAAGCTTGGGTCAGAGATCCCTACCACCGCTACAAGCCCAAGCAAGACTCTAAAGGTCAACGGGTCGCTCAATATCTCATGGATGTTTGCGACCAACAGGGCGTACATATTTTGATTGATGAGGATGTCGAGATTGATGGGATCAAAGTGTACGGAAGTCCGTACACTCCGATTTTCTATGATTGGGCCTTTATGGAAAACGAAGAAGATCTCTCAAAGCGCTGGGCAAAAATCCCCGAAGACGTCCATGTTCTCGTCACTCATGGCCCCGCTCAGGGCATTCGTGATCTTTGCAGTGGAGGCAATGTGGGAAGCTCGTCTCTGCGCTATGCCATCGACTATCGTTTTGCCCAATTAAAAGCCCATATTTTTGGACACATTCATGAGGGCGCAGGACTTTCAAAGATCATACGCCCGCAGGGAGATTATGTTGCCTGGAACGCCGCCGTTCTTGACGGCAATTACCAGGGCTTCAATAAGATCAATGTGATCGAAGTTACCGTTGAGCCGTCTTCTGAGCAAACTGCTGAGACTTAAGATCCGTGTCGCAGACTTCTTGTTTCGTTTGAAGATCCTGGCTACGTTTCTGAAGAATGGCTTTGTATTGACGGAAGCGCTCAATACGGGCCTTGAGAAATTCTTCTGATACGCCGACCAAGTTGTTTTTCTCATCGAGACCAATGCTCATGTCTTCGTTTTCCGGAATTACTCGGTCAAGAGGTTCCGAAAAGGTGATCTTGCCGTCGCCGCCGTTTTCTTTTTGCGCAAGCTTCATGCGGCATTCCTTCAAGACGCCATACTGACCGGAACTGCCGTACTGCTCATTTCCATAAACGTAGTCTTGAAGTTGGTAAGCTGCGATTTGAACATCGCGCATCTCTTCAGACATCAAAACTTTATGCTGAACGACCATGTCGCCATTTTTGATTCCGAGAGTCGTGTCGCCAGAAATTTTCTCCTGGTGGACCAATTTCGTTTCGATGTTTTCAGCCTTGTTCGGGTTGCTTGCGCAAGCCGAAAGGAAAAGTCCAAGTCCCAAAGTGAGAATGATTTTTGTGTTTACGTTCTTCATGAGTGCCTCCATGAATAACGTATCGGGCGGATATAGGATAACTTTAGCTCTTTTTTCGGGTTTTTATTAACGGGCACCAATCAGGAAGGATCTGGTGCTTATCGAACGTTTCATACCCACCGCACTTGTTATTCGAACGATCTGTTTTGGTACAAAAAACGTCCATAACGTTTTCAAATGAATCACCCGTATAGATGCGCTTCTCTTTTGAGAACGGACACTGTCTGCAATCGGTAATTTTGAGATTAACGTATTTAGGCATTACTTCTTATTGGCTGATTCTGCTAATTGCCTAATAGAGTCGTAGAAGTGAACTATTAGGTCCGCCTTCTTGGCAGCTAATGGACCACCAATCTCGACTTCGATGCGTGTAGCGGGGTTGGAATGAAGTCCGGTGGACAGCTTTAAACCACCGTTTTCAAGCTTTTCTTCCGTAAGGTAGCGTAAGTGTTTGATCTCGCCAGATGTGATTTTCTTTATGACTGCAACTTGAGCCTCTGGCTGAAGCGGGCCATTTAAAACAGCGGAAATCATGTTTTCTTGAGACACAATAGGAGTTTCGACCTTATCAAACATCATTCCCTTGGTATCTCTGAATAGAGAAGCCAATGTTTGAACCGAAATGTCCTTGCCGCGACGGGTTTTAAAGCCCTTTTTATTCAATTCTTCGGCAACTTGTTCGAAGGAAAGGTTAAGCCCGCGCAGACGGCGAGCCTCGATGACAACATTAGGGTCGTAACCCGTTTTATTTTCGTTCATAGCACGCTCCGTGGAGGCTTTATGCCATCGGAGCGTGCCTTTCACAAGACCAAAGTGCAATAATGCACTTTTATAAGCTAAATTCGCCTTCGCCACGCATACGGACCGTGTAAAAATCATCAGCAAAGTTGTTAATATAGGCATCCGGAATGTAGAAGTAACCACTTCCTTCAATCCCCCAACCTAATCCCCAGCTGTTTCGGTAAATCCACATGTCTTTCGATGCATCATACCCTACACAAAGGATAGCATGGCCACCTTCTGGCTGTTCGTTAGCCGCAGGCATCGGCAAAACGCCAGTTTCTGCCGTTTCTTCAGACTGAATGCCTGAGAAGCAAGTGATACCCGTAAAGAAAGGGTAACCTGCCTGCAAACACTGAATGCGTTCGGCTTTACTTGCTAGGTAGTAGTAAGCCGCGCACTTGCGACGAGCGGCATCGCCATACACTTCAGCCGAAGGCGTAGTGTAAAGCGTGTCGGGGCTGTAAGGATAAAGGCTTTCCTGTGGAGCGCCCTTAGTCGTAAGCACTGTGGCGGCATCCTTAAGCGTTGTAACCCCTGCATCAGTCGGGATAGTGCCGTCTAAATAGCGCTCTTCACGATAGATGAAGTTTTCCGCCACTGGAACGAAGCTACCCTTGTTGATCTTCTTTTGCAGGAATTCATGCATGCCCGAAGACGCGAACGACGAGCACGAGCCTTCCTGACCTTGATCTTTTACTGGCGAACAAAGACTACGAAGATCCGGCGAGGGATTTGCGTTTGTTGCGTGCAAAGCCATGATGCTTTTATACTGGTAATCGCGAACGTCTTTTTTCGAAAAGACGTAGTTGAGCCGGTACTTTTGCCATTTGGTTTGTTCCATGTTGTTCTCCTTGTTGATTACAGCGAATCAGCCAGCTTGCGCAAATCTTCGAGAGAAGAACTGCCCAAAGCTTCGAGTTCTTTCTGTGCAACAAGCGCCAGGATCTGTTGCTTTTTCTCTTTGTTAGCTTTCGCTTGTGCTGCGCGCTCGTTCTCTTCCAGTCGAACGTCAATGATGTACTTGGCCAACTCAAATTTAAGCTGAGTGCCTTCGTCGTGCTTTGGAGTTTTCACCACGAAAGAAACGTCTTCCTCTTGTTTCAGCTTTCGATTTAAATCGCGCGCGATGGCATCCAGGCTTGCCTTCCCAGTGTTGCTTGTCAGCGGAAGGTCCCAAAGATCCTCTACACTCAACATGCCCGCAGGCGATTCAAAACGAAGTTTCAGACGGCTTGCTTTTGCGAAATCCAACATAGTTTTCTCCTTTAAATGTTGATTTTAAGAACTCGTGAAAAATTACCTTTTACTCGGCACAAAATGCTATTGCGCTGAGTAGACGAGAATCCAAGACCACTCAGCTGACGATCCGACTCTTCAGTCTTGACCTTTGATCCGACCACTTCAAGAACTTTACGGTGAGCGTCCAGTTCAGGGGTCAAGAATTCATTGAAAAAGCCACGCGCTTTGCCTTCGTTCTTACAGCCTTCCAGCATGAAGAAGTAGTGCTTGTTCCCGACTGGTTTGTCGTCCCAATAGTTCGGGGAAAGCATGACGGCGCTGACCTTGTGGAAAGCCTGCGTTTTGACGCCCCAAACTTCTTTCGAAGTCGCAGTCGACGGCAAAGATTCGACGATCTTGAACCCATCCTTTTTCGAATATTGAAGTCGAGCAACCTGGATTTGTTCTCCATTTTGAACAGCTTTGGCATACGAGATCGTTTGGATCTTTCCATCGAATTCAATTTCAACTTCGAATCCGACATCAGTAGTTTCTCGGCGGCAGTAATTATGAACAAAAAGGTTATAAAAACCTTTTTTCATCGTGCGCCGGTCAGCATATGTGATGTTTTCAACTGGCGTGCGCGTATCACCAGCGCCAGCGTTCATATCAACGTCCAGCATGCCGCCTGAAGGGGATTGTCGCCCACGGTTGCCGAAATAGATCTCATAGTGGTTTGGCTGCTCGATCATGTGCAGATCCAAGTCGTCATGGTTGAACCACGACAGCGAGCAACGGAGATCTCCGTCAACCTTACCACCGGCTTTTTTCACGCGCTCTTTGATTGAATCAGCGACGTCACCAGTGTAAGACCACGAAAACGGATTTTGCCACTTGAACATCTCTTTTGCTTCCTTGTCGACGGGGGCAATCAAGCTGACCAAGTTGCTGGCCTGTTTGTTTTCAAACATGATCTCAATCGATTCCGCTTTTGGAAGAACTTCTTCGATAAATTTGTCGATTCCGATTTCTTCGACCTTGTCGAAGTTTTGGATCTTTTCGGCAACAGTTGCTTTGAGATCGTCAAATACGTCCCCGCCGAGAGCTTTTTTAGCGTCGCGATTAGCAAAGAGAACGTTGTTGATTTTGATGTCATCGATCGTAGCAAAACGACGCTCAAGCGCGGTCTTCAGGCCAAGCTTTTCGACTTCTTTTTGCGCCTTTTCGATCATAGCTTTCGTAACCAAAGCAGTCGGGCGCTTGTAATTAGTCGGAGCTACCTTTGCCTCAAACGCCTTCACTGCGTCTTCTAGCTCTTTTCCATCTGAAAGATCCGAAACCAGCGTCCCAATGACAGTATTGCGGAAACGAACGACTGATCCAGGGGCCGCTTTCACTTGCGACCAAACATAAATATCACGCTTAGTTTCGCCTTTGATCTTATCAAATTCGACTTTGAACTTGCGGAAAGCCTCAAGCGCGAATTTGTGCTCTTCGCCGCGATAAAGTGAGTTCTGCGAGATCAATTCCAAGACAATGTCGATTGCATCGATTCTAAGCTCGGTCAAACTGCGGGCAAAGACATCGCGAGACGAACGAGATTCTCCAAGGCGAGTTCCAATGGAATCGCCCTCACAAATATTCGCGCGCGGAATGGCAATGTAGAAATGGTTCCAAGACACAACTCCGTTTGGAGTTTGTTGGCGCGTTAGCATTGAGCCTGCGGCACCTTCAGTGTGCAAAAAGATGTTATCAATCGGCTTTGACTTCACGAATTCAGACATTGCCTGAGAAACGTCATTGTAGAAGCCGTCTACTTGGTTATCCCAAAGCGTAGCAATTTTTCCATCCACAACCGCAACAACCCCGCCAACAGCACGGACGAAGTTCTTGCAGATCTGACAGTCAAATTCGGTTCGCTCTTTAAATTTTGGATTTGTCCCAGGAGGGAAGCTGTCCAGGTATTTTTGCCAGAGCACATCCTTTTCCACTTGAACGCGGAAAAGAGGATAGCGCTGCATACGGTCAAATTGTTCGATCACTGACTTTTGAAATTTTTCGAAATTCATGTTTTCCCACCCCGTAGATGAGAGAAGTGCAGCATGAGAATTTCAAAGGCACAAGTGCTTTTAAAGTTTGGCGCCCATGGTCAAAGGCTGATAACTTTTCAGCGGTCTAGGGTTTCCAAGTAACGCTGCGGTAAGGTCACAAACAGGAACCCGCAAAAGAACATCGATTTGTTCTTTGCTAGCTCCGTGTCTTTTCAAAACTTCCGAAAACCGCACGGCAATTTCTGAAAACGGCCCGCAACAAAGAGCTTCTTCAAGCTCCCATCTTAAAGCGCGTGGAATTAAGAGCGGCTTTCCAATGTGGAGGACTAATTCGTTTGCCATTTGTTGCCTGAGATCGTAGCCTAAAAGTACGGGGAGCGCAAATGGCTAGATTGCCGAGACGCCAGATTATTAAGCAGCTGACAAAAATTATAAAAATGACGAATGGCACGGCCCTTGGAGCCATCCATCATTCAATGCTCGAATGTGTTCCTGCGCGCTATCGCGAACTTTTTCTAGCTCGCGGAACTCTGGTGCGTTTTACGGATTATTACGCCCTAGACGAACGAAATCTCTTGTTTTTGAAAGACCTTGCTGAGCATCCGAACGACCATACTCTTACGCCAAAGCGAATTGAGCTTCTTCGAGGGCGAATCATGCACCGACTGTTTCGCGATAAACGAGCCTTGATCTTAGGCTCGATCCCTCTTTTCAGATCTAAAGCTCAACAATCACCGTCGCAGAACGAAGCTTCTCTAGAATCGTCGAATGCGTCTGGCGCCACATCCGGTTCAAGCCCTGATGATCATTCTCAGAATCAGCAACTTGAGATTCCCTTTCCATAAAGGCCATCAATTCAGGCAAACGCGTATTACCCGCAGGCGTGAAGATATAACGCTGGCCTTCTACATTTTTTAGCGTCCCTAGGGTATCAAGAAGCGATTTTTCAGCCGAATTTAATACAATGTCGATTTCTACCATAACCATTTTCTCCGTTTTAAAAAATGTCGAAGCGCTGCCCAGACCTGACGGCGAAATTCCAAAGGTTCAATTTGTGTTTGATGAAGATAGCCAAACCCGCGCTGTCCCACGTATTTAAAAATCACTCGCTCGCGCGGACGCTGATGGCAGACAAAAATAGCCTCGTCAGGCAGCAAATAACCTTCGTCGTAATCGTATCGCACCTTATACCAACCGCCCTCAATCATAGCTTACCTACGATTTTTTTGATTTCGAGCAGCATATCTTTGTACTCATTGGGACGAGCCACTACCAGATGATCTAAAGAACCGTAATATTCTTCCAGGACCTCAAGAAGAAGGCGGCGGATGAAAGGTTCCTTTGGTTTGTGCGGCAAATGAGAATTTGCATAAAGCGCATCGAGGCTCTTCTCCTTTTCCGTAAAAAAGTCACGAATTTGCTGCATGGTCCAGTCCCCACGACGGATCGCCTTCAGGCGCTCATTATCGCGCATGAGATCAATGTCGCCTGTCGAAAGGATCTGTTCTACCTCGTCCATGAGACGAACGACATGGTAGGCGAACTTCACATCAAAGCCATACTTCAAAATCGATTCATAGCGCTTTGAATCCGGATCTGGCTTCTTGATGTCCATTTTGTGCATCTGGGAGTAGGCATAGCCGCGGAACTTGTGCCAACAGCCCTTGTGCAAGAACTCCTTGCGGTTATCCCGCACGTGACGCGCGATCTTCGTCGCTTTCAGAACGCAGTTTTCCGGCGTGAATAGCGAGTCGATCATGTTCGGGTTGTTGTCCATGCAAAGCTGGAAATATTTTACCACATTATAAATGGCAAAGTCGTACTCCTTGCGCGCACTCTTATCCATAATATGGTGCTGCTGGAATTGCTCAAAGCGCGGCATTGGCGTGCCGAAGCCGGAAATTTCGCCACCCAAATGAGGGAATACGACGTCTTTGGGTGGGATGCACCAGCCGTAAATATCCATGTCGCTCGTATCGGACGAAACACCATAGGCCATCGAGCCCATGATCGTTTCGTACTGCGTAGACCCAGCGACATAAGGTGGTGGGTCTATGAGGCGCTCGCGCACACAGCGATCAATTGCAGAAGCCGAATTCCTAACTTCCATTTACTCAATCCACCCATCAACGTTCATAATTGGCGAGCCCGTGATCCGGGCGCGTTCCGAATCAGACTGTCTCTTGCTTTCAGAACGAGTCAAGAAATAGCGATTCGGATTGCGGATGTCCACGATCTGAAAATAGGGAAGTTCTTTTCCCTCAAGAGAACCGTCGTGCGCGACCTCCAGAGCTTCTTCAAAAGAGCGGGTTGCGACAAGGAAATCACCCATGCCTCCGCGTGCGTCAGATTCTTCTAGACCAAAGACCCAATAGTTTTTCATGCTAACTTCCTCCAAATAGAAACGGGACGAGAATGGCTGCCCGCATTTTCAAAGCCCACGCGCTCCCAACCTTTGCGAAAAACAGCGCCCATAAAACGGGGATCGCGGCCTTGCAAGTTAGGGCAAATGGCAATGACCCTTGCTAGAACCTGCGGCGACGTGACAGTTCCGTTTTTCTCAGCAATGTCGTCTGCAATTTGTTTGGCCAAATCGACCAAATCCTTCGATGAGATCTCAACCGCATCGAGAGCTCTTTCTTTCTTCGCGTTCTCTTCCGCGTAGTCGAACAGATCCATAACCCTCCCTGGCTATTAGCTATTCAGCATGTCGCAATTAAACTATTAACGCAATACCCTTCTCCTTTTGCTCAAAAAACAGGCCTCAAGACCAATGGTAAACGCACAGCAAGGAAATAAAATGAAATTTGCGTTTGCTTGACGCACATAAGCACGCTAGCGTTTAGCAAAGTCTTTCATGGAGGAAGCATGTTTAGCAAAACTATCAAAACGACGATGAGCAGTGTTCGCAAAGGCCTTGATGAGGTATTGGAAGATTTCGACAATACATTTGAGAAAATGGCAAAGAGCTTCGACGAGGTGCAAAAGGAAGTGGAAAAAGCGATCCGCGAGACCACATCTGAGCATACTTTGACCGAAGAAATTGAGGTGTACGGAAAAGATGAGCAGGCGTGCATCGACGCCGCAAACAAGATTGCTCCATCTGGCTACAAGCTGACTGTAATCGAACAGCGTCCAAACATTTGGGCAGCGAAACTTCGTCGCGAAACCAAAGCTACGTTCTAATCACGCTCGAAATACGCTGCGATAGCTTCGCGGATTGTCTTCTTCCAGCTGCCGGGAGTAAACCAGTGTTCGCCAGCGAATGTGGTTTCTTCCTTTTCATATTTTCTAGGGTCCATGACGTTTTGCTTACCATCACCGGCAACAGCCCAGTGACCGTGATCGTCGTTGATAAGTGAGGGCGCGCGGCCCAAGCCATCAAGCGTTTCTAAGATAAATTCTACCGGAAGCTCATTTACGCCAGCCTTGAGAGCGGCATATATTTCATCGCGGACCTTCTCGGCCTCGTTTTCGTAATCGTGGCCCAGCATACACTCGCGCGTGTAGATGAGCTTTTTGATTTCCTCTTGGGTCATACCGCAGCCTTAAGCGCTTTCATCTTGCGCAAGCCAATCGAAATGATCGTAGTTACAATCCCGTATCCTGCGAGCCCCAAAGCTTGCGTCCATTTGTCCGCCGGAACGGGAAAGAACCAAACGCCAACGACTACGCCAAGTTTCGTAGCCCAATCCAAAGTCACAAGTGAGTTCTCGACGATCTCCTTCATTTCGCGAATTGCCGTGCGAAGCTCGGAGTTCTTAGATTCTAGGTCGCGGTTTCGTTTTTCAATTTCTGCTGGATCGTTGTATGCCATTTAGTCCTCGTATGTTGGTTCTGGAATTTCAGTTGCTTCGCCCGATGTTATAGCTTCTTCGCCTAGGAAGAATCCGCCAGCACCGATCAATTTGCAGGTCTTAGTATTTGGATCGTATTCGTAGAGAAGCTCTTCTTCGTAAGCGCAATAAGCTAGATCTTTGTCCTTGAAGAACTCAACGATGTCGTCATTGCTTTCTTTTGTAGAATGCAAAAACGGGTGAAGCGAACCTTACTCATCGTCGAACTCGTCGCCATTTTCTTCTAGATCAAGCTCCAAAATCTCCAAATATTCGAGATTCTCTTCATCCGTAATATCGTCGTAGTCGCTCTCTTTAAGCATTTCGAGCATCTTCTTTTTAGAAGGTTTCTTGCCAGCCGTGATCTGAACCCGTAATCGGCGCTTTTCAATAACTGTAACATCACCATAAAAGTTCTTTGCCATCTTGCCCCCCGGAATACGGTAACCGAATTTATCTGTGCCTTTGAAGGATTTTCATTGCTTGTCGCGTTGCATTCTGGAATTCTAAAGGCACAACGAAAGAGGGGCCATGGAACTCGAAATCAAAAGACCGCAGACAGTCAATGCTAAAACACTCAAAATCCATCTCAAGGTAACAGACCAGTTTTCAGCACAACTGAAAAGCGACAAAAACGAGACCATCCATAATCAGGAGGAAGGGTATGTCCCCGACTTCATGCCCGGCGAACACTACGGCGATTATGTGATCTTGGACATCGACATTGATTCGGGTCTGATTACCAACTGGAAGAAAGTAACTGCGCAACAGATTCAGGAATGGATCGAGAACGAGGACTAGATGCACGATCTGATCGCTAAGCTGACTGAATATTTGAAGCTCGATCCGGAACAGCAGTTCCGCGTATCAGCTATGATAAAGCGTCATATTCATGATGAGAAGGCTTCTGTGTTTCATCGCTACAGCCTACACTCTCAAGGCCATCCTATCTTTGATAGAACCGATCCCGAAAACCCGATTTTGATTGGCCGCGAAGAGCCAAGAGATCCTTTTCTTCACAACATCATGAAGGAAAAGGCGGCGCAACATGCGGAGTGGGCGAAGAAACCCGACGAAGAAGTTATCACTTGGTCTGTGGGTAGCTTCAAGTACGTCCAAAAAGTTGAGCCTTGCGCGATTTGCGGAGCGGAGATTACCGGCAAACCCTATTCACGCGTTGTGGAAAATGGCACAAACAAAACGTTCTGTCCCGAGCATGGGCCGAAGTGGGATGACGAATGAGCGAATGTACCTGTGATGCGAGATTTAGTGGAAACGATGAAGCGGAATGGCTTGCTCGCGGGGCTCCGTCTTGCATTTGTGAGCGTGTCGAGGGCTGGCACGACATCGTTGCCGAGGTTTGTTTTGATTACGAATGGCTGCACAAACCCTGTTTGGGAAATACGGGCGAAACGGACTACCTCACCGTTTACAAAACGACCTTCTTTGCAGATGGTAAGTACGAACGCAAAGGTAACTACGGTAAGTGGGATCAAAAACTTTGGCCGAGGCTCATAGCTTTGGTTGAATTAATGGTCGGGGAGAAATTGCAATGAAACCGAAGTTAATGTTCAAGACTTTCGAGGAATACGCCAAGATCATGAAGATAGACAAAACCCATCCTTATTGGGATGCTTTCGAAACTGTTTGGCGCATGGCCCGGACTCCACAACTAACGGCTGACAAAAACGGCAAACTCAAAATAAAGGACTGATATGAACGTCGCAGCTTTAATCGACTGGCTTGCCGATAAGCCAAAAATGGGTGAAGTAAAATTTAGCCCAGGAATGATCAGCGTTCACGATGAACAAGGAATTAGCCGGAGAAAATTATTACCTAAAGAGAAAGAGCAGGAGGCCATGAACGATAGATTAAGGACGATCTTACGAAGACTACAGAGGGAAGGCTGTTTGGTGGAAAAGACCAAGAAGCACATAAAAGTTCGCCTGCCCGATGGCAGGATGTTTACTTGTTCGAGTACACCAAGCTGCCCATATGCGGGCGATAACCTGTTAAGAGACATCAGAAAATTCACTAAGGAGAAAAACAATGGATGAACTTCCAAGAAGAATTCAGGTCGACAAATTGATTCCCGCTGAAAAAGCCATCTATGACGCCGTTGGGGCTGTCGAAGCTCTGCCAGCAGATACTAGGCTTACAAAGGCCGTTATGCTTTTACAAGATGCGCGCAACGCAGTTGCGGATTTCGTCGATGGCGTAAATGCCGAGCCCGTTTCCACAACTGAAGCTCCAAAACCCACCGAAAACTTACGCCCGACGGTCATGACATTTAACGAAGGTGACTGGCTTCAAATTGCTGGCAAAGGAAATGTGTTCTCAACAACTATGCCCCGCGATTTCGAAGGTGTTTTGATTGGCCAGGAAGTCACCATCAAGGGTCACAACTACACTGTTGCGAACATTGAAATGACGGGCATTCTTCACCGAAACTTTTTGACCAAAGGAAAGGCTCTCGGCCTGATCATCAATGGTCCAAGAAAAGATCAATGAAAATGACATACGAAGAAAAGCGCGAACGACTAATTCAATACTTAAAAATGAAAGTAGAAGAAGCGGATTGGCATGGTGTTTCAGATGCCGCGAACGACCTTCGTGTACTTGAGGCTGGAGAGATAGCGAACGAAAAGCGGTCTGGAGGCAAAGATGAAGCTTCGAGTTGAATTTATAATCGGAATCTTCATAGCCCTGGCCCTCGGAGGTGGTTTCTACAAACTTTACAAACGTGAAGAAACACGAAAACAAGCTTGCATGAATCGCGGCGGGGTTTATATGGATTTCAAATTCGGCTATAGATGCGTCAAAAAAGAAATCCTAATTAACGATTTAAACAATTAACCAGACTTGACCTATTTACATAACCGAAGATAAGCTAAAAACGGCAGGGAGGCCAAATGGGCTGTAATTTACAAAAAATGGAAACTTACGATGTCGGACGCGTCGTCCGCGATAACGATTCGGGAACCGTCACGGCACAACTGATCAAACCGCCAGCCAGTTGCCCAGATGGATCTTACAACTCAAAAAAAGCCGAAGTCCGTGTCAGCCAAGGAATGAATCCCCAGCTGATGTTCGACCGCCAAGCCAATCATGCCGTCATCGTCGTTCCCAACGAGTCTTATGTTACGGTCTTAAATCCAGGGCATGGCTTCGGATTCTATTTGGCCTTGGTCGTCATTATCGGCGCCGGACTCACAGGCATCCTTTATTTGCTCAAACGTCGGGAACTTGAGCCGGCCCAGCCCGAAAAACCGAATGACCCTTACATAGTCCCCCCAGTCTATTCTCCACGACCTTACAATGGCTCGCGTCCAGTTCCGCGCACGCAACCTCCACAACCAATTTCCACGCCGCCTGCGGCGCCGACAGTTGTGGTCCAATCAAATAATGACGGCCTTCTGACTGGCATGATGATTGGCTCCATGATGTCCGATCGCCGCGATCGTGAAGTCATCATCGAACGGGACCGGGAAGTTTACCACGACCAAGTCGTGGAACAGCCGGTCCAATCAGCCTCAAATGACGATGATTCCTATTCGTCAGATTCATCTAGCTCCGATTCCTACAGTTCGGACTCAAGCTCGGATGACTCTTATTCGAGCGATTCCGGATCGGATAGCTATTCATCTGATTCCAGCGACTCGGATAGTTAGGCTAAAAAATGTACTATTTCAAAAAAATGATCGAAGATGCTCAAAGAGACGGCATTGTCACGATGGGGCTTGCAGACACAATTCTTCATTCTCGCGAAGTCCAAAACGGGGAAATATTCGCGATTGACGAAAGTCCGAAAACTCTCAGCCTTTTCGAAGAATCTCTTAAAGAATGTCAGCATTTTGTCTTTCGATCCCAAGGGGACTTAAGCGCATTCGGCGTCGGCGCATCGAACTGCCAAGAATTAGGGCAAATGGACGCTCCTTTTAGAGTCTTTTCGATAGAAATCGGAGGGAAAAGCTTAATTGGCTCCCTCGATATGTCAGGCTCAGGAGCGCCGCCGCTGAGCTACAGTTGCATAATGGCTGTTGAGTATGAGCCCAGAAGATACCTTTACTTTTCTAACATGGGCGTTATCGTCGAAAATAAATGGCAACATCGAGTCGTGTGCATGACAGGACTTGAGGATCTGGTACAGCCTTTCATTGATCGCCTGAATCGAAGCGAAACAGGAGTTCAAAGGGTAGGCTTGCGAATCAAAGTTGGATCAGCATCCAAAAAAGAGGTCGTAGAGATTCGCAAAATTACCTATGTTAGTCCCACACGCTACATGCCAAACTCTCAAAGCGTTTCGTCTGCCCCAATTGACTGGAGTCATCGTTGGTTTGTTCGCGGCCATTGGCGAAAAATAGAAGAAAATGCTCTCGGCAAAGATCGGGCAGGCGATTATTGCGTTCACGGAAATACCTGGGTAAAAGAGCATGAAAAGGGCAATCCCAACAAGGAATTGATCCATAAGGTCCGCTTGGTATGAAATTTCAAGTCGGTAGCAAAGTCGGGTTCGTCAAGGATACCCTTATTAGCAAGGTGGTCGCAGGCGACGTGGGCGTCATTGAGTGGGTTGGACCCGCCCACTGCGACGTGACGGTCCAAAAAGGCGAATGGAAGAGAACATTTGGCATCGAAAACGAGTTTATCGTGCCCTTTCAAACCAAACAAACCCCGGAAGAACGCCAAACCAATGAATCATTGTGGGATTTGGCGGCGGAATAGCACAGACTTAGAAGGAATTGCTCTATCCAGCCAAGTTCCCACCAAGTTCCCACCCACTTCCCAGTTGTTTCCCAAAACGCATTTATCCGCCCCGCCGTCTCCCGTTGACTTTACGGCGCATTGTGTTATATTGTCCCAATGTATCACTTCAAACGTATGGTCGAAAGCGTCCGAACCTATGGTATCGGTACTGAAAATATGACGGGACCTGACGAGGCTCAGTTTCTCGCCAAGCAGTTTTTCGACGTCATAGACCAATGCCAGCACTTCGTTTTTCGAGCCAAGGAAAAGGATGCTCCTACAGAAATGGCCCCTACAGGAACAGGACAAGGTCTGGATGCCCCTTTCAAGGTATTCTCGATCGAAATTGCCGGACAGAATAGCTTCATTACATCGCCCTTTGAAGATGATGAATATCAAACTTACGTCACATGCCTCGTGGCCGCTGAAACGACCCCTCGAAATTACATTTGCTTTGCTCATGTTCATCAGGGCTCGAAATTCTACGATAGGAGTCGGGCTAAGGAGCGTGTCATAGTCTACCCCAAACCTAATGGCATCCTGGGGGCCTTCATCGACCGCCTCAACTCGGATGAAATCGGCACGCAAAAGGTCAAAGAACGCATCAAGATCGGCTCCGGAGCCAGCAAAAGAACAGTCGAGGTCCGCCGGATCACCTACGTCAGCCCTAAAAAGCACACAAATGACGTACAGACGGTTTACGGCGGAGTTATCGACTGGAGCCACCGCTGGTTCGTGCGCGGGCACTGGCGCACGCTCAGCAACGAAGGAATAGGTAAAGACCGAGCCGGAGACTATTGCGTTCCAGGACAAACCTGGGTCAAAGAACACGAGAAGGGTAATCCAGATCAAGACCCAATGAATAAGGTCAGATTGGTCTAGAGCGGATCAACCAAGCCTGCCTCGTATCGCGCACGAATGCGTTTAGGCGTGTCGTCAGCCAAATGGCCTTCAACCTTGATTCGAGGGCTGACCTTGATCTTTTCGAAGTCAGATAAGGCTCCCATTGCGTCCATAACGCAACCAACGACGAACGTCTCTTTAAAATCCGTATTCACGTCAATCTCAATTTGGAACTTCAATGTGCGCTTCTTTTGCTTCTGAGCCATAAGACCCTCCAGGTCGCTTATAATAGCCGCTACGTTATGGGCGTCAATATTGGAAAAAATTTTTGGAAAAATTTCATTTCGATATTTGTGACTTAGTGGGGGTTTAGCAACTGTCCCAATAGCGACCCCCGATAGGCCGGAATTATGTCTGTATTCAGATACTTAGCTCATGTTTGGCACGTCTCACTGTATAGGCATTTTTCGACACCGACCTGTCATAATCCTGCCATCTATGACAGATTAGACAGCACAACCCCTGGGTAAAGTTGACACTCCCCTAGGTTAACTATGCGTTATCATTGTTTATTCTCACCCTGGGATCTCATACTGGGACACGGTGCTTTGGTGGACGGCTTTGGTTTGCTTCGTACCTAACAGAGACGATTTTGCATAGCGACGCTATCAGTGCGCACGTAGCGTGTCGCCACGCCATTGCATCGGGTTCACGACGAACGCGCAACCAAGGCCATTAGGTGACGCCATTCCGCGGTCATTCGACACTTTCACCATTTTGTTCAATTGTTTCAATATTTTGACGTTTCCATTTATGTCTATAAGCTCTAGTGGCGCCTGATTTTAGACGCACCAATAGCCACGGAGTAAAAACCGTAGCTTTTTGAGACGACCTTCGAATTTCTGCGGGGAGCAAAACCGCTTGCACGCTATCAAACCGCAGGGCGCGTGCAGTGGTGCCGACGCTCCGAGGACGTTTCGGCGGTGCCCGCCGTGGTCCGGCTCTAGATAGATAACCAGACTTAAGGCTTGCTTTGATTCCAGTCGGCCCGTGCCTTGTGGTCTCAGGATGCGCGTGATTTTGCTTATTTTTCACGCACCGTGCAAAACGTCTACACTCCCTTGAGCGTGAACGCCTTTACATTGGTTTTAAGATTGGTCTAGCCCTTGCATATACGCGTTATTAGACTATTTGCAATTTTGTATTTAAGTTTCTGGAGCTCATGCCGATAAGTCATAAGTAAGCAACGAAACACAAGTGAGGTATTCAATGGGTTGGGATAGCGCATCAAACTTGACTAAAAAGAGCGACGTTGTACGCGATACCGTTTCAAGCCTGATTCGAAATGGCTATAGGATCTTAGGTCAAGCCTCAACTTCACAAGGCTTCTATGCTGCAATTGAAAAATCGGACGGCTCTAGGTTCCTATTTTGCGCCATGATTAAGCGTGAAGGTGGCGAAATGTATCGTAAAGATATGAGTGAGACCATGGGTCCTGCAATGACTGACTGCCCTGTCAAGCTCTTTGATCTAGTTCCGATGCCTTTGGAAGGTCAAGGCGCGGAATGGGCTAAGCAATTCCGAGACGGTTGCAAGGCATTCCATGCGCGCCGCAAAATGGATCTAATGGGCAAAACGATAAGCCTAGGGACTGGCCATACTTACAAAATCGACGGTAAGCAAGGGACCTGTTACCTGATGACTCGCGACGATGGTCAGCGTTTCAGGTTGACACGTTTACAGGCTGGACGCTGCGAAATTATTGGTTAATAGCTTATTTGCAATTTTGCATTTAAGTTTTTAAGGTCTAGGCCGATAAGTTTAATAACAAGTGAGGTCAGAATGAAAAACCAAAACGAATCAAAAACGACTTTCGAATCAATGGGCCACGGCGAAGGCCACCATTTAGCCTTGAATCCTAACTGGACGTGCGAAATTGAGGGCGAAACAATTCCTTTGGCTCTTCATATTGAGGTCATTGATATGAAAGACGCGACGGGCGAACCAGAATTCAAGGACTATCCTTTTTTGGCATCTATTTCGATTGTAGCCGCAAACCCGCACAAGTCCTTTGACGAATCAAACGACGGTGACGCTGAGGGCTTGAGCTTGGTTATGGATGCGGTGGGCTATATGGGCGGCGTACCTGTAGACGATAAGTTTTTGTCATTGGATAAGTTGAATCAGGACGCGACGGGCGAACTCAAGGCCAAAGTCGCAAAATTGGTCACTCGTTCTTATGACTATGGAACTACGGCGGCGCGTGAGGGCGCGGGCGCTTCGTTAACTTATCCTCAATTCAAGACAGGTGAAGCGGCTCATAAATGGGCGGTCGAAATGATTCAAAACTATGGTGACGTTTTAATGGGGATTCAGGTCGGTTTCATTTTGGATCAACCGATTAACATGGCAGGCAACGATGGCTGGGAAACAATCCGCAAAATGGTCGAAGGTCGCAAATAATGGGACGCTCTAAAACGAAACACCAGATAAGCCGCGCCGATAAACTCGCCTTTTTGTCTTATTTTAGGTCGTTTTATTTCCCTGGCGGGCTATATGCGCATTTTTTCACGCCACGCGTGACGGTTGCGGAATTCGAGGCGGCTCTTAAGGTCCGTTTGACCATGCCGACGCCGTTTGACGGTGATTCGTTTGACCGCGAATTAGTTCGAGACATCATTTTTAGGATGCGGGGCCAAACTGAGACAGAACACAAGATTTTGCTCTAATTGCAATTTTGCATTTAAGTTATTATAAGCGAGGTAACCAATGGACTCTAAAACGATCTTTACTAGTGATGACCAAACGTTTCGCATCGTTGAACACGTTGACCTTGACGCCGACATTGATGACCTGAAAGGCGATTGTTTCGATCCGAGGCACATGGCTGCAATGTACGATTCTGATATGACGGCGGAGCGCCTAGCAGAGGACGAGAAGCTTTTTGAAGAGAAAGTCTCAGAAGAAGGCGTTTTCGGTTATGAGTTGCAAAAATGGAATCCTGCGCCTGGCGTTGGTTGGGAACACGTTGACTCATGCTGGGGCTTTATAGGCGCGTATGATTTTGAACATAATGCGCACTATATCGTTAACGAAATGCAATCGAAAATTCCTGGATTCGTTCGTCAAACGGTTGGAATGCTGGAAGGTGCAAAATGAGTCAATTTAGTGATTTAGTAAAAAGCGAACTTGAAGAGCTTGAGTCAAAGGACGTAGACCAGCTTTTTGAATGTATCCGCGACAATTGTCTCGAAATGGGAATGAAAATGACGGATCAAATGGACGGCGAGTTATACCGCGAAATAGAACGTCAATTGAAGAGACTTCCTAAGCCGAAAAAGTATCAATTAGTCATCACATTTGAATCTAAGACGCCGATCAAGGGCCATTCGAAAGCCGACCAAGGTTTGCTCCAATATGAGAATGGCCTAGGCTATTTCGTGAAAGGCGACGTTAACAATTCCTTTGTCTATGGCACGGGAACCGCAAAACTTTCGAAGGTCAAAGCGAAAGCTAAGCGCAAAACGCGTAAAAAGTGACGCAAAATGCGTCAACTGTCTAGTGTTGACGGTATCAGCTTGAATACATTGCATTAGGGCTAGTCTCTATTTTGCTAATAACTATTTTCGAAATTGTACTTAAGTTTTTAGGTGCAAGGCCGATAAGTAGTTATAAGGCAATTAAACTAGGAGACAAGCCATGCAAAAACAAGATAAGAACTTCTGGAAACGACTTGGACGGACTTTCAATGAACACGCCGCGAAGGATGAATATCGGAAGAACCGCAAGAGTATCAAAATTAGCCACACTGGCTTATTCCCTAATCATAGCGTTGGACGCGGACCTAATACAGGTGAACCGACATTGCTCGACTTCTCAACTCGAATCACTGAGGCGAGCGGAATTCACTTTCATCGTTCCGAATATGGTTCGATTGACATTATGGTTCAATCAAAGACTGAATCGGTTGACAAGACGTTTTTTGACGTTCGCAAAAATGGCAAAAATAAGACTTTCATATTTGAGCACCGTTCAAGCGACGAAAACCAAAACTGGTACGTCAAGGACCTAATGAAGGTCGCGTGCGCACGTGACGGCGTTGAATCGGTTTATTGGTGCGACGGTCGTGACGTAGCTGAAGAGCTTGAAAAACAGGGCTATAGCATCGTCACTCAATTTGATTTTTCGAATGAAATTGGTTTTAGACTCCCGCACCACGGCAGCGGCTATTTCATTAAGCCTAGCTATGTGAAGCAAACCGCGAAAGCAATTGAAATCGGTTGGGTTTCCAGTGGCACCTATAACAGTCTCCCGAACGTGATCAAAATCGAAATGATTAGCGAGGTGAAGTCTCAATCACTGCGCGAAATGGGCTTGGAAGGTTCGGGCTACTATGACGGGCACTATCGTTGCAATATTTTGCCGACTCAAGCGAAAGCTGTAAAAGCATTTTTCGGGAAGCGTTTCGGCAATGAACTCAAAAACCGTAAAGGACAAAGGGGCTAATATGAAACAGACGAAATTCAAAATCACTAATAACACTGACTCGGTCGATATTGAGGCGAAAGCCATTGGGTTGCATGTTAGCTACGATAGGCCTAGCGACCTGCATACTAATCGCGGCTTGCATATTCAGATTAGGCACAACCGAGACAAGGCCACGTTCAAGGAAGCTAATAGGGTCGCTAAGGAAGTTTCGGAAGGAATTAAGGCGCTTGACCTCTTGCAAGCCGGTTTAGAGTCGGGCGTTTTTGACGATGCTCCGGTCTACAAGGCAGACGTTAAGTCCGTTTTAGCGAATGCCGGCCGTTTCAAAAAGAGATAATCACTTATTTGCAAAATTGCATTTAAGGTTTTGGGATTCAGGTCGATAAGTATAAGGTAAGCAACGAAACACTAACAAAGGACTTTAAAATGGGAACGCGCGGAACGATCGTAGTAACTGGACTGACACCTTTCAATAAAACGGTGCAAACGACTCGCCTTTACAAAAACAACGATGCGCATCCTGCGTATGTTTTAGGAATGCTTTTCGAGGCTATTTCGGCATCGCAAAAACAGGTCAAAAAAGAAAATGACCGCTTTAAAGGCAGTCGCCAGTCGATTATGAGTGAAAGTCAACTCATTGGTCAGATCATCGGCGCTGACACGTCTGTTTACGGCATGAATACGCACATTGACGCGACTTTCGAAACGGCTTTCGAAACGGAGCACCTTGACCAAGATCATTGCTTCATTGAATGGAGCTATTTGGTCGATATTGAGGCTAAAACCGTGACTGTATTCAATGGTGCGGGTGACGTTGCCGATCCGACTAGCTATGCCCAACGTCTTTATGAGCAATATCAAGCTGATTCACGCGAAAGCATTAAATCAGATATGGCCTTGGTTGAATCATTGGGTTTCAAAATTGTCATGCCGAAAGCAAAAAAGGTTTCGAAAGCGAAACGCGCACCGAAAGCGAAAGCTAAGGCCGCAAAACTTTCAGTTGTTTCGAAATAACTCTAACTTTACTAGGTGGTGACTTATGGAACGCGATACAGAACAAACCCCGGTTATTTTCCGGGTCTTTAAAGACGGTGGGGACGTGGTCGCTTTGTTT